TTACTTCTTTCCCAAATCGAAGAGCTTAAGCAGCACTGTCGTCATCTCCAGGACAACATCAAAGAGATGTTCGAAAACGACAACCAGGGCGGCGGGATGGCTCTAATCGATGAACTTCAAGATGCAGAGTTTTTAATCGACCTTAAAAAGGCACGAGTAGAAGAACTGGAACAAGAAGGACAATAATCAAATGATAGAAACCATTACCATAACTGGTACTGGCGAATCTGTCTATGAAGTTCCTGCAAAAGCAAAACGCGGGACGGTTAAGTCTAAAAACGAAGTTTATCAAGTACAAGAAGTAGACGGGAGCCTGGACACAAATTCGGGCACCGTCCTTGTATTGGCAACACCAGAGCTACCAGTAGGCTTTAAACTAGAACTAGAATACGAAGTTCCAGATACAGAAGCACTACAAAGAGTAGAACGAGCAGTCTTTGGAGAACAGCTAAAAGCTTCTTCCCTAAAAGACATCATCGTTGTCTTAACCAATATCATAGAAAGACAAAACAACTTAGAAAAACTCTTATACGACAAAGTAGGATACTCCGAACTAGATGCAGCTGTTCATCCAGTTAAAGAGTCTCTAAGCCTAATCGTAGAAGACATCAAGTTGCGTCAGCAAACAAAAGAAACGGCCAAAGGTAAAGGTAAAGCAACCAAAACCGAAACAGCCGCAACATTTGATTTATCTCCTACCGTAATGAAGAAAGTCGAAGACCTTCTAAACGGATAGGCAAAACAAAGCCCCGGCACCAATTAAGGTGTCGGGGATATTTTTATGGGTTAAACATACAACGCTTTGTTATATGTATCCGGCGTGAAAAATTTCAGAGGGTCCAATCGTCCAGTAAGGCCTTTGCCTGGATGTTGGGAAGTTCTCACTTCAAAGTGCAAATGAGAACCCTCTGCCATATTTCGCATAGTACGAGCATTACCAGAAGAGCCGGTAAGGGCAACAGGATCGCCAGCCTTAACTCTCTGTCCCTCTTTAACAAGGATGTCTTTAAGGTGTGCATATGCAACGTACAAACCGCGGTCAAGCTTAATGATAAGCATACGACCATACCCATTGTCGTCAGTTGTTTTGACAAAAGTAACTACGCCGTCATCAACAGCATAGCATCGGTAGTTATTCGGAACAGCAAGGTCAACGCCTTGATGCGCTCGAGTCCCACCATTACGAACCATACCAAAACCGGCAGAACGAACAGATGCTAATTTAGCAGTTCGAAGAACATTGAACCCATGTTTCAAAGGCTGAAATTTAAATCCGCCCGGTAATGGGTCATAATTGCTCGTAGATGGCTTTTGAATAGTTGGAAGGGGATTTGTATTAACTGCAGTAGAAACGCTCTCTACGGCCGTTTTTGGCGCCTCTGCGTTCACTTCTTCCACTTCCTCGTAGCTATCTTCTTCCAGTTTGTATGGAACCTTCACTTCTTTTTTGTTCTGGTTAGGCTGATTTAACAGCCCACCAATAAGATCAAATATGTTCATAGGCTTTCTTTTTAATCCCAGGTTTGAAATTTACTAAGGAATTCTGCTGCAAGCGGCAGTGCCGGATTATACATGCAGTCTTCTATTTCATATGATAACACATCTGGGACATCATCGAACCCTATGGTTTCCCTCCTCCATATCAGAGAGTCGTAAACAGGCCCTCTTCTAAGGAAGTCTCTAAATTCGTACTCCAAGCAGTCCGGGAATTGATTGATGAAGAATGTTCCGAATTTAAATTTTGCGTCATGGTTATACTTCGGCAGAGACCAAGTCATAAACTTGTTCAAAGCGTTATTCCAAAGTGTCGGCCAGTTATCCTCGAGGATGGACCAATAACGGGCGTTCATTTTGAAATGTATCTTCAATTCAAGTCTATATAGAATATCATCCCGTATTAAGTCATACGAGCCCTTCCATTCCTTCTTGAATACTCTGTCAAAAGTCAGGTAAGACCTTGTTAACCTTGACATGATATGGTTCATCTTCGCCGTATTCTTAAGGCCAGCGTTCAATTCTTTTTTAGTAAAATTGGCCAGCTCGTTAACATACGAAGATTTAAAAACCAGCTCATCTCCAATAGGCTTATCTAGCCCCTTTTGGATTCTGCACTTATTGATTTTCTCGCGCCGCTTACGTCGTGCTTTAAACTTACGCTGGGCTCGATAATATGCAGACCAGTCTGTTACATATGGAACTTGTCCATCGTATTTACCGACAATAGCTGTTTTGCTCATAACTGCATAAATTTAGTCAATGAAGCCATAGGGTTCTTGCCATAATTGCGCTGAAAGGTTTTCTCTTTACGAGTTAGCAAATCCAATGCAAAGTTGACAATTCTTTTAGCCAGAATAAGCATACTTTGGAATGCTAAGATTCCAAGAAACTTAGAGAGTGACAACATAAATAATACCAAGGATTGCTTTGCTTGTATCTTTCTATGCTAATTTTGAAAGGCGAATCCTATAACCTTCTAAATCAGTTCGGGCCGAGAAGACAGGCTCAATTCGGAATTCATATCCGCAGCATCTATCATAACCGGTTATAAAATTGATTTCTGCTACGGGATTCCAGGCCAGCTTCAAATCCCATTCAAGAGGAGTGCCACAAATATGGCAACAACTCATAAGTGCTTCTTCTATTGTATCGAATATAGCACCATCTTCAGCATCTATATAAACAGGAGTCATACAGATACCATACTTTCAAAAGCTTCTTTAAGAGAAACAAGATAATGGTTAGAGGAGTCGTTTTCAATATTCACGACACCTTCTACACCTTCTCCGATTCCCCATTCAGACATGTGTTCAGAGAACTTAGACACTTCGCGCTTCTCTTTAGGATCAACAATACGGATAACTCTCCCGCCGCTATTGATCACATAATCACGCTCATTATCAAAACGAATATCAGACACAATAACTACATCGTAGTCTCCATATCGTTCTGAAATTCTTTTGTCTAAGATCTTAACCCAGATATCCTCAGATATCATATGTCTGCCCCAGTCAGTCCCAAGGCTTTGGAGAATCTCTCTTAAAGAAACTCCAAAACCGTCTATCGGGTCTTCCTTGCTTCCACGACGATAAATATCATCAACATCAAAAATAGGTCTAACCATATCTCTAACTGCATCAGCAAAAGCAACCTTTGCAATTTTTAGGTTAGGATATTCTTGAATAATATGGTCGGCTGAAAAGTCTTTACCACTGTGGGCCTTTCCAGCGAAGCCCAATAGAAACGGTTTCTTCATTATTATTATTACCTTATTTAGATTTAGAAAGAATTTTTTCTTCCAAATCAAAAATGTCCAAAATGCCTACACGGCAATACAGTTCTGCATAAACCTGAAGATTTTGGAAATCCTCTTTTGTTACCTGCTTGCAAAACTCAGAAATGGCATCAGTGATTCTGGCATCTGCCTGTTCTGGACGCCAAAGATATGCAAAGCCTATTCTTTCGGCAACATGTCGGTTATACTCTCTAATCATCTTTCGAGGGTCGTTCAGGATATCAAAATTCGCATAATGAATACCATTCGACCTAATGAGGCATTTCAATGTCTCTTCTGCGGTTCGAGCCGGAACAGAGTATCCCTCAGAAATTGCACGAACGGCATCTAGGTGAAATTTGGGATCATTAGCAATAGCTGCCTTTAGTTCTTTTAGCAATGTTTCTTTTGACATTTTTTAAATCCTTATTGAACAGGATGTCCTTCTACAGCTACAATCTTGCAGAAGCCCCATGTGTCATCTACCTCAATATCCACGTTAATAGTAGAAAAGGCAGACCGTATTGCATCTTGCTGCTCTTCATTAAACATAACAGCACAATGGTCCAAAGAAGGAATTTGTCCTTCTTCCATTTTAAATTTGCATCTTACTAGCATGTTAAACCTTAGCAATATGTAGCTGTAAAAATTAACCTAATAGTCCGTTTAAAACAGCAATAAGACCGGCAGCTTTGCGCTTACTGGCACGTTGATCCAAAGCAGCTTGATGACGAAGCAACTCTTCAAGGGGAGAGACTTCTTCCTCTTTCTCTTGCTCCAGTTTATCCAGCATACCAGCAAGCGTAATTGCGCCGATAACTTTCAAAAACTCTTCAAAGTCTTTTTGCTCTTTGTCGTCAACTTCTTCCAGCAAGTCTTCAAACAGGTCTTCTGTTGGAACAACTTTGACTGGATTTTCTTTTTCTGCTTTACGCAAATAGCCCAAACCATCTACGGCATTGCTTCGTTCTGCAGCACGATGGGCTGCTAAAATTTTGGTGATATCACCAGCGGATACATTATGAATCATTAAAGTTTACACGCTACACAATCGTCTTCATCGTCTGTGTTTGAATCATCAGGGACTTCGATAATTTTACCGTCCATAATATCAGATGATTGACCATCATAATTATTATTATAATACATGGTCTTACCGCCCAATAGGTAATGGAGATAAATGTCCCACGATACAACAGATGCAGGCACCTTGTTGTTCGGATAATTCTGTTTGTTATAATATGTGTTAACAGAAATAGCCTGGTCGGTATATCTCTGAATAACAGCATAAGTTTTAATCAGCGCCTCATTAGACGTATGATCCCAAACGCGGTCATACTTATCTTTAAGCCGCGCCAATTCAGGCACTACAAATTTAGCCTGTCTATTCTTGCCGCCCTTGGAAATAATCAATTCCCGTATTGGTTCAATACCATTAGTAGTACCAGAACCAGAGATCTTAGCACTTGTTTCAGCAGGGAACATAGCAATCATAGAGGCATTTCTAACACCATGCTTAGCAATTCTAGCACGGAGACTAGTCCAATCTAATTTCTCTTCATAATTAAACAAAGAGTCATACATGGGAGTAGTCATATCTTTGGGAAGCTTACCTTCCGCCCATCGAGTATCAGCGTATGCATCACAAGCACCACGCTCTTCAGCAAGACTAACAGAAGTACTAATAATTCCATAAGAGAAATGCTGCATCCATTCATCTAACAGTTCATAGCAATTGGAATATTTCTTATCATTCTTAGCTAACCAATATGCAAGACCTGTAATGCCAATGCCAATAGGCCTGAACAATCTGTTATGTTCCTCGGCCGCCGGGAAAGGATGCTCTTGGAAATCTAACAAATTGTCAACAGCACGCATAGTCACATAAGCTACACGTTTCAAATCTTCAGGGTTATCAAAAGCCCCAAAGTTAATGCCGCTAAGATTGCACAGAGCAATTAAGCCTTCTTGTCTGTACGTCTTAGTTTCGGAGTCATATACTCGATTCAGGCTTTCAGTTGGTAAAACAATCTCAGCCAATTATTGTTACACAGATTAAATCTGTGGTATGGTCATTTCTGCCATACTCCCTGCATCACTGCAGGGTTCGGACTATATCATCATCCTACTTTTCGGTAGGAGTGCGTCGTGCGAATGAAGCTACCTTATAATTAAATGACGGCAAGACATAATCTCTAATGCCATACATAAATTTTTCAATGTCTTTGGTCCGCAATCTTAGATGATAATAAGTTTTACCCTTATAGGTTTGCTTATTAATATTGAACTCTAGGTCAAATTTTTCTTTGAAAAGCTTCTTGAGAAGAAACTGATCCCCATAAGACAAGCGCTTCATATTTAAAGTGACACTATATTCATCTGATTTTGAGCCTCTCCTAATTGCATTTGGAGAATTTCTGTCGACAACTCTAAAACATCCGTCACACATATGCATAATTGCCAAGCATTCCCAATCTATCATTTTTAATAAATGAGGATAAATGCCTTTATATCCATCAATATATAGCCGCGAATGTAGCTTTGTAAATAATGGGTGACTCCTGCTTATCAGATTTGTTTGAGGATTTTTACATGGGTTCTTGACTTTTGTCTTGTTTACAGATGTAACATGTTCAATCGTTTCTTTTACCCAGTCTATATAGTCCTCATGCTCGGTTAGCATATTCATAGCAAAGTAGGCGTTATGATTTGGGCCGCGTTTATACAAGCCTCCGTCTACAAAGCTAAACATTGAAATTAATTTTATAAGTCTTCTTTTATTCATAGTCTCTACACAGCCCATAACGGGTTAGCACGGTATTGTCTTTAAGCCAAAGAGTTTCACCGTTTTTAGACGCATTTGCATTAAGCATTACTACTTAATGGTGCACAAATTTACACAAATTAGATTGTTTAATCGGATATTTATCCGTATTGTACATAGAATGACGGTTGATATTATCCGCAAATCCTACATACACTCGACCAGTGCCGAATCTTTCTTCCACCAATAGGTCCATAAGGTGTCGGGCATTAGTAGTACCAACAGCCTCACCTTTATTCATTGCTCTGGTGTAAGCATCACAAAAATGAGAATCAGAACAGCTAGAATAAAAAGCATCATAAACCTCTTTGGAGATGTGTGGTGAGAACAGACCAATATCTCTATTTTCTGCCGCGGCCTTAAGCATAAAGCCGTTCAAGAATACAGAGTGATCAGAGTGCTTCATAGACTCAGAATCTTTCTTCATATTGTTTTTATAAAGAAGTATTTCTTCAACATCTGGATGTAGGCCCCACCAGTTAAATGTCAGTGAGCCCTTCCGAATCCCGCCTTGTGAGCAGGAAAGTGCGCTATACTCAATAGATTTAGCATGATATAGTGCTCCACTATTAATAGCAGCACCATTACGAATTGCAGCATTGCGCTCTCTTAGTTTGGATGAACCAATACCAAGTCCGGCGCCCAGTGTTGCATATTTACGAGCAGCAGTAGCAGATTCGCCTATTGAATCAATTGAATCTCCAGACTCAATCAAAACACATGAACTAAAACTACGAGTAGGTTTCCTCAAATTTGCAATATGAGGAGTGGGAACATTTACCCGGCCAAGAGACATATTGTCATAATGCTCTTTAACAAAGCTTAGACGATCTGTATAAGCATCACCTTCGTCATTGATAAAGTACATCATGGCTGCAACCATATACGAAACTTGTGGGGTCTCGTAATATTCTTTGGTCTTAGCATTCTTAGCTAGATATTTACCTTCCCATTCGACCGCGCCGGAGATAGAATACATCATATCTCTATTGTGATCGATTTGTTTGTTCAGCCATTCAATTTCTTCTTCAGAATACTTCTCAAGAATAATCTTGTCATAAATACCAAGCTCTGTATTGCGCTTAATGATTTCATACAAATGCTTAGGCTCAAAATCACCATAAACATATTTGCGCATATTACAAAGCAAGATGCGGCCGGCAACAATAGCATAATCAGGATGTTCTTCATCAATCAGATTATTAGCACTCGTTAACAATGCCCCATTGATTTCTTCAGTAGTAATCCCATCATAAAACATAATGTTGCTATTGACAGCAATTTCAGAAACAGAAACGTTGTCTAACCCTGCACATACAAAACCAAGAAAAGAATTAATACGCTCAGGGTTATAAGGAACAACGTCACCGTTACGTTTGGTAACGTTGAATCCCATATTAAGCCTCTTCCAAGTTAAGTGCCTTAACAAGCTCTACAACTTTAGCACGGAGGTCTTTAAATTCTACATACTCATAAGAGCCCGTGTCGTCACGATCAATGAAGATTTGAGGAACAGAACGAGGCTCAGGTTTTCCCATCTCTTCGAATCGTTTCTTTAGTTCTTCCATTTCTGCTTTATCGGCATCAACATAAGTCTTTTCAAAATAGAAGCGTTTATGCTTGTCGATATATTTAGTACCCAGGCTCTCCAAAATTGTAGTAGCCTGAACACATTGCGGGCAATTGGATTTGGAATAAATCAAAACCTTCATTGATTTTTCTCCGATTTAAATTTGTTAAACGCAGTGAGAAGCTCATCGTAATTCGTTTGAGACTTATCAATAATGCCGCGCTCGTAATCTGTTTTCTCTGCCTCTTGTGGTGCAACTTGCTCTTTCTCCTCGCCATTCCAGGCAGTTACCCAAGGAATAGGATTCTTGGTTACAGATTGCAGACCACACAACTCTTCCAATGGTGGAAGGTTGTATCGTTTCAATCTAGCAGTTGCCAGATAACGTAGATACTCTTCAAGGATTGCTTGGTTAAAGGCAAAAATTTCACCTTCTTTGAACAGGTATTTACACCAGTCAAGTTCCTCCATAATGGCATCTCGCCATATTTCTTCAATTGCACGTTTGACATCTTCCTCTTCAGACACCATAAGGAAGTCGATATCATCGACAGGAAGAATACTTAGCAGGTTATTTGTAATTGCGACGTGAATATTCTCATCCAGTAATGTTCAATAGGGTTCGCTACTTCCCTACCAGCTTATTAAGCTTCTGCATATCGCTATGCAGCTCAGACTATATCATTATCTCCGTAGTGGAGATATCTGGCTTTTCGAGTGCCAATAGCTTGCACCCTACGCCTTTCGGCTAGTCGTTGCCCTACTTTTCAATAGGTCAGGATTGTCTACTAGAGATGTTCCCTGAATTAACCAGATTGTTCGACTAGGGTCGCCCCTAGAAGCCGCCATGTGTTAACGGTTAATGAGTTTAATAATACGCGCAAGTCCGGGTAATTTACCCATTTGTCCAAAGATGAAGCTACATGCAAAAGAAACCTGGAATCGAATAGACTCCAAAGCATTCGCAGTGTGCAATGCAAGCCATAGAGCCCTTACAGCATCAATACGCTCACATCTGCCTTCATAGTAATCTTGAACTTTTTGAATAGCATCATCATAATATTTGCAGATACTATCTTTACATTGGACAATCTCTTGAATGTCCATAACAGTATCCAAGGTTTCTTTCGGGTTCACAAAAGACTGTTGGATAATGTGAGTGTAAGAGAAGGAATGCAGACAGTTTCCAGTAATAGAAGGAATGTTGTTGTACCGAATAACAAACGCGCCGGTAGGAACGGTCAAACAGTAAACCTTACCCTTGTATTGCTCATAAGTCTTAACAACATTATCGCCACGAACAACATCGTCACCTACAAACTTAACAAGATAACCATTCTCAGAAGGCTCAATTACAACATGAATACCAGCCAATGTTAACAAGGCCTGAATATCATCAGCAATCTCTTTTCTTTCAACCCAAACATAGTCTGAGTCATCATGAGATACCATTCCCATTTCCATAATAAGATTTTGGAGTTGGAATCCCTTGAAGTAATTCATCGAAGAAAGAGGAAGTATATCAGTAAGGCGATCACAATAGACATTTTCAATCGCTCCTTCCAATTGGAATTCAATACGGTCGTCAAAGGTATAGCTTGGTTTTGCTACTTTGCTCAGCATCGCCGCGGCATATTTGTTACGACCATAGAAATGCAATTCATCAGGAATACCTTCATCGGTTTTAAGTTTATAACCCAAAACCGTTGCAATGATTTTAGCTTCCGTCATATTATCAAAGACAAAATCAAAATCATCTTCGTCAAAGACAGAGCCAGTCAAAGGCAGCTCAACACTTGCATCAGGCTCAAAATCACCAGCTTCAACAAAACCAAAATCACTATGGTCATCAGTCTCTACAAAAGGCATACGGTGATTCTTAGTAACGAACTGCTCATAGCTCCCGTCTTTAGATTTAAAGCGAATCAGCTCTTCGTCTTTATCGTAGACATGAATCTTCTCGGGACGGGCCCAATATAATCCCCTATTGGTAGGACGATATTGAGCAACCATAGTTTCCATAGTTACATCTTTGATATCAATCCAACCTTTATCAGTAAGAACCTCAGTTCCCTCAGCAAAACATTCAAACAAAGACCAAGTCTGAATCACACATTCAAGACTAGGATCCGCAACCGCCGGATTAAACACAGCAGTAGGAGCACGCCCCATAATAGAGTCCAACAAAATCTGACGCTTAATATTCGAAATAACAATATGCTCTTCCGCTTTAGTAAGCAACGGAAAATTAGCTCTGTCATTGGTCATATCGATTTCTTCAGGACGCCAAATCTTTTCAAGCTGCATAGTAAACAAATCCAAGATATTTTTATATCTCGGATTATCAAAACGCTGGACCGTAGCACCCTGGCTCCGGTCCAAAAATAATGTCTTAGGAAATAATTCTTTCCCAAATACTGTACCTGTCATACTAAGTATTCCTTTTAATTATTGTAGTAGGAACATCTAAATTGCAATTAAGCAATAAAGGTCGGATGCAATAAACGCATCCGTCCGGATCTGGCCTGCCAGATCCTGGATCTGCCGTGGCGATGAGCCCGGCAGGCTGATGATCTGCGAAGCACGATCATCAGCACCTATCATATGTGAACCTTAATCCACACTAAAGGCCGGACGAAAAGTCCGCTCTGATCCGGCAGCATGCCGGAGCAGGGTCCCCAGGGGTGATTCCCGGGCCCGATATCTGCGCAGCACGATGTCGGGATCTTCTTAAAAACGAACCCCAGTTCACAGAAGGCTGGATAGCAAATATCCAATTTTCTTGGTTCCACCTTCGGAAGCAAGAAAAATAGCTATATTCGAACCTAAGTTCGATTAAGGTAAGAACCAGCAGAATCATCCCATACATCCTAAGATGTACAGCAAGCCTTGCCGCTCTTAAAAATTTTCCCTAGGAAAATTTTTGATCTATATGATCTACCAAAGCGTAGATCATTTTACACAAGTTATAAACTACCCTTAGGCAAACAAGGTCGGAAGGCAAACTTCCGCGAATGCATCTGCCGGCCGCCAGGCCGGATCGATGCAGCTCGATCTGGGCCCCGACAGGGGCGCATCATTTCGCTCGAAATAATGACTGGTTTAAATTCGAATCTCAATTCGGTTTTGCCGACTCTAACCCTGGTCGGCCCGGGAAGACTAAAAGGAAATTATCATGAAACTCAAATCTAAAAAATTGGAATTTAGGTTTTCAATGATGTTTGAGGGCTTAACCTCGCGTTGCAATTACTTTTTGGTGGCATTGCAATCAACCACACCTTTTTGTTTTTGTTCTCTATAGCGCTTTGCCCTAATCTCCCTTGCTTTCTCCAACAAAGGATTATCAGAACTCTTCATTATAGAATTGAAATCATATTCAAACTCAGGATAAGGGACAGAGTCAATCAGAGCTTTAAGCTCTTCTTTCGTTTTAGGGCATTTGTGCTGAGGAATCCTGATTAGCTTAATGCCGGACTCTTCTGCTTCTCTGTCCTTCTTTTTATCCTTGAACTGCTGCCACTTAAAGCCTGTAATGTCTTTGTGAAAATGTTCAATAAATTCAACATGTTGTTTCCCATCTAATTCGATAACGATCCCCATTTCCTTAACGAAACAGTCATACCTTGTTCCATTAGGAAGGCAAGCCTCATATATCACATTACATGACGGATAAAGCTGACACAAAAAGCCATAAATGATCCGCTGCTCATTGGACCCCCTATTGTCGGCCGCCATAGCAAATGCCTTGAATAGAGTTCAATTGGCCATGAGCAATTCCATCAAGGATTTTACCAAGCCCATTGTCGTAAAAGAATTTTCGATAAGCTTCAAATGCCTTGTCATCGTCAACCCGTTTAAAGTTATGAGTTGCAAACTTCCATATAGCACGCCTATCAATAAGCTCATTGATATAGCAGGCGTTATAAACCTTGTCTACAATCAATGCGACTTCAATACCGTCGTCTTCGAGGACAGCAACAACGACTTGATGGTCAAAGCTGCCCTCTACATTAAAGCCCATGTTTTCAGGGGCCATGTGTACTATCTTCATTGGATTTCTCTCTGCAGTCTTTTCTTATCTTGCATTTCACAATTGCATATATATGCTCTACAAGAACCATAAGTACAAGCAATGCCAATACGCCAAGCACAAAAATCACAGGAAACATAAGGAGTAACGGCCAAGGAATAAAGGCCATTTCTCCGCTAAGCTTCAACAGGAAGGTAGGAAAAACACCTGCGGCAAAACCAATGCCAAGAGACTTCATATGAAGGAAGGATATTTCATTCTTTTCAAGAAGGAACTTTGCCTTTCTCTTCTGATTTCTAATTGAACGAATCGTCATGTCTCAATCCTTAAAAATTGTCAGGTATCATCTTTTCAATTCCGCAATAGCTATGATTTGGACAAGAAGAGCATTTTCCTGGATTTCCGCCAGAAGTAGAATCTGAATTCATAAACTTGATGGCTATCTCTTTTAGCGGGCCGCTAGAGAAGTCAGGTCTTTTGGTAACGCCCATTTCCGGCCCGGGAGTGCATCCAAATGGAACACGAACCTCATGGACGGTATTAACCTTAATCCCTAAATCCGTTATATGCTTAACAACAGCCATTATCCGTGCATTGTTATACGCATACATTGGATTATTTTGAGGATCTGGTTGATGGAAAGGAGTTAATAGAAACACCTCCACGCCATCATCCATCAAAAGGATAAGATCTATCGACGTATGAAACGTCTTTCTTGGCTTTCTGCCATAAGACCAAAATATAAGCTCATCATTAATCGCACCCTTGGAGTTATAAACCCTATCAGAGATTCTATCCAAAGACTCGGATAAGAATCTTCGTAGACCAGCTTTATATGATTCAAACTGCTCTTCTCTTTCAGGGAGTATTTTTCTAAGTGCACGTTCAAAATAAAGAACTGGAGCATTACTAGGCCCATTTAAATCGGACATGTAAATCTTGATGGCTTCATAAAGGGCCAGCGCGGCCCTCTCTTTCGCTGAAAGCTTTTCATCCTGAGAAGATAAACCTTCAAAACAAACAATTCCGCCAAGATTACGATATACAGCATCTGGTGCATCTATCTTATGTCTGCATTGGGTATACAGCTTAAACATATTTGCATTCAGAGCCATATACGGCGCATCTGCTCTCGTTCTTCTTTCTGCAGGAGGTATCTCTACCTCCCCATTAATGATTAGCTCTTCTACTTCGTTATTGACCATTTTGAGTCTGACCTTGTGCTTCAGCCGCAGCTTTATTTTGCAAAACAAGGGCATCAAATTCACGAGGAGTCATTTCTTCGAAGTAAGCCTTCTCAGGCCAGAAGCGAGTAGGAATATCGCCTTTAAAGGATGCGATTTTATTCTTACCAACGCCCCATAATACGATAGGCTTTTTACGACGAGACTCATCTTCGCTATAGTCTATATGATATGCAATAGCTTTCTCACGAAGGCCGTGTAATTCATTCCAACCGTGCATAATCAAGTTACTGTCATACACCAAGCTATTAGACTCGGCGATGTTGTTATTGGTAGGACGAACATCCGGCGGCATCTTGGTATATTCAACCGTAGACACCACAGTAAGTCCATACTCTACTGAATATGCTTTAAGCTCATGTGAGATATGCTGGAATTTCTCACGACCAGATCTGTCTGTAGGAACTTGAATCAAATGGAAGTTGTCAATAAAGAAGTAGATATGGCGACCAGGATATTTGTCACGATAGTGAGCCATCAGTGTTTTAATGAAGCTTAGCGAACGACCATCGGCGCTATCGTAAATAATAAACCTGTCTTCCCTTGCATAGCTCAGGAATTTACGGAAGAACAATTCGCGCTCTTCCATAAGCATAGGATATTCTCGGCTATCTTTATAAAGCTCGGGTTTGGCGAACTTGTTAATATTGATAGCGTCGAACACATCCATATTGCCATTGTCTCTAGCTCTTTTCGCTGAATCATAAGCAATAAATCTTGGTAACAGCTCTTTAGAGCTATCATCAATAGACAGAAAGATTACCATAGAATGCGGATTATTTTCCACAATTCTCCAAGACAGATTTACCTGCCATGAAGTTTTACCGGCATTAGAAGAACCGCCGATAAAGATAACCTTTTCCTGACTATCGCCATCAGTAGCGGCAGAAAGAATAGGCATATCGCCGCCCCAGTCGGTGTATTTGCCACTGCTAGGATCTTCCTGATACTCTTTGATACCCAAGATATTATTAACGCGGGCAGACGTATCCATAATGCTCGTATTGTTCATCTGGTTAATCTGCTCTATATTAGACAGTGCTTCACTCAGTAAAAGTTCCGAGTCCTTACTCAAGTCACTATTTAAATCTTTTACAAGCTTTTCAATGACTAGGCGTTTGGAATCTTGACTTCTTCTATCTTTTTCACGTTCAGACTTATTAACCTCATCACGAATAATACGGTCACTATATCCAGTGAAGACAGAAAGCTCCGAAATCATCTTCTCTCTGCGAATGGAACTAGGCTCACTTGTAATAATAGGAACCATCTTTTCACAGATATCAGCAGGGTCCATGTCTTCATCTTCAAACAAAGACAGTCTCCACGAGAAGGATGAGACCTTCGGGATCTCTTTAAACTTCTCTATGCCATACTTCCTGATAAACTCGTCAGGGTCAATCTTAACTCTGACTCCATCAACATATTCGTCTGGAAGGAATACGAAAGAGAATTTAATGTCGTGAGTTTTTGCTATTACCTTGTCTAGCATATCTACCGCTTTATTTCTACCGGCAGTATCATTATCCAGACAAATTGTAATATCATACAAACCATTTCTGCGAAGCGTGTTTAAATGCGCCTCAGAAAAATCAAGTCCGCAAATCCCAACAGCATTAATCATACCGTGGTTATGCAAACTCAAGGCATCGGAATTGCCCTCTACAATAAAAATAGAGTCGGTTGTTTTCCTAGCCTTATCAAGAAGATAGAGTCGCTCATTCTTCTTGTAGATGTTCTTTTTGATGCCGTTCTTGGTTCCGATAAATTTCGGACCATTGGTCAGCTTGCCTTCTTCGTTGAAGACGCCATCATAGTTTAGATTTCTGGCTTGAAACCCAACCGGCCGGCCGAACTCATCACAAATCGTATAGATAAAATTAGAAGGATTAAACAACATCGGATTGCACAAATCGATCTCGTCGATAAATGTATTCTTGAATCCAAGGTTATTCAAATAACTTCTCATATCGGCAACATCATTACATACACCAATACGATACTTCTTCATGAACTCTCGGCTAAATCCGCGTTTTTCCATTTCGCCGATTTGCTTCTCGTTCAGGTCGTTACGATTTATGATATAGTTCGACGCAGCCTCATAAGCCTGATACATATTAAGCTCATAAATCTCATCCTCAGAGAGTTTACGATATACAAGCTCAATGCTATACTTATCGGCCAAATATGCAACAGTATTATCAACAAACCCCGGGCCGGACATAGGTTTATCTTCAAGCACATGTGCCGCATTGAAGATATCCATAGTAGAACCACAGCTCATACACTTAACAAGAGGATACCCTTGCTCAGCCATGAACATAGACATAGACGGGTTGTGGTCATTGTGCTCAGGATTTAAGCAACAAATCTTTTTGCCGTTTTCCACGTTAAGACCATGCTCATGAAGATAGGCCGGTAAAAACATCCGGATGCTATCGAGCTGGCTTTCAAAGTCAGTAATTTTTCTGTAAGACATATCTAGCCTCTAATTATTATTGTTGTTCGGCTTTTTCTGCAGCTTTCTCAACTGCTTCTTCTGCTGCATCGGCAAGCTTCTCAGCTGCTTCTGCCGCAGTTTGTTCCGCTTCTTGCTGGAGCTTATCTTGATGCTCACGAAGCTCAGTTGCCAGGCGGGTCATTTCTTTGTCAAACTCTTCACGAGTGATAACTTTTTTCTCTTCCAGCAAGGCCAGAATTGCTTCACACAAAAGGAAGTTCGAAATCCATTTACCGTCTTGTTCAGAGAATGCTTGGCTTGCACGAGCCAATGCAGATTGGAAACTGCCCAAAGCGAAATACACTTCGGTAAAACGTTTAGACGCTTCTGCAAAGTCTTTGACTTCAATTTGTGGTACTTGTGGTTGGTTAGACATTATGTGTATCCTTGTTCTTCTTTTTGTTGTTTACACAGGGTTCTGTAGTTACAGTATGCACATTGCCAATCGCCAATTGGATTAGCTTCCGGCTTTTTGACCCACTTCTCATATTTAGTTTTCGCAATTTCACCTTCGTTCCAAAGGCGGATTACTTTTTCTTTTGAATAAACGTGCTCATAATCGGGCGGCGGAGGTTCTTCCTTGTAATCTTTAGCAGCATTAATCTGCTCTTCATACCGTTCAAATACACCCTCCAATGTAATTCCCGGCATATCATAAGAATGGGCAACGCCTTTCACATCTTCAGTATCGATATGAACATAGGTCTTCCCGTTCTCTGGGCGCAATGTTATCCAGAATTCTCTATTGTTTTCTGGGCCACCGCATGCTCTATCAAAATAGGTAAGCAACACACGTTGAATACCGCCTTTTTCTGGAGCACTAAAGTAATGCAAATATAAAGCAGCTTGCATTACGTTCTGATGTTTTGGCATAGGCACACGACCACCAAGGCCTCCGTATTCTGCTTTGGCCTGATAGTTTGCAGAGCTATATGTTTTAGACTCTACAATGATAACTTCACCGGTATTCGGATCTTTAATGGCGATATCAATCTCGCCGGACAGATAATACTCTGGAATCGAAAACTTCAGATTATTCATCAGGAAGAATCCACCCAGTTTACACTGTTCAATAATCCATTCTTCCCACATCTTACCTGCAGCAAAGATATACTGGCTATAAGCACCAGAAGGATCAGATTCAGAATAACCTGCAAGACGATACCAAGTAGCCCTTAGACACCCACCATGCACCTTTGTAGGGTCCTCAATATCACGACAGGAAGCAGAAGAGGGATAGAGTGTTTTAAGACGACTTCCCTTCAACGGCGGCGGGGCCAACATGTTATCTTCTATTGTTTTAAAAAATTTCATTATTTAAACTCAGTCAAAAAATGAATCAAATCCATAGGCATATACGGACGCATATCAAATTCATGATTATACAAAATGCCATCAACTTCAAAACGACACTTGTAATATAAACGAATCATAGTATCTTCATCTCTACGAATAGAAACACCAATAGGCTCACCGATTTCGCTTAGAGACACATCTGCATATGGAGTTAATTCATATATGGCATTTCTGTTTTCTGCCATCGCTTTAATACAGGCCAAGAGTACAGACTTCTTGACGGAAACATGAAGGTTGATTCCTTTTGCAGGAACAGACTCACCGTCCAGAGGAATGCCGTTAAAATCGACCTTGTCCTCAGGAAAGAACGTAGCCTTCATGTTGATATTCTCAATGCTATCAATGAAGAATTGCTTTATCATTATTCTTATTCTTCCTTCAAAACAGCTTCAATCTTCTTAAACCAGATATCCGAAATCAATTCAATTGCATTCTTAGTTAGCCGAATTTCACCTTCCTTCAGAATGTTCTCTTCCAGATGGCGGTCCTTCAATTCCATTTCAAAGCGATACTTCATACCTCGCTCTTCGTCTTCTATTTCTACGAATATAGATGAAGCTGACCAAGTCTCTTCGTCGCGCGGGACAAACTCAATAAGACCGACTCTCTTGTCTGTATAAATCCAAGAGTTGCGCCCTCTTGAAGAAACGTTTCTGAGCGCAATTGCAATGTGTGATTTAGTGATAGCGGATAACGGGTTAGCAGACATTTTCTTCTTTCTTATTCTTATTGCAATAAAAATAGCCGGGCCGTTTCCGACCCGACATATTATCGTGTAGAGATAGTTACATCTCTTAGTCCGTTAAAGTCCCTTACGACATCAACGTCTGCAGGTTTAATATAAAACGGACCAAACCGTATGGTTGTTTTATCAATCTTGATGCCAGGGCTGACTTCCGGTTCAAAGTCCGCCATAGTGATATAGACTTTAGTCTGGTTATCATCATCAGACTGATTGTCTCTGATTTTATTCAAAACCGTTTTAAACTTAACAGGAGTTGGGATTCCTGTCATGTTGATTGTGATTTCATCAAACAGAGACGCCGCCTCGTCATTTTGACTACTGGTATCAACCGTTAAATCCAATACAGAATTAATAACACAATCAATACCCGTGCCTCTATAACTAGGCTTAGCGCTAATAAAGCATTGCAGATACTTGCCAGCTTTAAATAGCTCTTTATTTGGCTCATAGACGTTCGAGAAGGCCGTTAAAGCATAATCCCTACCATTGATATCCTTAGCCTCCAAAAAGGCCATAGGCTTGCCGGATTTCGTTGTAATAACCCTTACTTTCGAAACCTGACAAACAGTAGAACCATGATAACCACCAGCCTCTGCAACTTCGCGCTCAATAAACGCAGAATCATGATGAACATCCTTAACACCCTTGGCAATAATCTCCATAGGATTGCCGGAGATATATACACCAATTAAATCTTTTTCTGCTTCAAGAATCTCCAATATAGTGAACTCTTTAAACAGAGGGTCAACAAAATATTTCGTTTCTTCCTTACAGAATTCCTTGATTCTTTCCTCAGCTTCAGGGGTTAAACCTTTAGCCGCTCTGCACGCTTTTTTCAAAGTGCCCTTAGGGTCAAAATCAAGAATAAACTTACCATAAGAACGAATCAAAACACTTCGTTTGTATCCAAAAGAATCGACCGCGCCGGACATGATTAAATGATCATATACTGTCTTATTGATATTAGTAGTTAACAGATAAGTCCTTAACAAGAAATCACCAAAACTACTAAACGGACGAAGCTCAATCAATTTCTCAATTGCACCTTCGCCAATCTTTTTAATACCAGTAAAACCATAAATGATATCGTTGTTACGGTTCAAACCAAACGTACCAACAGACTCATTTAAATCGGGCGGCAAGATATTAATACCCTTAGAAACAGCATCTTCCATATAAGTTTTTCTCATTGGAGGATCAGTTTCACAAGTAATAATAGAACAATAAAATTCTTCCGGATAATTGGCTTTAAGCCATGCAGTGTAATAAGTCAAATGACCATACGAGTAGGCATGCGAACTATTGAAGGCATACCTTGCAAATTCCAGAAGCTCTTCCCAGAATTGCGCTACTTCTTGTTTGTCTTCACCATTGGCCACTGCGCCATTGATGAAGTCTTCTCTGAGTGATGCAAGTTTAGCTGCATCTTTTTTCAATTGTGTTAACCTATCGACTTTTTATTCGATAGTTCTTATGCTTCATATTTGCATAAGTTCGGCGTACATTTTCATCCTATTAGGATGTCGAACACTCTTGGAGATATTATATCTTTTCAATCTCTACGCTCTACGGTGGCTTGCAGTTCCTGCAAACTTACCTCGGTATTAGCATCTCAGCTTTCACCGATTTTGCTCGATGCACACTGCATCATTACTGAAGCAGGGGGCAATTAAATTACCTACAGCCTTTCTTAAAACATCAGCTTTAATATCAGAGAAGCCACACATTTCTTTTGATAATCGGAGGACAATTGTGTTATCCCGAAAGCTTTTTATCTTTCGGCTCTATATCTACTTTTGCTCTCGATATAGTTCGGCATATATTTTCACCATATTGAAAAACAACTTAGGTGCCGGCCACTCGTGGAATCATTATATTCTCCATTGGAGTTTCAGATTCTATGCTCTACGATGCTACACACCATTTAAATATATAGTTATCTCGGTATTAGGACAAAAGCAAAATCCCTCCACCGATATTGGCCAGTAATAATAAAAAGTATTTCTACTTTAAACGTCCCTTCGAACCTTCCTGAAAAATCAATTCGTTATGTGCACTACTAAATATGTGGTCGTACTTTGGGAATCTAAATTTCGTGGGCGGAAGTTCCCCAGAAATCTTACCAATAACACGTTGTACTAGACCTGGGATATTAAGTGGCCCCAGATTTTGTCTGATATTTCTATCAGGATTGGACTATATCATCACCATATCAAATGACTTAGGTGTCGGGCACTATATCTGGTTATTAAGAGCACTATAGCTCTCCAGTAGTCTCTGCACCTTCCTATTGTGTACAATAGGCTTGGCTCAGGATTGCCTTATCTTAAAGACTTAGGTTTCCCTGAGTTCACCCGATTTTCATTTAGCCGTTTCCGGCTAAAGCCCCAGACCACTTTAGGGCGGTATGTTGCGACAATAACTGCAATATCATGAATCGTTTTCGGCTTACAAGCATTAACGAACCCAGACATGCCGGCCTCTTCAAATTGAAAGATCCCATAGTTTCTCTCATTCCAAAGAGCTTTATATGCTGCTTCATTGTCCATTGGTAAATTATACCAATCAATATCAATACCATGACGCTTCTTAATCAGCTCTCTAGCGAAGTTAAGAACCGTAAGCGTCTTAAGTCCAAGGATATCTCAATTTTCTGTATAATCAATACAGCGGCGGGCTTTTTATCCCAGCCGTCCAGACTTCTTTTTAATCTGGTTTGGCATACTTTTTCAACCGTTCTGGTTGCACCGGCCTCGTGGGGATATTATATTCTATTAAAATAGGTTCAATCCCTATGCTCTGCGCCTGACTAATTCTTTAAAATTAGCCTTCGGTCTCGAGTTAGCATCACAGCCTTCTCGCTTAATTCCGGTGTGGTAATCCATAATGTTCCCACTATGGACGCCAGATATCTAGCTTAACTACATTGGACGTTTCTTCAATCTTGTTGCCTTCCCATTGAATAACAGGAGCGCCTTTGCTATCCCACAATGGGACATCTTCCCAAAGAGGGCGGTCAGACAATGCGACGCCGCAATTATGAACAACTATACCGTTGGCAATATAAGAAGAATCATCTAGTACGGTAAAGTTATACACGTCAATATCGCCATCAAGGTCAACATTCGTCCATTTAGCAACGTCGTTAACTCTACGGGCATAGAGTATATCGTCATTGCCGTTTGCACCAATCATACCATTGCCGACATTAACATTACCTGCATCTACCCAAACAATATTGCCATTAAAATATCCTTCGGATTTAAATTCCTCTGAGTTTATAAGTGCAATAGGGTGGTTAGATGTACATTCAATATAGCCGAAATTGTCGTACTCAGAGCATTGATATGAGATATGGAAAATATCTTTTCTCTTGGCTTTATTGACTTGGACTTCAACTATCGGCTTCCATCTTAACTTATGAGTCAAGGCAAGGTAACCGGGCTTAACATCTTCAATGTTAATTAGCTCTGACTGACAGTTTTCATCTTTTTTGATGTAAACTTTTGTACCAGCTAACAGGCAGGCATGGACCCCTTGTTGCGCCAAGCAATCACTTAGATTAATCGCATCATCCCAGACTTCTCTTACCTCTGGGTCTGAGTCATATAACGCCTTAATATCTGCACTTTCTTCTAAAAGGTCTTTTAACGGAGGACATCCGATTTCCGGCATTAGAGATGAAATCTTATTTGCCTTATCGAAGCCCATACCATGAATGCGTGCTGCATCTTTAAAAGCCTTTTTGCCGCCGGTATAGGTCAGGGTTCCCAAATGGGCGAACCCATCTCCATACTTCTGCCTGAGCATCTCAAACACTTCAGGACGGCGCTCCTTCTCCACGTCGGAATCAATATCCGGGAAACCGCCGCCAACAGTATGAACTTTACCGGTCGGCGGGGTTGTTACGATTCCGAGTAGATAAGCAATAGAAGAATTAGCCTCATTTTCTTCAATATTTCTTACCCCTGCATTGTGCAGATTCAGATAATACGAATCGATATGATGCAATTCACAATGGTTCAACTCGAACACAATGTTTGCTTTATGCTCTTTGAACCAATCAGTTTCAGAATAAGAGAGGACTAGCTCTCTTAATGTTTTATGCTCCGACATTTTCTTTCCCCATATAATAACCAAGGGGTTGGACAATGTAAGATATTCTGTCTGATATTGTTGCTTCTTTTGGTAGCAGGTCAATAATCAAGGCCTTTTGTTTGCCTTTAATTTCGGCAGAATGTGGTTTTGTGCAATCAAACACAACTGGCACGCCGGCCTGAAGTTCAATTTCACGTTCGCCAAATTTAACATAGCTTCCATCTTGAACATTGCCAACCGGAACAAACAAACGAACACGTCTGGTATCAAAATTAATTGTGTCAGTATGTTCAGCAATAACACAATCTTCAAATTCTTCAATTTCAACACCGGCTACAATGTGGTCGTTTTCTGCATTGTATTTTTCAATTTCAATTTCAATACCAACCGAAGTCAAATGCGCCAACGGAGTACGATGCGCCTTTGGATTAACCAAGCCGGCGGCATAGAAAAAGTTTGTATTCCAAACACCAGAAAGCTTATCCATAGTGTTAGGATACATCCCAATAGATTCAACAATGGAATCCAGTAAAGACGGATGCTTGAAGATTTTAAACTCAGGCACTTTGATGCCGCCCATTTTACACTTGTCGCTAAGGATAGAATTGCCTTCAATCACTTCAGTATAACTGCGTCCAGGATTCAGGAAGCTTGAAGTGTAATGGCGATGAGAAGGACAAGTAACAATAAAGGCATAAATACCAGCGCCGCCAAGATGTTTAAAATCAGTACCAATGTTGATTTCAAAGCAGAGTTCAGTAGCCTTTGATTCATAATGGTGTCCATTGTATTCTACTGAAGCCTGAAATAGTGGAATCAGAAAAGACTTCGTTCCCGGAGGAGAGTATCCATAAGGATGCCCTTCAAGAACGCCAGACTCACCAGGAATCCAAATACTGCACAAGGCGTTCAGGCCCTCTTCGCAGACTTCATAACCTTCACAAAGCTCTTCGGCAATTTTCTTGCCAAATTCACCTACTTTTTCATTTACATTTCCAAGATAACCATTCTTGCCAAGGTCGGCATATTTGATCTCGGAGTAAACACTTCTAAGCATGTATATTGGTGAGTCCTTCATTTTCTATTTCCTTTTTTATTCAACTAGGCCGGCTTTTGCTAGGCCATAAAATACGCCAGTGTCTCCATTCCAGCTTTGAAACTTCTCTGCAATAACGTGCAGTTCTCTAATATCCATAGTTAAAAGCGGGAACTCTTCAAAGAATCGTTTGGTAGATAGGCCACCATAGCCTACCATAATACCGCCCGGGCGTAGAAGTTTTTCATAGACCTGCGTAGAATAAACATTCGCTGGGTCTAAAGCCAGGTCATCGGTAAGATCACATACAACCAAATCGTATGTATCAGTATTCTCGCCATCTGATAAGAAAGTTTGAATATCTTTCTCTACAATAGTGAGAAATGCTTTACCTGTCATTGCGGCATACTGTTTTTTAAATTGGCCCGATGCCGCGGCACTGTGTGGCTTAAACTTGGTAAAATAATCAGAGATGCCAGGATCAACGATAGTGATACGATTGTCGTAGGACAGGAATGTGCATTCGCTAATCAACTGGAAATCACCGCCGCCGATAACAAGGATGTTATTCCATTCTTCCGGAGCTTTATTATCCGGGAACATTCTTTGGTATACTTTGTGGAACATCCGCGGATATTTAAAGTAATCGCGGCCAGTTGCCCATTGAATAGCGCCGTCAATATAATAGCCAAACGAACCGCCCGGCCCTTTTTTAAATTCAAGCTCCATGTCTTCTCACCTCATCAAAAACAAAACATTTATCTGCATCAATATCCGTAATGTTGTATTTACGAATAATATCTTCCTTACTAGGGAAATTTCTAGTTTCGCCATACAGAATACGATACTGATCGGTAATCATACTCTCTTTTAAACAGGGAACGACAGATTGAGCAGTAGAAACGATAAGTGGAGCCCATGTATTAACCTCACAGGCATCGAATTCATCTTGGATTAAACAAGCTCGAATACAAATTGCCTTGATTGCTTTAAGGATAGACATTTTGCATGAGCGAGGATGAATGAAGACAGTTCCACCAATAATAGAGTTGGTTTCATCCAGGTCTTGACAAAAGAAGCCGATATCACGTTGACCGTTGTTAACGACATATAAATCTTGCGGCGCCTTAGGATAAATATACTTTTTAAACCATGCAAAGTTATAGCACTTATCCATATCTTTATCAGCAACACCAAAGCTCTTAAGCCAGTCTTTAAAAGTGCCACTATAATCATTAATGACCCAATCCTTATTGGAGCATTCAACAAGCCACTCAAAGTCGGCTTCCGTTGCTTTACGAACTAAGACCATCAGTCTTCCTCTCAACTTCTTCTTCTTGCTTGATAGCCAAGCTTAATAGCGTATCAATCTTCGGATAAAAATAATCAATTATCTCAGGGAGCTTCTCGTCCTGAGAATTTACAGCTATGATAGTAGAGTACATAGGCTTAACGACAAAATCTTGCCAAGAGTCTTTAAGCCAGTACAAATCTTTTTCAACTCCGGCCTGTTTGTATTGAATATTCTTAACAGGACAATGAGTTAACTCTTTTTCGTTTTCTTCGACAACAGGAAAAGACTCATTATCAGATTTCAAATTATTTTTATTGAAAAACTGAATAACTTTCGGAGCATAAAACATTTCTTCTTCATTTGCGGCGTGGTCTCTGCACATATAGATATTGCCACGGGGAGATATAGCCCTAACATTTTTAGAGCACAGATCTTTATCTCCCTGATGATACCAAGATGCCGCTAATATTTCTTTAGCTACGAAAAGAGCCTTTTCTTCTCCAGAAATACAAATATCCCTAGAAATCTCCATGATGCCTTTAAATAGACTACCAAAGAAATCTCTAGGGATGATAACAGCCTTATCTGTTCTGTAGATTGTTACCGGTTCGTAACTAAACGTATCAATACCAAGCGCCGAGAAAAACTTATAGTTTTCAAACATTCGTTCATATTTAACTCGACCATACAGAACAGAGCTTAAAGTAATATCAAGCTCGTCGGCTTTTCTCATTGTTCTAATGTTATTCAGAACAGATTCAAATTGAGCTTGACTTTCAAATCTTTGCCTATTCTCTTCAAACGTAGAACCATCTAAAGAAACTAGGACTTCATCTAAATTATTAGACAGAGAAAGAATCTCCTCCTCTGTCCAATTAACAAATAGGCCATTCGTGTACAATCGAGTACGAATACCCATATTCAAAGATTTACAGAAATCAATAATTTCAAAAATCTCTTTCTTGTGTAAGGTAGGCTCGCCGCCATAGAATTCGACGACAGAGCCTTTTTGTGCATACTTACTGACAAAGTCTTTAATACGGCCCATATTAGCAAGAATAGGAGACTCATTCTTAGACTGTATGCAGCAATAAGAACAATCTAAGTCACAATGATTACTGAATACAATACTAAGAATATACATCTTAACCTTTCGGATTGTCTTTGAAGTATGCTAACAGCTGAGTCGGGATAGCCTTACGAGCAGAATCATCTTCGTCAAAGAAGCCCATAATATAGTCATTAATACCAAATCGAGTTTTGTAGACTTTGATCTTCTCGTAGATGTCTTTCAAATAGATCCACAGCCAGTCAGTTTCATAGTCGAAAGCAAACTGATATTTCAGGGATTTAAAATCGGACTCTTCAAGGCCGTCCAATGCAACATAACACTGATAAAGATGATCCACAAAATCGCGCAGACCTTTGGAATCCAGGCTACGAATATCGTCTTCTGTCCGCGGCAAGGCATATTTCTCACAATAGAATTGAGAGAATCTCAACAGCGCGTATTGCTCCTGTTCTTTTTCAACAAGAGCAATCTCTTCATCAATAATACGTTTCAACTCATTATAAGCATACAAAGAGTATTCATCATCCTCAATGTTAGAAGCAAAATAGTAAATCTTCTCTGCTCTATCAAGAGAACCTTTTTCAGAAAGCTCCAGAACCTCTAGAGCTTTTTCGTAGTTACCTTCGGCAACCGTCATTGTATTGTTCAATTCAAAGAAGCTGATTCCCATTAACAACCTCCACCAACATTATCTTGGTGAGTATGGGTATGAATCATCAGAGCTTCAATGACGCGACGCATATCGTTGATGTCTCGAATACTGATATCATCTTCTACCGTTACGCGCCGGGCAACACCATTACCAAATGGCAGAGACTCTGTTCCTGACCCATTGGTCCATTGAGGAATGGAAAACCCTGTAGGAGAACTGGTTTCTGGCATAAGAAATCCTTTCTAATAAAATTTACCCAGTCTTTATAGGGTATATTCTACTCTAGATTCTTATTCTTTACTACCTTCAATTCGGATATATGCAGAATTTGACACCATCATGAAATACAAGATAGCAGCCAATTCGCGCAAACAGTCTGGTTCGTATTTGCACCATACAATACCGACATTCAAACGTTCACCAAGAATCAGAGAATCGAGGCGTTTCTCACCATCTTCCATTTCGAGGATGCGGGCAACAAGACCATAAACGTTTGTAACTTCACTCAGGCCCATAGCCTTAGATTTACGACTTGCAAAGTAAACGGCCGGATTAACATCTTCCGGCAAACAGCTAAGAAGCAGGTCGTCTTCATCGCAAGATACGCAAAGGGTATCCATAAAGGAACACCAGTTATGATCAAGTCCGCTTTTAACCAAGTCTTTTAAAAACTCATACTTCTCTTTTACTGTCAGATTCGTATAAGCCGAATAGCAGGCAAAAGTGGCGGCAGTCAGTTTTGGGAGCAGTTCGTTTTGAAGGTGTTGTAAAGACATTTTTATTTTCTTTCTGTAGCAAGCCACTCTTTTAATGGGTAGCCTTTAATTTCGATAACCGGCAATTTTGCACGTCCGGCATTAAGGTAGCGGCTGAACATTAGTCCATATGGGATAGGGTCAATAGCAGTAATACCTAAAGCATAGGAGAGCAATGAGCCCGCGGCGCTATTGTGAACCATACAAACATTCGTTCTAAAAGAACAATCCTCATCAACCATAAGGTCATAAACCCTTACCGGTTCATCTTCATTGTAGAAGCTAGACAACTCAAAATTGTCTATTGAATCCATTTTATAGTCTTCAACCTTAGATAAAATATCCTCAGTCAAAGTTCCTCTATCTAGTGTGTGTATTTGTTTATCCAATTCGATAGCAGGAATGAACCCATGATTTTTTGTTTTTACTTTGTGGTCATCAGTAAGATGAAGCATACCATACTCAGTTTCCAGAGTAATCATTTCTCTGAAATCTACAGTATGTTTGGTTGTATGATATACAGACTTCCATCGGTTATTATGTGTCCATACCAAATCGCCGACTTTTATAAGTTCAATAGGCAAATAATGGATATTTCCACCTTGATTAACCAGAACCTTAGTGCCTTCAAATAAACAACCACGGCCCGGGCCAATCATAATACCTCTGGCTTTTGCTTCATCAAGTATTTCTTGTAAGACCAAAGGATAAGAGCTAAATCCCATTTTGGAATACATATCAAGCTCCTCTTCTAATCGGTCCATATAGACTTTCTTCTCGTTATCAGAAAGCTTCTTAGAATACTCAGAGAACCACTGCATAGCTCTGCCTCTTAATACAGAGTCAGGGTCAGCATAAGGAGCAGGGAAGATAATGTCCTCGTTCTTTGGCAAGGTGACATTACACATCTCGGCAATTTTATTCGTGTTTGCAAACGCTTCAGCGTCTTCTGGATGAGAGTAATACTCTTCAACCAGCACATGGTGCGGCTTAACATAATACTGGCTAGGCTGATAGAACATAGAGTTGCTATCAACGTCGGCGTCTTCTTTGCTTGAATCAGTTAAACCGGCCGCTTTTGCTGCCTTATTGATTTGACCGCCAGTGTTTACCATAACCAATTTAGCATGACTATCAGATTGCCAAGGATATACATAATGACTATCACATGTGATAACCATAGGAATGTTGTGCTTCTTAGAGATTTCAACCAAATTCTTATTGGCAATATCCTGCTCTTCAAGGCCGGTATAAGTTTTCTCCAAATAGAATCTGTCACCAAAAATCTCCTTCAGCTTCAAGGCAACCTGCTCCGCCTCTTCCGGTTTCCCATCCAAATACAATTGGTTAATAGGCCCACCAAGACAAGCAGAAGTGCAAATCAAACCCTCATTACACTCTTCAAGAAGAGCTAAGTCAAAACGCGGCTTATAGTATTTATACCGAGTCCAGGCAATAGAAGTGGCTTTCATCAAATTACGATAGCCTTGCTCGTTCATGGCAATCAAAAGAATATGATAGTTAGCCTTATAGCCTTCTATCTTTTCCTTAATCTCGCCGGAATGAAGAGTCATATATCCCTCATTGGCAAAAATCGGCTTAATACCATGCTTGGCACAAATAGCAGCCTGTTCATGATGACCAATCATATTGCCATGCTCAGAAAGACAAAGACCTTTCATACCTAACGCTTTAACACGTTCACAATATTCTTCAAGCTTACCAAAGCCATCCAAAGGACTATAGATACTGTGTGCATGTAAATTGGTATACATCCCGATATCTTCGGGCTTAATATCTCCATTTGGATTTTCGGGAGTGGACACAAATTCCATCAATAGTCCTTTCTTATTGGTTTTGTTACTTCATAAATTTGGTCAAATCCGGCGCCCAATATTTAGGGCCCTTGATAACTTTACCAAGATCATTTTTCAAAGCCTTACCGTCAACAAACTTAGACATATTAGAAGCATGAACTTCGTTAAAGCCGGCTTCCAGGTCTAAGCCAAACGTAACGGCGGCGCCTGTATTGACATAATCAATATCTATAATAGCGTCATAGACACCGAGCAAGTCAACATCTAAATCTTTATCCTTCAGTTCCAAAGAAAGAACCTTCAAACTATTCAGATCTCTATTAAGATCACTTAGCAATTTCTTGGCATTGTTATTATTCTCCGCCTCTTTTGCTAGAATAGCCTCGGCCATTTCAATAGTTTCTTCCAAAGTCAACTGCACACGAAGAAGTGCATCAGCAGAAGAAGGAGCTGTAGGTTTCTCATTCACAGTCTGACCAGCAATGGTCATAAACTTTTTAACTTTTTCTGTGTGGCTTTTATAGCCAAACAAACCTGCAAGTTTACACAGCATAAGATTCCCCATCATCCACACTTGATAAAAGAACATCAGTATCCATCCTCAACAGTTCCGGGCGCGCCGACTACTTGAATGCCGTCATCGTTATGCCCTGCATTGTTAACAAGCTCTTGAAGTTTATCCAATTCAGAGGGATTAGCTTCATAATAAGCTTTAAGACCATTCTTACCTTGAACTTTGATAACTTCGCCATCTTCTGTACAATAAGGAAAGGTGAACCAAGCTCCGCCTTTTTCGAATATATCTTTGGCAACAGCATCATCAATAAGTTCTTCAATCTTGTTGAAGCCAACACCAAAATAAAGATTAGATTCACCAACGCCAAAAGGACTACCAACTTTATTCTTAATTATAGTAAAGTCCACTGTTTGACCGATGAATCCATCCCCAGATGAATTTTTGATTCGCATTGATGGAGTTGAATTGACTTTAACACGGCTTGAGCAATAAAAAGGAATGGCTTTTCCTCCGGGAGTTCAGTTATGTTATCGTAAGGCTTTTTATCCTTACTTCTGCATCATTACGATGCAGCTCGGCATATATTTTCATCTCATTGAGATGTCGCGGCCTCGTGGGACTATTATATTCTCCTAAGAGTTTCAAGTCCTATGCTCTGCGTCTGGGTATACTTTTACATATATCCTTCGAACTCGTGTTACCCTTTGCAACAGGGAGGGCTTTCACGCTTAATTCCGCGATTCGTCCAGAATGTCGCCATCCTGGCGGGCTTTATTGTTTATAAAATCTAATATACTTAAACGAACTTCTTCAAAATTATTATTGATATCGCACTCCCAAAACCTAAGAATAGTATACCCTCTTGATTTGAGAAATTCATCTTTTCTTTTATCCTTAGCGATAGAATCTCTTTGAGTATCATTTATGGGTCCATTTTTATATATTCTGGGGTTACAATGCCAATAGTCACCATCAGTTTCTATAATTAAATTCAAAGAAGGTACAAAGAAATCTACTTTATAATGAGAAATCCTGTACTGAAATATAAAGTCTACATTCTCAGACGCCAAAAAGCTTTCCATCTTTATCTCTATGGAGGTTCGGATTTCAGGATTGGCTAAAAGATATTCGTCTATTGCAGATTTATGCCTGTTTCTAATATTTCTGATTTCTATTTCAGATAATCCAGAAGATTCTATTATTCTTTTATAATCTTCAGCATCAATCTGCTCATCTTTTTTGATCGAGAGAAACTTTAACCTATTTTCTATCGTTGTTTCACAAAAGTCTAAAATTTTAGAACATTCTTTTATAGATAACAAATTGTAATTATCCATAAGAAAAAGACTGTGCTCAAAAGACCAATCATTCTTTTTTAAAACATACTGTAATTTTAGTTCTTTTGCTTTTGCATGAACAGATTTGTATTTCATCCCTATCATTGACGCTATTTCAACTAAAGGAATATTGGCACAATTGTCTTTTAGGAATTTAATCTTATAGTCTGTCCATTTTATGGGCCAAGTCTTACCCTTTTTGAAATAACGAACTCTATAGCTAAGAGAATCTTTAGTTCTATGAGGGAATATTTTACATATCTCTTTTAAACTTAGCCCGCTAGATATGCAATCCATAAGCTTTTTATTTTCGCTTTCAGACCACCTTTTTATTCCTGGAGTCATAAGCTACCTCGTAAAGCTCGTAAGTATATGATTTTAATAAAATTATTTAGAAACCTGTGATCCCCAAAGGTCGAGTTTGTCCCTTACCTGATTCACAAAAATCAGAGTAGTATTAGCTTTTTTCAAAGACTCCAAAAGCTTAGGCAGAGCCTTGGATAGAAAGCGAGCTTTCTCGGCCATCGTTTCTTTATCGTAATCGCCATTCAATTCACGTTTAGTCATTAGTGCAGGGACACTATCAACGATAACCAAACTAAAAGCGCCGGTAGCAACCGCGCCATCAATAACTTCAAAAACGTTTTCAGCTTCTTGCATCTGGAGGAACACAACGCCTTTATCGTTCTCGCAATCAAGACCAAGCTTTCGCATGTAGTTGAAGTTTTGTGCCTGCTCTGCGTCAACATATAAGATATATTTGTCGGGGTATTGTCGACGTGCATTTGCACAAGTCAGAGATACAATGGTCGATTTGCCTGAGCCCGATGCGCCAAAGATTTCGTGAATACGACCTCTGACCCATCCGCCATTTCCCAATAAACCATCAAGAATAGCAGAGCCAGAAGAGATAGATTCAAAGACTTGGTACTCTCCATTGGAGAAGATATCACCGCCTTCCCCATACTTCTTATTCATTGCGGTCTTGAAGCTGGTCATTGCCCGTTTAACGTCGGGCGAAACGTTCATTTCTATTTTAGACACGTCTACGTTGTCCTTTTGTTTAGAGTTATTATTGACCTCTAGTAGAGTATCTCTCTTCTAGAGATACCAAATATCCCAGACCTCCCAGTCTGGAATCGAAGACTTTGATTTTTTCATTTTGAATATGCCAATAGTCAACGAATGATTCGGCTATGTTCATTGCAATATATTTTGTTTTGCACTCTTCCATAGCCATAGAATTTAAAGCTTCAATGCTCGGCCGGCGCTTAGCTTCTTGTTGTTCAAAGCGCTCCATAATTTCTTTTTTAGCAGCCAACATAGCAGCCTGATAATGAACTTCACAAGTCTTATACGCAGCTTTAGCATACGCATAATTAGAGTTCACAATACGGAGGACTTCAATGAATCTTGCATTGGCAGCCCGCAAATCAGCAGTGTCTGAATGCTCGTTAATCAAAGGAAGCTGAACCTCCGCTTCCCAAACAGCCAATGACTTCCCGCGAAACGGGACATTCTCCATAAAAGATGAGACATACTCATCATAATTTCGATAGCCAATCATGGCTGTATCAACGGTCTCAGACATATTTATTTCTCTATCTCTGGGGATTTAGAAAAACGCTCAGACATCTTGATTAGAACATGGACTTGCAACATTAGTTGCAATCCGAAGTTGTCCGGATGATTTAGGCACATGCTCTCAACCTCGAAGCTGTCATTGTAATTAAACTTAGGAATACTGGGATCAACTACTATATGCGCGATCGAAAACACACGCAATAGATTTGCAACAGAAAGAATAAATTCCGCATTAGTCGGACTTTCTTCTTCTATTACTTCGTTTAGTCTTCCCAGTATCTTCTTTATCTTCTTCACATCCATTTTGCAATCTCTCCATTTGAATGCCATAGGAAACGGCAACGGCAACAGCATCAGACTCGTCATAATTGGCAAAAGTAAAATCGTTAATATTGATAACGAAATTACCCAACGCCTTCTGAACTTCGTCCTTATCTGCTCTCCCTGAACCAGTAATTATTTTCTTCACTGTTTGAGGCGCGATTAAGTCAAAGCTCTTTTCCAGCCCTTTGACGATATGCCCTTTATACAGACCGGCAAGTTCAGCGAGGTCTGTTAGACGACCAGGAGAACCAAAGCTATAGTTTTCAAATACAAAGAATTTAGAGTCCTTAATTGGAGTAAAGGACTCTGCTGCAAAAATGAAGCATTCCAGGGATTCTAGCTTACGGTTGAATCCCTTAGTCTTTTGGTTCGGCGCAATCGATTTGATATCAACCAAATTGAATTTGCTTTCACCTAGATATTCAACGACTGCCAGTCCTGTATTGGTAACTGACAAATCAATACCACAAAAATAAATACTCATTTATTCCAAAACGCCTTCATGGAGGACAATATCGACCTCCTCTCGTTTCTCAAAATCTAGATTACCTGCGGCAATAGCCAACAGTTTTAAAAACTCTGGGTCAAACAAAAATTCAAATGGAAATCCCAAACGAACAGAGTCCCACAAAGCTCTATCTTTATCAAAAGGAGATGAACTCAATTTTATCAGGATCTTATCATCACGATGAGAATAGACCCAATATGAACCATTGGCAACTGAAAAGTAAGGGGCAGAACAATTCTCTTCCCAAATAGAAGGAATATTCTCAAACGGAATCTCAGAAAGGAATTTTATGTAATTAGCGAATGCACGATTCTCACTACTCATAAGCATGGCGACATCTGAATACTTCCGATAGTAGACAGCGGTTAAAAATAGCCCTTGCCGAATGTCGTCGAGAAAGTCTTTTAGCTTTTCATTGCCAAACGCATAGTTGTACAAGTTATAAAAAGCCTTAAACTTCGGGCCGGCATTATAGGCAAAGAATCCAGGAAACGGATTGTCAATTCTCCCATTGATAAATGGTGCTTGCAATGTCTTGTTTAATTGCTCTGTGCTTTCATTAATTGGCGTATCAGAGAAGAGTTTAATATTGCAAATTTCGACTACAATTTTGGTATCATGGAAAAATATCCGCGCATCGTCGCCCAGCAGCTTTTTAAAATGCGAAGACAGAGACTTGCGGTAGCTATCAATAGTAAAGCCCTTGAATTTAACCTTTGTTCCGCGAAGACCTGCAACATTCGCAATTGCCGTCCGTAAAAGAGTTTCATTTTTCAAATAATTCATATCAGATTCTTTCATCTATCGCCATTAAAAAGGCGTACAATAATTCCACAAACCTCTTATCCAAAGGCTCTTGTTATTGATAATAATCCCATTCGGAAAGCCAATAAGTATATCGCTTAAAGGGAGCAAGGTTTCAATTCTGCCTGTTTCAGGATTTAACAAAGAGCTACAGATAAATGAGTTATCGGTTCTTGGAATCCAAAAATCATATAGATCATCTTCAAACCTTAATCGGCATAAATTACAATAAGTCTCTACGAGCCTAGAAGGAGTAAAGGAATGAACTTCGCCATGAACGGTTCTTCTTTCGAATCTAAAATCTCTGCCAATATCTTCATCCGACAGGAAAGGATCGGCTATTAAGCATACGCCCTTCTCAATATGAAACACAATATCATCTTCTTCTTTAAAGGTTTTCAAATGACAAAACCCTGGGAGGATTTGATTTATTGCGGTTCCATATCCAGAATCAGTCAAGTCACCCAAAGGCGCCGCCCGTTGGAACATATCTGACATCAGACATATAGATAGTCTTTTCTCTATTTCTAGCATGTTCTTTCCTATGATTGTCTTCCGCCAAAAGGTTAAAGTCAAGGTTTACAGGGAATCGACTTCTTGGAGTGAACACCGGCCCCGAGTTGCTCTCGGAATCGTAGAAATCTTTCTCTTCTCTCCATACTTTTCCAAGCTCTCTGAGGCCTTGAAGCAGCTTCGGATCTAAAAGCATTTTAGCTGTTAGTCTGATTTTTTCGGGATAGACAAAGTATTTTTCGCACTTGTCAAGATGGTCTCTACTTGAGACAAGAAGATCTTTTTCAGAGTCATAATAACCGTCACAAAATTCCAACGCATCTTTTAGCATGCTTTCTGTCATAATTCGATCTGCGGTTACTCCATTTCGGGTTATAACCCTATTAATATATGCAGAATAGCCGGGATCATCCGGGTAGCTGGTATCAATAGTGCTGAGGTCTACTTTTGAGCGAATAAAACTTCTGCTAATACCTGGAGGAATTAATGTGCTTGTATAATGGTCAGGGCCGTATTTCCTTATTGCCCATATAGAGAATTCAAACATCTTTTTAAAGGTTTCAGATGGGCGAACAACTTGATCAGCATGTGGACAATACGAAAGATTCATAATTAAATCTGATAGTGCCCATGTTTCTTCATCGGTCATATTTTGACTAGAGATAACAAGCGATGAAACATAAAATTCGGCATCTTCATTTTTAATGCTCGAAGTCCCCAGCATTCCTCTCGCAAAAGACCTTAAGGCCCTATCGAACCCATCATCGGAAAAGCCTAAAAGATTATAGTCCTCTCCAGATATTTCACTCATCATTTTCATCACTGCAATTCTGAATATTCTGGAATTGCATTTAAGGTCGGACGGGATAGTTAGATTTGATAAAGACATAACTCACCTCACTTCCCGCCCGCGGCAGGATATTTTAATTAATACCAGCACTCATAAGAATACGGTCCATAATGCCAGGATTGCTAGGTGCAACCTTAGAAAGAACCGTAGCCTTAACCAATTCAAGAGCACCAATAACTTCATGATTGCCCCATTGGCCCTCTACTGAATAAGAGATAGAATCGCCATTTTCAATGATGACGATTGCCTTACGATTTGACCGCTCTGGACTCTGAGTAACGGGGATCTGATCAACGTCCATAACCTTCTCATCGTCATCAAATTTTACACTCTCCTTCTTAGGAAAGGTCTCGGCATAGATTGGGCCACTTGTCATTGTTTCGCCATTGTGTATTTCTGCATTTTTATATTTCATCATAGCTTTACTCTCTTCTTAGAATAAATCGAATTTTGTCTGAACCGGACACAAGTGCCAACTTAACCAATGGGCAAATATCCTTAAACGAGATATGTGTCCCTTCGCTAGGGTCTTTGATTACATTTCCAGGATGAACTGTAATCCGTTGTCCTGCCTGATTTTCCAGCACCACAGAGTCCATTAGCTTTAAAGATTTACCAAGGCCCGGATCACTCAGCTTCATTGTATCAATCATTCGGTCAATCATTTCATCAATACCGAATACCACTTCGGTGCCGTCTGCCGTTTCCTGGACCACAGAGAACGTTGTAGGGGCATTCTCTGGTCGGACATAGGGTTGTGTAGGTTCAGCAGCTTTAGGCTGTTTTGGCGCAATCTGAGGGGCTTCCTGAGCCGATTCTTGTACAGAGGCAGGAGTTTCAGCCTGAGCAGGTTGAGGAGCAAATGTCGCTACTTGCTGATTCGGATTCGCCAAACTTGGATACCACTCTGCAAACTTAGCTGCAATCTTTTGAACACAGGTCCATAACTTAGCCTTATCTTCTACCAGGCAATGCGGCATAGCATAATGCGAAATCGGTTCAGACAGAATGCAGACTGCAACCTTCTGCTCATCATCGGTAAAGTCTTTGATAAACGTATATCCCGGATACCCGCGCTCTTTGGATAACGGCATAGTGACCCGGCCGGACGTTTCATTGAAGCAGAGAAAAATAGATTTACCTGTTATATTCAAGTCTTCGGATTCTACATCAATCACACGGACAAATTCAGGGCTAACCTTAGCCAAAGAAAAAATCCGTTTAATAGCTTCCGATTCTTGAGATGTAACACGCTTACTTACAACATAAATCATATTATGCATTGTCTGCTCCAATATAAAGTGATTCAACAAAAGCTTTAGGAAGCTCTATAAGCAGTTCCGCTTTCTTGCGGGCAAGCCCAGTTGCCGACACCTTACCAAGACTCATGAACATAGCGGCTAAATCTCCGCGTTCTTCATAGGACCTTCCAAGACATTTATATTCTGTAGAGTTGTCTAACAGGAACATATCTACGAACTGCAGTAGAGGAAGGCTAACCATCGAGTCGGAATATGACCACATCTCAGTGACTCCCGCCCGGTTTGCCATTACAAATTCTTTGTAGCTCATATTCGAGATGTCATAGATATCTTTATTGCAGCGTAAAGGCAATTCGCCGGCTTTCAATTTTTCCCAAAGAGCATTTTTGTCGTCGAAGTATGTGTGATACAGAATGTCTGGATTCAAAACCGAAGTATGGCTTTTGAATCTTAGAGCATATTCAATAATGCCTTTTTCTTGCGGAGTATATTCGCGGCGCTCTTTAATGATGTCCAGGCACTTTTTCCGAGCCTTTGCATTGACTCTGCTAATAGCTGTTCCTCTAGCGCCTTTAACACGAACACCAAGTGCAGAATATTCTTCACCTTGATCTGGATAGAAGTATTGAACCTTTTTATAGTTCAAATACAATCCGCCGGCGTTCATAGACTTTTCAAGCTCACGATAAAACTCTTTAACCATTTCACGTTTGCCGCAGATGATCAAATCATCAACATAAATCCAAACGTTAACACCGACACGACGAGCAAGTGAGCGGTCGAAACGATTATAAATCGTTGAAAACAAATGCAATTGTGCAAGCTCTACCGCATATTTAGAACCTGTTGGGACTACGCCGTTATGGAACAAACAGCCCATAAATGCCCAAATCAAAACCTCAAGGCGACCATAGACATTTGTCTTATCCGTGCCAATAACCTCTTCGGCCAAGATTTCCAAATTATTTGCTCTGAAAACCTTCGGTAATTCTTTCATCAGGTTTTCAAATTTCACAGAACGGAAAAACGCAGAGATATCAGATTTAATAACCATCTGACTCCCATCCATCTTAGGAAGATTTCTGACATTAGAAATTCGTCGAATAAAACGAACATCCGGCCTTAAAAGACCAACGACGCTACGGATATGATTATGAGTATCTTCAACTGCAACCTTATTTACTTGGCCAATCTTCTTATTGATATAGCAAATCTCACGACCTTTATCATTCACAAAATTGCGGAACAAGATTGTATTGTTGCAGTTGCCAATAAAGTCAGAAACAATCTTAACTGAACGGCAAAAATCGTCAAATTCAAATTGGCGCAAGAAATCCAGATTTCGCATATCTGCAATGCCTTGTTCAACCCTCGCCTTTGGAGTCTTGCCAAAAATCTTCTCAGGGATAGATGCGTCTAATTCAGATTCCCCATTTTCGATTTCTTCTAAAATAATCAGAAAACGCTTAGCCAACGAACACATTGGTTTTGCAAGTGCTCTGTATACAATATCTGCTCTCATTGAACTTCCTTGAAAGTAAAAGAACGGCCGACACCTAAATGCCGGCCATATCGCCATTATGCAGGAATGTTTTTCAGCACAACTTCTACTTGAGGCATAGGCAAACAAGTAAAGTTAATACGTGCCGGAACGCTATCAGATGCACTCATCAAAGAGCACAGCCAGTTATGTCCAACCAATGCTGCTGTGTCATTGGCAACCAGGAACTGTTCTTCAAGTTGAACATCCTCATCAGCCTCAGCACACGAATACACCTTCACTTCTTCTTCAGTTGTCAGCGTCTCAGGAGACATCGTGAAGAAGTTTAAGCGCTGAAACTCTGGTTCTGCTGCTGTTCCATATGGACTTGCAAACAGTTGGCCATGTACAAGTTCATTGCCAATATCAACAACCCAGCCATCCATAGGCAACGAATGGACCGCGCGGCGGGCATTTTGATTATCAACCAAATTAAACACAATGGTTTTATAAGTACCGCCAGCAGTAAATTCAGCCAATGTGCCTGCACCAACAAAATGAGTCGGATCAAATTTAGGATCCATACTTACATATTTATCGATGTATTGCAGTTCAATATCTGGTATTGTTGCGCCATAACGCAGAGCCATTACTTCCGCTTTATTTTGGCCGATATCAGATTCAACAAAGTTCTGCCGAATCAAGTTCTTAGATTCGCTTATTGTTACTCTTACATAAAGTAAGGGCAAGGTCGTTTCTGTTCCGCCTTGCTCTGTATCTCTTATATGCATATTTCCGATACAGTACAGACTATCGCTTCACAATTAAGTGTTCACCCGCATTAGTCGTTCACGCTGCACGAGCATTAATCTCTGCTTGCGCCTTGTCTTCTGTTATGCCAGAGGTCCAAGTCAATTAGGGCAAATTTATACACGGCCGGTTTAAAGATTCAGGTTAACCGTGTCGCCATCCACTAGCATCAATTTAAAGTCATGTGCCAGCAGACGTTTGCGCTTCATATCATTGATCGTTTTGGCCAATTTGGGCATTAGCCATGATCCAGTGCCACCACAACCAACAACCAAGATACGAGACAGGATAGGATTGAATATTGATGGAGATTCGCCAATCAGACGCTTATTGAGCATCTCTACTTCAAAATCGGCAACTTTCTTTTGGTGAGCATCAATCTCTTCTTGGGTTGTAAGATATGTAATATTTTTTCTGTTTAATTTCACAGTTTCCATGTTATTTCCTTTTAGAGCGGATCAATATACGAAGCAATGCGCTCCGGCAAATAGAGATGATCAATAGCCTCTTTGTTAAGAGCATCGATCAATTCACCATCAATGCCGGAATAATAAGAACAAGCAGATTCCGCCGTTTCGATTGCTTTTGCAATTGTCAGGACAAACATCTTAGAGGCTTCGTCAATTTTCTTCAGACCGGAATTGCGCTCACCACAATAGGCGCGGTCAAGACTATCAACCATGTCTTCAATCGCCGCACTAAGCAATGCCGTATAAACAAACATTGGATGTTCTTTTGGAAGGGCAAAGGAGTTTACAAACTCACGCCCTTTTGCCTCGATCTCATTGATTTCGTCTTTAGTGAAAACAGGCTGGTCGCCAGCTTGAAACAAACCAGTAATCAGACCAGAAAAATCACGGCCAGATTTCTTATCGAGTGCAGCTTCTCCGCCATAACGCCAACGATTTTCCAGGGCGATTGCAGCTTGCGCAGCCAGATGTTCTTGATCTATTTTGCCTGCAGTATTACTAGCAGCATCATAAGCATCCCAGCTGTTATTAAAGCTACGGTTAGCCCAATCGCCATATACGTCCGAACCGCCATAGTGGTCATAGTCGTCATAATCATAGATTTTAAACTTTTTGACATTGGCGGGCGCTGAGGGATTGCCGGTTTGTGGAAAGCTTTTATTTTTGCCATAATTAGCATAAGCTCCATAGTTATAGGTATAAACCTTAGCTTTCACTTTCGCATATTCTGATTCCGGAATATCAAATTTGAATTCGCAACCTTCATAGAAATCGAAGATATCTTCTAGTTGAAGAGGAATCAATGCATCTGCACAACAAGCACGTTGAACAGTTTTAAATGTAAAACCGCCATCTGGCTGGTTAACCAGATTGCCGAACACAAACGAATAAATGCCATGTTTGCCTTTTTCGTCTGAGTTGTCTGTGCCGGAATAGAATGCCTTTTTTACTATTCCTCTTACGTTTAGGTTCGACTAACCTAAATCCGCCCTTTCGGTATTGAGACTGTTACGTCGTCTCGCGGTGTGGGACTATATCATCACTGATTATTATCAGCGCCTTGCGCTTCGGGGCACATCCCTACTCTACTCGATTCTATGTAATTAATTACAAAGTCTTTCGATAGTCTCTGATCGTCCCTTACAGATAAATTATATTCATCTATTAAGGTTTCGATGCTGATTGCCCTAGACAATTTGCCTTTAAGGGTTTCCAGCAGTTCACAAGGTTTTAAATGGGCACATGTTTACCCATTGTGTGATGCGAGTGGGAAGTCAGAATCAAGACTTTGTTAGGGTCTTCATACCAACCGCCGGTCCGTTGATAGCTGATAGCCGCGCCGGATACTTCTTGTTCAGGCACCTCAACCAAAAACTTTTCTTCAGCCTTATCCCACCAAATCTGGGCCATCACTTCGTTCTTATTGGTTTCATAAATCTTACGGTAAAAACGAATAATACCGTAAAACAACTCACCAGGAATTTTAGGAAATTCGGTGCTCTGAACAAAGCTTTCAGACATTTGAGGTTTACCAACCTTCTTATTCTTAAAGCTTTCATCTTTAATCCAAAAATCACCAATTAAAGTACGAACCAGTTTATAGATGCCGTCTTCTGCAATAACAGAATCGCCATCTTGGGCTTCTTCAGTGGTATTCACAATTTCAGGAATACGCATTCCTAGGCCGCCCATCAATTCTTCAAGACTTAAAGTCATAATAATTTCCTTTTTTACAAAACCACTTACAATACAATACCGGCCAACTTAATGCTGCTAGAGTTGGTAATTTCATCGGCAATGTTGAAATCTTCATTCTTTTCATGTTTCATATGGAAGTATCGGGCAGTGTAATTCATATTTGGAATCGGAGTGCGAATGCCAGACATTGCATCGAGAGCGCGACTCACAAAATCGTAGCTGTCGTTCAAATCCGAATTGAATGTAGAGCCAAAGAACAGTGCCGGCAACTGGGCAATGTCAAAAAGATTTCCACTTTTAAGAATGTCGTTTGCCAAGGTTTCGTTTTGGCCCCAACAAATGCCGTATGAAGAACTGTAGTTATTCATCCTTAGATGCCATAGTTTTGTGTCTGGACGGATATTTTCATCATCACAGATAAAGATAGAGCTTTTTTGACGCACACAGCCATGTCGATTTGCTACAATCTTCATAACAATGCCGGGCAGCTTAACAGGGAATGAGCCTTTCTCTTCGTAGTTTAAAACAAAGTTACGCGGCGCCTGATAAACCAAATAGCCCTTGTATTCGGAATTCTCCCAAGTGCGAAGAATTTCCGGAGGAATCAAACCCGAATCTTTTTCTTCCAGATTCGGACCAGCCAAGGCTGCAGCAGCAGCACGAGCAGTTACCATTTTAGATGTACGACGGCCTTCAGTGTCGGTCACATGAATGATAACCTTTTCTTGGCTCAAAACTTCAATATTAATTTTACCTTGCATTTTTAAATTTCCTTTTAAGAAAATGTAAGTGAATCTATTTCTATTTGATTGGCTTGGGTTATAGACCTAAACATTGATGCCCATTCTTCACCTGAAACAGGTGCCAAACCAAGAGACGATGCATATGGGCGAAACGTTTCATACCCGCGATCAATGGGTCTTTTGTCTTTAATCTGCGCCTCTTCGAGCTTATAGGCAGGAGTATTTGGCAAATCAAAAATCGCTCTTCTTACCTCTTGGAATGACTTATTAACCATATCTACTGCAAATTTAGCAACTCGATCTTTAGAGATTCGTATAGCCTCATAAACAAATATTCTGCCCCGAATATTTGTTCGGTTGTAAATAGAAGCCCCATGATGATTCCAGAATTCCACTCTCCGCTTATTCATTAATTCAGCCAGCCTCTCTTTCTCGCCTGGCCTTAAATTTCTACCAATCCATATTAAATCACTACGGACACTGGAGTAGTAATTATTGCCAACAAGAAGGGGAACTATAGCTCTTCCAGAGAAAGGGAGTTCCTTAAAGATTGGAATATGAACCGGAACAGCGCATTCTAAATAGAGGTCCTTATTCGGGTCAACAAATACGCCCTGTACCGGTTCGAGAAGCTTCCTACTTCCTTCCTCTATATCACCCTTCCAGTTTAATTCCTGTAAGAGCTTTACAGCGACGGCCTTCTCCAGTCGATTATTAATTATCATCGCTAATCCCTCTAAAAGACGCCTGCATTAAGAAATTGCGAATATATGCACGGCCGCTCAGTTTGATTTTTTCAATAATAGACTCCCTTGGCTTGAATTTAACACGATAGTAGAAATACGTATCTGTACATCCTGCCAAGTCGTAATTAAAAATCCTTCGGTCTTCATAGACTGCTGAAATCACATCAGCATAAACTCTTCTAGCACCGACAGATTCCATATATTTGCGAAGAAACGAATTGTGGCTTGAAGCCATACACAGATAGATATGTGACTCACTTTCGTTCCTGTATATGAAGCAGTCTAAGTTATTGCCGGCAAATTTTCCCTTCGCCGGATTAAAAGGAAGTTTCTTGCGAACAAAAAACGTCAGATATTCGCCATTGAATTCATAAAAAATAATATCGCCGCCGCAAATAGCCTTAGCTGCCAAATCGATGTCCATCGAATACGGGAACACTGCATCTGAATCTGTAACAATCTTGGATAGCAAAAGTTTTTCAAGAAATTCGTTTCGATCCATTTTTCTCTCCAAGATCAATAGCCAAATTCTGTCATTTCTTCAAGCAAGTTGATATCGCCAATACGATTAAGATCAAAAGAATACCGATGATAATCTCTATACATAACACCAATCTCATCGGCCTTTTCTATTTTTAGATAGAGCTTATTAGCCCTTTTCATAAAATAGTCCTGACCTTCTCCCTGTATTGAAAAAGACCATTCTCCATCCAAAGAAAAAATGTGCCTTGCTGCCGCTACCCTTACGAATTTCTCATTGTAAAGCGGAATCTCTGATGTTTGTTTGGCAAAGTCAAGTTCAAGCCATTTTCTTCCCTTATTAATCTTAACAAATGGAGTAAGGCCATTATCTTTTTCTGCATCCCAATAGCCATAATCTTTTATAAGCTCAGAAATGCTCTTCTCGACATTGAGCACAGTCTTGATATCTACGGTTTTATTCTGCTTACCAAAAACGACTTCTAAAACCTTTAGATTCTTAAAGAAGACATTAAAGGAGCTAGGCTGCACATCTTTTGGAATCTTGAAATTAACTCCGGCATCTTTTGTGAACTTTGCGAACAACAGTCGCATCATAGTCGGATAATCAGGAGTATCATACATAAAGACCTCCTATTTAAATATAGCCGCCGGTCAAATTCTGAGAATTCTTAATCACTTCTAGAGTTCTGTCTACATTAATATCTGTTTGCATCCAGAATTCTGCATTGAAGTTTTCAAAAATACGTTTAATCACTTCAGGATTAATATGAACAGTGGAACGAGCCTCCATGATAATTTTATAATCTTCGGCAAGAATACCGACATCTTCACCTTGCTCATGAATGCTTTGTAGATTTGCAATAATATCCTCAGACATCGTTCCAGCTGCTTCAATTTCAGCTTCAGCTTCTTTAGTGCCCTCTTCTACCTGATTTAAGACAGCCAAGAAATTGTCATCAACATAAGACATATTTATCTCCAACAAGAATAATGATAGCCCAATCAGGCAAAAAGAAATGGACTCCGTTGCAATCAATTGCAGAATCCGGAGTCCTTATATATATATATATGAGCGGACCCATTGGCCCCATTATACGCAGTCAAGCGTTTTTAAAAAGCAAATTGTAGTTTGTGCTAAAGCCTAAATTAAGCTTTAGAACCAGTACGGTTTGAAATCACCAAGTAGCCATCGGCATCAACAGAGTGTTCGAAGCTGCTGCTGTCGCGCAGTGCAACGAAAGTTTGGCCCAGGGCAGTCAGCATGTTGGCAACAGTAGTGGTTTGACCATTCGGCAGGGTTTTGGTTTCGCCGTTGTATTTGTAGCCGCGAATTTGTGCTTGTGACATAGTTGTACTCTTTCTTTTGTAGTTAGGATTAGCGACGGTAAGTGGCAATGACTTGGCCGTCAACGTCGGAAAAAATCAGGGAGTCGCCGTCGATTACGTTGGCACGAACGTACTCTTGGAATTTTTCCAGAGATTCGAACACCAAACGGTTATCAACGCCGGACACGAAAGCTGCGAGGTCATCAGCATGCATTTCAGTGTTACCTGCCAATTGACGGGCAACTTCTTCAGCATCCAATTCACGAGGAGTGTCAGACAGGAACGAAGTCAGGTCGTTAACACTCAGTGGACCGCGTACAGGAGCAGGGGTCGAGGTCGATTGCGGCAAAACAGAAGCCAAGGCTTGGGCAATTTGTTCAGCAGAAAGGTTGCCCCCTGCAATGGTAATTTGAATTTGAGACATAGTATTGTCCTACCAGTTTAGGGTTTTAGGGATGGCATAAGATACCAATGTCAAAATCACTTCGGCTTCAGGGCCGCTGATTGGAATTGAACATTGGGATTTCACACCGCCGTTGTTTTGGGATACGGATAAAAAGTAGGGTGACTTTCCTTCCGTTGCTCGGGTCAATTTAATAACCTTTGTCGAGCCGCCGAACTCATGGAACATTTCGGCCTCTTGTCCGCGTTTCAGGGAATACAATAGCTGAGATAAATCTGCCATTCCCAATTTTACGCCGATCTTCTTTTGCTCCCATTCGTATTGTTTTTGGCTTCCTGCACCTTCTTTAATAGGGGCCATCTCCAAATAAATGAAGCCGCTTTTCAGCACGTCTCGGCCGTTGGCTTCTTCAATACGAGGATTTGCAAGGCGCAAACGTAATGCAGCCTTAGATTTGTAAACAGCATATTCCAGAGGCTGTTTCGATACATCAAAATTTGCCATATTTATCACCTATTAGAAAGGAATGTCACCAAATTGGCCTTGCTGTTGTTGCTGTTGGCCTTGAGGTGCTTGGGCTGTTCGTGCAGCTGCTTGTCCATGATATTGGGAACGAGGTGGCGGCTCTTGAACATTGTAACCATTACCTGCTTGATGACCGGAACTACCTTTATTGCCATAAGCACTCAGCACTGCGGCTGTAATTGCTTCTCTGGCTTCTTTGCTAACAGGGCCGGCTGTTTCTTGATATGTACCGTCTTGTTTTTTATACGATGGGAACAATACAAACGGGCCATTGCGACCAGAGTAAATGGAGATGTTGATTTGAACAAAACCGCCAAACTTAACAAATCCACGGGCTAAAGTAGAACCGCTTGAGGAGTTATCCCACAGTGTTACTTGCATATCCATTATTTCTCACCCTTTTTAAAAGTAGTGAAATGACGATAGATACCAAGTTCTGCCAACTCTTCTTTTTTATTGCGGCCATAGAAATGACTGCAATCAGAATAGTAACGAATACGATAGCCGCGTTTAGACAACTCTTTCATAGAAGCGCTCATAGTGCCAAAGAAATCAATGCCGGCAAAAGTCAAATCATATTCAGATGTTGGCAACAGAAAATCAATATTGTTAAAATGCTGGGCAATACTGCCAGAGCCTTTAGACTCAGGAACAACCATCAGGTTCTCTTTGCCGAACCAGTTATCAGATTGAAGTTCAACCTTGATCACCTTATTGGAAGGAAAGAGTTTGCCATCAGACCACTTGCTATTTTTGCTACCAGAATAATCAACAGCAATAATCGCATCATGTTTGATATGACCGGCAACTAAAGAGCCTTGAAGTTTCTCTAGGCTTTTGTCTGCATTTGGAATCGCTTTGGGGTTTTCTGGATTAGTGGTTTGATCATTCAGCATTGATACAACCAGTACAGATTTTCTTTTTGGGGTGTTTTGTTTTTTCATTTTGTTTCTTTTGTTATTGTTGTTATAGAAACAAGGCATTATTTGAACACTACGAAGGAACAGTCGAACACCTTCTTCAAGAGTCTTTCAAAATCTTCGATATTCAATTCTTCTTTGCAGGTAGAAAAAGAAACCGACACCTTATTGTGTTCAGGGAACGTATGCCAAGCCCAATGGCTTGTACTTAGTAAAAACACTCCAGTAGACATAGTTCTGTTTCCAAAAATGAAATCAGAATAGCCCACACACTGCATTCCAAGTTCGCATAAGACAAACTCAGAACACCGTTTAATATACCCATGTTCTAGGTATATGTTGGGACTCTTTTCAAAAAAGAGCTCAAAGTTATAATCGTAAATTTCCATAATGCCTCGAGAATTTACCGATGAAGGCGGGACTACTGGCGTACTGCAGCGTAAAACGCCACTTATTGTACCGAGTCCCTTTCGGGGCAACGCCCCATTAGCCATACAAGAGCCTTAGCCCCAACGCCAGTCAGACACACAGACCCTCTGCAGCTCAAGTCTACAGTTTGATCCCTAGTCACCCAACTGGAAGCAAAGAGAATATTACTTCTCTTTTATCATAAGCTCCACGCTCTCTCGGTGAGTGAGCATTGAGGCTTCTAGATCGTTTAAGAAGACCTTAACACGATTTTCAAAATCTGGTTCGCCAATATGAACGCGAAGTTCGGCAATCATACCTTTTACTTTGGCTTCTTCTACAACCGCAAAACGCGAGTCATGAGCCAAAGCGCCTTGATAGGTCTTGTAAAAAATAAAGGCAATTGCCAAGAATACGATAAAGTAACCCATGTTATTTACCTTCAATTTGTTTGATATTGAATCCAGTTAGTCAAATCAACTGGAGAATCCAAATCTATAAAATAAGAATCTGGCTTAATGATAACTTGCGCCATCCGGCTATATATTGCCACGTTTTTAATAATCTGCATTAACGAAGATATCGCATCTCGCAGCTCGTCTGTTGCGGCGCTACCGTTAATGACATAAACGCGCGAATAGGCGTGATGAAGTTCAACCTTAATGCCATGTTTAATACCGCATAAAGTGACCCTAACAGGGAATGACGGATATGGCATTTCCGGCATGTTATCATTTTCAATAGGCCCAAGCTCTTCAGTTACCAGAGTTTCGTCCCATAGTAAGGCTTTAACATTGTACACCTTTCCATTGGAAAAACCTAATGTAACGAGCTTATCGCCATTTTTCAAATTCAACAACTTCATTGTTTTATTCTCTAAGTTTAGAATGGGGTGCGGGTAGGCTCAGACAGAACAGTATACCCATAATCAAACGGTCTCTTTGCTAAGACTCCATCAAACATATACCCAAATATCTCGTCTGCCGATCCCATTTTAATTAGACTCCAAATTCTGAGAGCCTCTTCAGCTTTCATCTTTTCGAAATGATCTAGGCGCGGTATCATCATATCTTTCACTATATCCGCGATATAGTCACTCCATAGCTTCCCGTCATCAGAAAAAGGCAAACAATAACGTTTGTATGTAAGCTGGTCATGAGCTTTGACATAGGACAAGGACACACCAATTGAACCGACTCGGAAATAATCGAATTCAAGTTCAACATTCCGCTTTAAAAGGTTTTGGAGGAACGGGTCAATATCCTTGTTTACGAAAATGATTTTATCTTTATCAGTGAGACCGGTAATATGGCTTTCAAGCCACTTCTTTCTTTTATAGAACTTCATATCGACCGTCCTATTGGAATTCCGCCTCCCCAATATCCTGTTTCAAGATGTTTTCTAATAGCATTAAAAGCTTCTTCTTGGTCAATGTGATACAAATTCCAAACGATGATAAGCTTTCTGCCATTTCTATGTTCGGCATTTAAATTATTTACATCCAGATAAACGCGAAGTCTTTCAACTTCTTCTTCTTCAAGCAATTCTCCGTTTTGGTCAAATGGAAGAGTAACTCTTTCTCCATTAGAGGCAAGATGAGCAATAATTTTATCGGAATCAATTCCAGGTAGAATATCCCAATAAAATCCTGCCTTATACATATTTAGCAGTCTTTTTAAGAACGGATTAATGTTCTCTTTCTGTAAAAGGCGGATAGTATTATTATCAGCGCCTTTTCGTTTAAGCCTAGACATCTTTTTGAATATATCTGGTTTTGACATTACAGAACCTCATCATTAAGATTAAAGATGGACAGAGGATAGCTATTATTGGCGATGCTACAAAAGATGCAGTTCTTAGCCATCTTGCCCTGTAGGTTTTACTTACATTTCATTTCTTGTCCGCGCAACTTAGCACTTAGAGGAACTTTTGGAAGTGGATACCAAGCGACATCAAATCCTTCACAGAATCTGTCTCTTCTTCCTACTCCAAATTTGCTAACAACCCAAACAATTTTATTCTTTGGCGGCGGAACTTCTTCAGCATCATAACAATACACTTCAGAGGTAGTTAGTACATCCATCTTCCTATCCCTTTCTATTAGCGGAATGTCATTCGGCTTAATTCGCCGGTTTCGCGAGAGTAGATAATTACGTTTGCACCAGCCTCAGATGTCCAACCATGAGAGCTGCTATATGCGTCATTGGCAATTAAAGTTTGATGTTGCTCAACAATAATACCCAGGCTTTCAACTACACGACGATGATGTTTGTCACCCATGTGTGCATATCGGAATTTGGTACGTCCCCAGATTTCAGGGAACAATGAAGGAACCACGCCGGCCATCTTAGCGAATTGAACTTTATCACCATGATGATAGGCAAGCATAGTTTTACCAAATTCGATAGCATAGAACGGATAAGCGCTCTTAATCACTGCAATGTTTTGATCGTTCTCAAAATAGTAAGAGAACAATTCTTGCATCCACAGTGAACCAATCGGGTCATGGTTGCCTTGAGCGATCAGAAGCGTTACATTGGTTGCTTTAGTACGGGCGCGTTTTACAAAATAAGCAATGATTCGAACTGCAATAGAAATCAAATCAGAGTATCTTGTATCTTGGTCAAGGACATGACGAGATGCCGGCGTTACTGCCAATTGGGAGTCACTGTGCAAGAAATCGCCAAGGATATTAATAACAGCATGCTCGGTATGAGGAGTCGCTTCAACCATAGAATCAATTACACGATAAATCTTTTCTGTGGCAATCTTAGTAGACCACTCTTCGCCGGATTCACCTTGAGATGCAAACATGCCCAAGTGATAATCGGTAATCGTATATTGGGCCAATAAGCCCTCGCCGCTAATTGCGCGTGGAACCAAATTAAATGGAGCAGGCTCTACTACATCTTTGAAGGATTCCATTGCACGACGGATTGTTTCAGCAATAGCATTGCCTTTACCGTCTTTCTTAACCCATTGCAATTTAACATTACCGTCAGCATCATACAGAGTAGAAGTTCCATCACGAGCAGATACACGGGCCGGCTGTTCAACAACGCCAGACTGTTTGTTGGATTCGGGAAGAGTAAGGACAGCAGAAGCATCTTCTTCATACGCAAATTTAGATTGGTCGTCTGCGATGCCATCTTCTAGTCGCTTACTCAAAACGGTTACGATATTTCCAATTGTACCAGTAGAAACACCAAGTTTCTTTGCTGCTTTGCGAACACTGCCGCATTCAATCACAGCTTTAAGTTTTTCGCGCTGTCCATCGGTTGTGGCAGCAGCGAGCAATTTCTCAAAATCATATTTAGAAGACATTTGTTGCTCTTATTGTTATTATTGCAAAAAATAAAAAAGAACCGACACATGAAGAAACATATGTCGGCTTCAAAGTAAAATTAAAATTTAAAATGAAAAATAAAATACGATCATTAAAGACCGCAATTATTTTGTTTTAAACTTCTACACCACGCAAGCGTAGTTCCTTTTCGGCCTTAACGCGGCGCTTAGGGCTTAAATTCGGCAACATATCTTTCAGGGCCTTGATTGACAGGCTCTTAACAGACACTGGCTTTTCTTTGCGTTTTGAAATCAAGCTTTTCATCTTCTTTTCCTTTCTTTTTAAACAGCCATTTTGGCTTTTAACGGGCCATGAGACTCATAGCCATCAATACGGATATCATCCATTGTATATTGGAAAATATCTTTATCCGGATTCAACCATAACTTAGGCAATGGTAATGGCTCACGCGACAATTGTTCTTTTAAATTACCAATGGCATTTTCATAGATATGCACATCGCCCAAAGAACCAATCAGTTCGCCGACCTGTAGTCCTGCTTCTTTTGCCAGCATATGGGTTAGGATAGCGTAGGACAGGATATTAAAAGGCAAACCTAAGAACAAATCAACACTTGCCTGAACCCACATGCAGTTCAGCTTGCCATTTTGAACTTGGAACTGCACTTGTGTATGACAAGCTGTTAATGCCGCATCATTAATCTGTGACGGATTGTATGACAGCATAATTAACTTCCGACTATTGGGATTGGCTTTTAATTCCTTAATTAGCCAATCCAATTGGTCGAACGTATCAAGCTCTCCCCAATCTGCTATGTTAAAATCCCGCCATTGTGTCCCATACACACAACCAAGACTTCCATAACGCACTTCGCTAACTTCTCTGCCAGACCATGCCTCATAGTTGTCAGACCAAATAGTGCGCTTGTCCTTTAATTCTTCACGAGGTTTGCCGTATTGAATTTCAGCTAAACGACGCTCATCAGGACTGCCTTCAATAAACCACAACAATTCGGCAATACAGGCCTTCGCAGCCATTTTCTTAGTGGTCAGAATAGGTAGGCCTTCCGAGAGATCAAATCGAATCTGGCGACCAAATACAGTGTATGGCGTAGGGATTTCTGTACGGTTCGGCTTAGGCGTCCCGTTTTCAAAAACGTCCTTAACCAAATCTAAATATTGTTTCATTTAGTTGTCCTTTCTTTCTTGGCCCATGTACCGTTCTTGATAAATACGGCACTGCTCGATACCTTGGTATTCCCTTATGTTTTCCATTGGCAGATATTTAAAATCAATACCATCTACCTTGTGGCCAAAGAGCCAAATATGCATATCAAGCTCGGCTTTATCGCTTAAGGGTCTTTGAATTTGTGAACTTCTGTCATTGAAATATGACATAATTGTGGTTCTGAGATAGCCCTTAAGGAGATTGTAATCTTGGGCTGCTTGCCTTGCAGTCAGGTCTTGGCATCTTGATTTGAAATCCTCATAAGGATAGTGGCTTTTTACCAATTCCTTAAGCGCCGAGTTTGCTTTAGCAGTAATATCTTCGCATTGTAATCGACGAATGAAATCATTATCAGAATGAAGGAAGGTTAGGATATCAGTAGAACTTGTCATATCGTAGCGATCCTTTATATATTCTAAAAATCTAGAATACATTGGTCGCTTCATTGCCTTGGCAAGTTTCTTTTCCGGCAAATCTGTAAAAATACTCTTCTTGAATTTGCCGGAATTTGCAATAGCCAGAAATGCCTCTTCTTCTGTGGTAAATTTGCAGCTATGAATACCAACAGTCCATAAGATTTTTCGCCAATCAGAAGTAACAAATACATCATTGCCATTGTAAATATAGAAAAGGCCGATGTCGTTCAGTTTGAATCCTTCAGCTTTGAACAGCTTGCCGACCATTGCGCCGAACATGCCATAAGAATAGTAGTTTAAAGTATAAGGCACATTACTAGATTCGATAAGGTCAACCTGAATCATTTTGCCCTTGTAGTTAATCAATACAGAGGCACCATTAATATCGACAATGCATCCAGCTTCATTCAGTCGTTCTTTTACATAATCCGTACTGGAGCAAATGATATCGATATCGCCGAAATCTTGTTTATCCAGAAATGAATCTGGAAATGCGTGGTTTAAACCCTTTAAGGTCTTTGATATGAATATGCAGACCTCTTCGTATTCCTGCCTACTTATTCTTTCCGTATTGAACAGTTTTCCACCCATAATAAACTCCATAATTAAGAAAATAACCGCCCCGTTTCACACAGGGCGGTTTTATATTTGTCAGTCAACTTGTTTCATCAATGTAATTGGCGCATTGCCATAAAGAGGTGTTTTACCATCCCACTTTTCAATAAACTGCTGTTGAAGGAGCTTTTCTGTGATACCTTCAGACTTCAGTTTGTTTGTTTCGGCTTCAAGACGGGCCAATTCCAAGCGTTTCTTCTGCTCTTCAATCTGCTGATCAATAACTGCAATATTTTGATTTACCTCATTGCGTTTATCAATCCGTTCTGTAACAGATTTAGAGAAAGTCAATTGAGAACTGAATGTCATCAACTCAAGGCCGCGCTTTTTGAATTCCTCACGAACGATTTCTTGAACCTTTTGCTCAAATGCCAGAGAGCCACCTTTTGCCATCAACTCTTCGGTTGTATAGCGTCGGCTTTCCTCTTTCATTAGGTCAAGGATTTTGGGCTCAAGAATGTTATCTTGCAAGGACTGAATGAATTCAGAGCCATAGCCAAGCTGCTTGTTGTCGAATACAACATCAACGGCGCGGTCTTTTACAACACGGAAAGTATAAACCGGCGTTGCAGAGAAGTCTGTATTGTCAGAAGCTTTCAAGGTTACAGTTTCTTCAAACTTGCCGCGCTGTTCCCATAAAGGAACTTGGTACAATTCAGTACCAGGCATAACCGTCCAAACCAAACCAGATACAACAGTAAAATCTGTTTTACCATTGCGACCATAGTTTTCCATTAATACGCCAGCCTGATTAGGCTCAACACGAGAACATGCGGCAACAGACATCAGAACAGCCAACGCCAATAAAATCTTTTTAAACATATCTTTACTCCAAGTTTTTGAAAAATTTACGAATCAGGAATGCAGGATAAACAACAGCGATGACAATACCCAGCAACGGAATTGTAGAATGATTGAAGACATAAATACCCAGTGCGAATAGGGCCACGCCAATCAATACAGATAGAATCACTTTGTCTGTGCTCATTCGAATCTTCCTTTTTTAAAGAACCCCATGATAAATGCTCCAATCATTCCGAGGATAAACATCGGAAGCGTAACAGGCCAAAATAAACACGCCAACGGGATAAAGATCAGAAACCATACGCATTCCATAAAGTCCCATTCTTCAACCCAGCTTGAAGCAAAGAAGCGCAGAGCTGCACATACCACTAAGAACAACAAAAGTGCAATAGAGAAAAAGATAATACTATCCATATTTAAATTCCTTTGCAATATTTGGGAACAGTTTATTGTAGATGTCCAGCATTCTCCGTAAGAACAGTTGGTCGTTTGAATATCTATAATCCCGATCACTACAATATTTTACGATATCGCCGGTATGTTCTTTTATACCGATATCGATTTCTTTGATGTTCAAAAATTCGGGCGTATCTATTTTAAGAACCTGCCCATCAATCATACAATGAAAACCTTTGTACTGCTGGAACTCTTTGCCAACAGCATCATGCAAAGAGTCAATAATCAGAATCTTAGGATTTCCATCAATAGGGTAAACGAACAAAAGGATATGGGCATTTTCGCCCGGGTCACCCCAACTAAAGCCGGGAGAGTAGAAGATATCCCTCTCATTGATACCAATCCAACCTTTAGACACTTCTACAACAGAATCGACAATCTTAGACCTTTTATCCTCTTCAACAATATGTTGAATCCTTTTAAACGTACCCTCTTTTGTGTAGTGGTCTTTATACATGCCAAAGAAGTTTCCATTTTCTTCGGCACCAACAAGCATTATTTCGGGTATAACCATTTTATTAGAAACCTCTTCAGTCGCTTTTTCTCTCAGGCTGTCAAAATGATGGTTCAAATATCCAATCGGTAAAAACTTACCATAAGAGAATTCATAGCAATCCTCATTTCTCTTTAAAGCGCTTTTAATCATATCAAATGAGTGTTCTGCGGAATGCCTCCAATATAGGGAGTCAAATTCCTTAGGGATTAATAGCTTCACATCTTTGCCGCGTCTTGTATAAATGCCCTCTTTGACGCCGGGAAACGATTCTATAAATAGCAAGGCCGTAATTTTTCTATCTCTAACCTTTATTATATGAAGCAGATCCTTGCATTCTGACCTTTTGGTATAACCGACTAAAAAAAGTCGAAAGGAAGGGTGAACCACTCAAAATCAAGTTCAATATTTTTATCAAATGCCTCGTCAAAAGTTCTCCCTGTTTCGGAGTTAAATGAGGTGCGGAAAATCTCGTTTGCTTTTACAAATGAATGATAGCACCTATTCCAATCCGTATTCATATCAACAAGAAGGAATTTTTGCTCTCTAAGATTAAACATAGACTACCTCATAGCGGCATTAAATATGCTTTTAGCGCAATCCATAATTGTAGAACCTTGACCGCTTGAAGAGAGGATCTTGTAGCGTCCTTGTTTAATTTCCTCGGCAGGACGAATTGAAATGTTCGGCTTAGCAAAGAGCGTATCCCCATCGTCCATTTTGCGCATTGCGGAATATTTGCAAAGATAGAATCCTTCTTCCTTGTAGATGTCAGGCAAATCGATTCCAGAAAGAACTAGAATCTTTTTGTTTTCCTTATCTACCAGGAATACGATGCTCTTATGGTACTTATGACCGGTAGAATAGATAACGGAATCCTCATCAAAGAATCCCCAATCTATCTCAAACTCAACACTTTTTGTTTCAACGCTGCCTTTAGACTGCAAGAACGAGATGAAAAGCATGATAGCAATCATCAACATGATGATTAGAGGGATTACAGACTGAACAGTTAATGTTATCAACATAGCCAGTGCCGTCAATCCCACAATAAAGAGAAGATAGGAATGATCTCTATCTTCCTTAATTTTAAGCCACTCATTGGCGTTTTGCCTTCTGCCTTTGTAATAGCAGACTAAATTTCTTTTACTTCCGTCAATAAGTAGGCTATACATGATTATTCCTTATCAAATCGTTCATACATCAACTTTGGCAATCGGATAGATTTGCCTGTGCTACTAGGCTGTAGACCTCTAACTGTCCATATTGAACCGATCAAATCTTTGCTTCCACTTTCAAAGTCTTTGGTAAGTTGGATTCGTTTTTCATCATCCCAGCTTTTGCCTAGGTCTGCCCAGAATGTTACTTCCGGATTATCAACCGAACGGCAATAGAAAGAGCCTAATTGTCCGGCACGTTTACCATTGCCATATTTAACCTCTTCAATTTTTACATCTTCAAGATGCTCACGAACACGCTTCAATTGGAAATTAGCCCTCTTGCCCATACGATACGGCGCGGCCGGGTCTTTTAATACAATCCCTTCACTTCCAATCTTGACCTCATACTCAAAGATGCCTTCAAGTCGTTCTTCAAAATCTTTTTCAAGCTTTTCAGAAAACGCATTGTAAACACCAGGATACAGGGATGTACCATCAAGAGCAAGTTTGTACCGCTCCTCATACGGCTTAGCGTCTTCGCCATTATTCAGTTTAATCGCATCATGGATACCGAAATTAAACTTGATTTTCAGCTCTTCTTCTGACCAAGGTTCTTTTCTATTTGGGCTAACTAAGCCGGATAACTGCTCAAGCGAAATATTGGGTGCACACAATTCAAACAGAAGGAAATCAACCTTATCTGAATCATATGCAGTGGCAAGAACAGCTAAGTTATCTTCTAACTCTGAATCTTTAGGGATATACAAAGGGCGTTGAGTACGGCTATACAATACGCCATCTTTAATGTTTAATGCGGCAAATACACCATCTAATTTTCTTTGTACAATCCAGCCGGAATAATCTTTGCCTTCTTTGTACTTCCCCAATTTCATAAAATCCATTTTAACAAACCTCTGTCATCTTAGACAAAATCTTTTTACCGGCGCGATACTCTGATGTCGGACTAATATTGTGAAACAGTAAAGTTCCGTCTTCTTCAACAATTGCCTTAATCCGTTCACCATTAACAATATTAAACGGACTTTCCTCTTTTATGGCTGAACCCTTGGCAACAAAAGAGCGATTAGGGTTTTTCTTAGCGGCCTTAAATGAATAATACTTTTCAGTGATACTTAGGCCAGGGAAATCGCCATCATCAAAAATCAGTCCAAACCCACCGTTCCACTGGATATAATAAACATCCATATTACTATAAAGATTACTTATTTTGCAGGAACCACAGTATTTCAAAATACAACAATTATGACTGTCCAGAACTTCTTTTATAGGGTTGCCTCTAGCTCTTTTATCTTCAAACGCAACAATCTTAACATCAGAAAAGAGCGTCAGAAACATTACTCCGAAAAAGTATATAGCTGCAAATAAGTCTGATAAAGAATGACCAGACCTTCCCAAAAATGGAAGAGATATAACCCCAAGTAGGCCAACACAAAGGCATGTTAAAATGAATTTATACTTCCTAGAAGAAGAGGCAACATCTGCACGATATATACCCATATCTCGATAATGGTGAACCTTATTTTTTGTATCTTGATATAAGAAAATATTAGGCATATTGCCCCTCCTTTTGTTTAGCGTTTAAAGCGATTGTATGGCTTATTCGAATTTGCGCCGCCGGAAATTGCTGCAGCAAAGATAGCCACAAACGCCAACAGAATAATAAGGCCAATCGGGGCTAAGGCGAGCAGGACCAGAATCGCCCAAGACGTTTGCAAATAGCCGAATAGCTTAGCTGCAATAGCAATCAGAATCGCCAAGTAGTAGAATGTAGAAAGATTCATTTCTTTTCCTTGAAAATAATAGCCCTAGATTACCTCTAGGGCTTCTTTATTATTCGGATTTTGCTTCCAGAGATTTCAGGTAATCGCTGAAACCTTCTTGAGAGAAGCTTTCTTCACGGCGGGACAGAATTCGAGAAGCTTCAGCTTGGCCTTTGACATTGACAGAAATTTCACGAATAAATTCATTAGAGTCAATATCAATATTGAAGCTCTTGCCAAGATTGGCATTCAGAGAAACTTCGGTTTTCTTCAGCTCCAGGCGTTCGCGTTGGGCTGTCAAATCGAAGCAAAGTGTTTCGTATTCTTCCACACGAGCCTTCTGTTCGGCAAGAATTTTTTGACGTTCTGCCAACAGACCTTTGCGCATAAAGATACGGCGAGCTTCAGATTTATTTAATTCTTCACCTTGGGCCACAGAGGCTTTCAGAGCTGATTCGTCTTTTTCGATGGCCTTGGTTTCTTTTTCAATCAGGGCTTGCATGTCCTGAACGCCGGCAGATACGGATGTTTTTTCAACAACGATTTCACGCAGAGAGCGCTCCACTTCTTTGATACGTTGTTCAATGTATTCTTTGGCGGCATCGGCATTGTTAAAGATTGTATCCTTTGTTTTCTTTTTAAAGAATGCGGCAATAATAGCTTTCAATTTATTCAACATGGCACTTCCTTACTTACGGATTAGTTCAAAAATAGCGAGGTTGTAATCATCTGTGGATACGTTTCTGATTTCTTTCTTTTCAAATTCTTCGAAAGGATAATCAAAGAATGTATCATATTCGTATTCTTTGTTTTTGAATTCGATTTCGGAAAGATAAACTTTGTCTACCAGACCTTCGGATAGAAAATGTTTATATACTTCCGCGCCGCCAATCAAATACAAAGGAATCGTTGTCGTTTCGTTATTGAACGCATTTGCAAATCCAATTTCAGATTCAAGTTCTTCAATAGTCATAGAGGCATGTCTACCATCTCGACTAATAGGAGATACAACACGGCCTTTCAAAGGCGGTAAATCTTTTGCTGTCTTATGCCCAGCAATACAAAGGGCGCCCATTGTTTGTTCTTTTAAAAACTTCAAATCATCTGGACAACGCCAAGGCAGTTTATTTTGATGCCCAATACCGCGAGTCTTTTTATCAACCGCAATAATCATATTCAAAGGCAGACCTGCAAACATTTAAATTACCTCTTCTTTGAAACGAAGTTCAATACTTCTTTTAATACGAGCCGCGGCAACACGTTTGGTTTTCTCAGTTGGCTTATTGTAACTTACACCAAGATTCTTAGCTTCTTTGCTCAGAATCCAATCTTTAATCCACTTCTTAGACATGCAATATACTCCATAGAAAACGAAACCCCATAGGTAGAAAACAATCTACTCTATGGGGCAATCTAAAATAGGGAAGGCAACCAGTGGGCGCGATAATGTGTTATCCCTTCACAATGATAATTGTTAAAAGACAAAGAAACCACTGGCCACCTAATTGGAGGAGAAAGAGGGATTCGAACCTTCGGGCCATTTCCGACCGTCTGATTTCAAGTCAGGTGCAATAGACCAACTCTGCCACTTCTCCATTTTATTGTCCACGATGATAAATTCTACTCATACATCGAGAACCTAAAAGCTTGCTTTCAGTGTAGCCCATTCTTTCTAGGCTACGTTTATAAACTTTGTACCGCCTTGTGTCTAGACCCTGGACAGATAGAATAATGCTATCAGAATCCGTTTCTTTAAAGACATCGTCAATAAGGAGGTCAAAGCTTTCTTTAGCTAACAGTAACCCCGATATGCCAATAGTACCTGTTACAGCGCGAGAATAGAAATCGATATCTTCACGTTTACGCTTCCTAAAAATGGACAAGCACATAGAATAGACCGGCCGGCCGCTGTATTGTTTAACAGGACCAAACTGAACAGAAACAGTATTACCATTATGTTTAATACGATAACAGAAAGTAGGAAGAGAATCACCTTCTGCGATAAAAGATTGATATTCCCAATCAGACATTTCTATTACCCTTAAATAATTAGACAGGTCGGATGCGTGGAGGCTGTATGGACACGGGGCCTAGTATGACTTCCCTCAAACTTGCAAACACCTGTCTTAAATTGTTGGAGCGGGCAGCGAAACTCGAATTCGCCTCATTAGATTGGAAGGCTAAGGCACAACCTCTATACCATGCCCGCGAATAGCCTTATCAGGCTAATCTTCGTCAGACAGTTTATCAATTATATTCCTAACTGCCTCACCTAATTCTTTCGATGTTGAATCTAGCTCATTTAAGAGCTTTTCTGTCCTCATTTTTAAAAAGTCGGAAATTGAGGGATAACCTTTAGCCTCTACAATGGATTGTATTGTTACAATTTCTTTCATAGCTCAATACCCATTGGCACGTGCACCTGGAATCGAACCAGGATCATGCCCTTCGACGGGAAGCAGGGTAGAAACCTGCGGCTTTCTCCAATTAAGTTATGGGCGCATTAAAAGGTGGGAGGGTTTATATACCTCCCCGTATAGACTCAGGGACGCGCGTATTCTTGAAACGGTAGTTTGAGGTCTATATCTTAAAGAGTTTGTCAATAAGAGAGCGGAAGAAATTGTAAGGCTTAGTTGCATTTATCTTGCAAACAATCTCGCCATCGTATTTTCCGTTTTCTTTTAAGGCCCAGAATTTACGTTTAGCTTCATCTTCGCTGTTTGCATAAATGCTAACTGTCCAATCTTTATTATCGAAGCGATAAGAAAATGAATATTCTTTCATTTTGGACCTTTCTAAGTAGGGCTGGCCGTGCAGGAGTTGAACCTGCAAAATAGGGTGTTTTAAGTTTCCAATTTAAAATGTAAACCCGTCTACATTCCATCCGGACAAAAGTGACGAGTACGTTAACCCTTGCGTCTACCAATTTCGCCAACGGCCAATAAATTTTGCGAAGGGACTGGGAGTCGAACCCAGAACTCTCTGATACCAATAGATGTAAACCTTATGGCATTTCCTATAGGAACAAAAGTTTAAGGTTTCGCAGTGTTTTCCCGATTAAACTACCCCTTCATTGGTCTAAGTGGCAGGATTTGAACCTGCGATCTCCTGCTCCCAAAGCAGGCGCGATACCGGACTACGCTACACTTAGACTTTTAAACATGTACAGCAATAGACACAAGACCTGATTGGATACATCTTATGTCTATCACTCTGCATATTCCTATGCAGATAAGCGCTCTAAGGCGAATATTGCTGCTATCATTAGCTGCACATTAACTTGTTTTATGAATCTAAATATTAGAGCTGGATACTCTTAATTTGGTTTACCCAGAAATCTGGATTACCTTTAGACTCAAAGAACATTGCCATAACTTGGAATACTGAATCAGTGAATCCGCCGATATTCAATACGTCAGGACCAGACACGGTTTGAGCACTTGCATGAGGTGCAATGTCCAAATTCACCATACGGGCGTTTGGATTATTTTTCTTGATTTCCAAGAAGTGTGCATATGTTCCCGTGTGGCCTGGTCTATTTTTCGCATCAGCCCAAGATTCGTTATCGGAAATCATAATGATATTATCCGGCAATCTGTCGCGCGTATAGTTGTTACGGACATATTCCATAGCAGAAGAACAATCCGTTCCGCCATATGACATTGAGGCCAGTTCCATCGTTGTATCCAGAATTCGGTTATAACGAGGAATATATCGGCGGGCGCTCGTATTGAACAAAATGATATCAACATCCTTGTTTTTAGACATCAATGCAGAAGCAAACAGGCCGGCGATATCCATACAGGTAACATTGCTCTTCATGTTTACACGTTGAGTCATAGAACCTGAAATATCAATAGCGATAACCGTTTTGCCTTTAATCTCTGGAACATTGTCCAAAGACATTTCGGCGGCAGTGTTCAAAGCCCGTTTAATCAATTCAGAGCCGTTCGCAGCTTTATAGGCCGAGAAAATGGAATACGGCATTGCCTTGCTGCCCAAAATGTCACGGTGAGACTTCAACCTCTCTGCGATTTGAGATTCCATTTCGCGGTCTGAAAGAACACCATGACGTTCAAACGTGGCAAGATTCATTCTGGTTTGGTTCCAAGTCGCGTTCTTGGCGATATGTTTCCACCCTTCTGTGGTCAAACCCATAGAAGTGTACATTTGGAATGGCACATCCGGCAATTTTTCTGCGGCTTCCAGGTTACGCTTCAGCTTCAGATACAGTTGCAGCTGTTCAGGAAGCTTGTCTTCTTGGCAGTCCATGTCGCATACCCAGCGGTATAACTGGTTGCGTTTTTCATCCGGAGCCTTTGGGTGTACCATCAGGATGATATCCTTCAAAGAAGGGGACTTGCCAATAGAAGCATTAATGACTGTTTTGTCGGATGCAGAGTTCAACCATTGTTGGATTTTACGTTTTGCCAAAGAACCAAAGCTGCGGAAACCAAGGCGACCGGAACGTACAACATTTACGAAAGTACGAAGCATTCGGCCATTGGTAATTACACGATCAAATGTCGGCTCAAAGAAAGATTTGTCACGCTTAAGCAAGATAGCCAACAACAGCGCCGGCATGTCTTTCATCAAGCCTTTTTCATGGGCATAAATAGCGAGTTTAGCAATATACTCACTGCTGCAGTTTTGTGAAATTTGCAATACGCGTTCGAATTGAACCTCTGCACTTTGTAGAACGAGAGAGTCCAGCATACCGGTTACGGCGTATTGCGCCAAGGCATGCTCATGAGTCATAGCATAAGCAACGCCGCCGGATTCATTTCGGGTATTGACCTTAACGGACGGAGTAGATACAGATGTCCCAGTAGGAACATGGATGTGTGAGGTTTTAAACAATGGTGATGACATTCTGTTTCCTTTAGACAAAAATTCTAAAACAAGGCTTTACAAATTAATTTTAAAGCTTTTAGCAAAAAGCACGGCCAATATAATAAAGCCAATAATAGCTCCGCCGATAACACCAGCGAGAACAAGAAGCAGGATTGAGACTGTACTCATTTTACATCCTTAATACAAACGGTATCCACATGACCAGCAGGACTAGGGCATCTTTCGGCTAAACCCTCTTTGCACAATTTACGCATAATTGTCCTGGCTTTATCATGTGAATCTTTATATTTATGGCAAAAGAAATATCCTCTTCTTTCAAGAGCTTCTTTGATCTCTTGCCTTGTTACTTTCCAAATCTTCATGGGACAGGTTTAAACTCTTCTTCAAATTCAGAAACCGGACAAACACAATATTCATGTGTTTGGCAATTAAAATACACGGCCACTTCAGATGAATCGGAATCCATTTTAGCGATACAGAGAAGGTCATAATAGCCGCCTTTATCGTCCATATAGTCGGTATCAGTTAACATGCTTTCTCCAATGGCCCTGCTTCGGGCAAATATTGCCAATATCGGATATATTCATTCGGTCTTAGGAATATCAAATCTTCGCAAGAGCCTGAATAAATTGAATAAAACTTTTTATATCTTTTACCCTGAGGAACTGGGTTTATTCCGAGTCGCATACAATCCCAAAGAGAATCTCTATGTACAATTAGAGAACCAACTTTGAATTCACCCCTTACATCCAATAGAAGGACGCCGCCACTAATGTTTTTCTCGATTTTCTCTTCAGGAAGTCGCCAAGCTTTGCGGTCAACAGCATCTTCTATGTTCATCCAATATTCAATATCTTCTGTATTGTATCTCTTTGTGATGACCATATCTTCAATTGTTTCAACAGGAATTCCTGTGAAAAACTGTTCTGCCTTTTCCAAGAACTCTTCTCTCGGAAGGTCTTCATTCCCAAATTCTTTGGGAAGGTATCGCTCATAAAAGGCAAAGCCGACTTTTCCATCTTTCGTCTTTACCAAAATATTCCTTCTGCTTCTGTCCGGTTTTCTCTCTTTGAGTGGAATCCATTTATTATTGTTCATATTTGTTCCTAATGTAGATGAAGATAGCGGAATCGAATAACTCGAAACCGCTATCAGTGCACGATTAAAGGAAATGCGTTCATGGCTAAAGACGCCTGATTATGCACACCTTGTTGTTTTAAACTCTAAGATGATTTAGCCTCATCGCATCCGCGGCAAGCCAACTTATCTGCACGCTCATTTTCAATATGACCATTATGACCTAACACCCATATGAAACGAACATCATGAAGATTGCGGACTTCGTCCAATTCTTTCCACAGATCAACATTCTTGACCGGCTTATTGGTAGAAGTTTTCCAATCATTCTTCTTCCAATTACCAATCCATTCTGTAATACCATTACGGACATATTTGGAGTCGGTACAAAGAACAACATTTCGCAAACCGTTTTTAGCAGGTTTAATAGCTTTAAGGCCTTGAATAGCTGCCATCAATTCCATACGGTTATTGGTTGTTTCTTTTTCACTGCCGTAGAGTTCTTTTTCTGCGCTTTCGTGTTTTAACAATACGCCCCAGCCGCCCGGGCCAGGATTACCGCTACAAGCACCATCAGTGTAAACATATACAGCACTAGCCATGATCCATTTCCTTTCTATTAGACCAAGAGGATATTAGCTCCATCTGCTTTTTCTCCGTTTCTTTTGAAACGAGAGATTCAGCAGTGAGCTTAACCCACGCTTCGTCTGGATTGTCAAACTTCTCTAAGACATATTCATCAAAAAGTTCATACAGACGAGCAGTCGCTTTTGCAAAGCCTTTATGTTCTTCAGACTTTAAAAGCTCATCAATCTTTTCTTCGTATTCTTCACGGTTCATAATCCACCATTATTCAGCTTTAAGTTCAGATTTACTTCAAACAAGGCCCGCTCACGAATCAATTCGATATTCGCGTAGCTGTAAACGCCTTCTTCAAAGACCGTTGTTAAACGGCTTTTTGGATAATTCTTGACGCTTTCAGAATCCAGACAATCAACACAGATATCGCCAATTACTGCTACACGGCCACGATGTGATTTCTTGCCGCTGTCGGTTTTAGGGTCTTTTTGCAGCATATACTCAACGCCGTCTTGAACCATTGAGGTAGCCTTGATTGCAAAGCCCAATGAATCGCGTGTCGGGCCGGCATAAGAATAGCTGCCCACTCCAAATACAACATTCGAAGATGCAAAACCTTTTGCTTTTAGTCCGGCAAGAATTTGCTCTGCGCGTTCAAGGGTAATAGAATCGCCATAGATTGCACCGATGTGAGGGTCAAGGACTTTGTATCCTTTCTCGTTGATGGTGCCTCCAAACGTCTCCCAGAGGCACTGAATGAGGCCTTTTTCTTCGGGCAGTTCGCCCTCTGATTCCGGAATGCCGCAAAGCACTTCAACAGGATTGCCTGAGTCGGGGCGTACCACAAACTTGCCATCACGAGCCATGATTTCGTCTTTTAAAGACGGAATTACAACTGATACGTTATGCCAGAAATCATAGGTGTCTGAAACAACAGAAACGAGGCCACTTGGATAGATTTCTGTAAGCAGCTTACGATAGGTTTCCGTTTCGTCACGACCGCCGCCAGCGGCTTCTTGTTTTGCAATCTGGGCACACATCACAGAGTGTTCAGTCGCCGGTATGGATCCAGGTCGGAACAATTTGTGTTCTTTGCTGCCGTAGTTGTAGTATTCATCAACGTATGTGATTGCCGGAATGGTATCTGTGCCGTTGAAATAAATCAAATGACCTAAACCGGAAACTTGTGCTGATTCGGGACTACTCATGCCGCGCATTGAAAAATCGTGGAACTGGAATTGCAAATGGTCGTTGTTATCGCAAGTCATATCTGCGTAGGCTAGGCCGATTTGGTAATACTTACGGGCGATAGAGGCAGATGTCATTGGTTGCCACAAACAGCAGGAAATCAGGGTTTCCATGTAGTTGGTAAGCCATGCAAAACGCTTATCTGTGTTTTCTACGGTTAAAACCGGAACACCAATAGGGACGCTTTCACCTTCTGGAATTGCTTTAATTCGCAATGGAAGGCGTCCAAGTTCATGCAGTTCACGGATATGTGAGCCGTCATCATCGGCACCAAGTGTACGTTTAATAAATTGGCTGTATTCTGATACAACCTCATCTACTGGCCGCGCGAAAAATGCCTGATTAAAGAAATCAACCAGATATTTGCGAACAAAGCCGGTTACACCGGAAGATACAACACGGTCAACTTTTGGAAGATATTTATTGTTACGAGGAACCATAGTCGAATAGATGAATTCAGTTCCTGCCGGATATTGCATACGGTGAGAGGTTTTGTAGAAATCACATACCAGCGATGGAATCATTGCATACATGCTTTATTCCTTTTTAGATTTTAGTCAATACGATACGGCCTGCTTTTAGATGCGATGCATCTTTCAGTGCGTTCAATTGCTTAACCATTGCCGGCATACTATTTGTACAATAGACCTTGCCATTAAAAGGACTATCCTCGTCGAGGAGTTTACCTTCGAAAATAGCTGCTTCACAATGGGCAACAACCAAATTAATGGTATAGTCTTCATGTCCGATATTTTCTGCAATCAATTGGGACGCCAATAAGAACGTGCCGCCCTTAGAGCAGATATCATCAACGATCACAACATTCTTTACATTCTCAAGGAATTCATCAGAAATGTTACCACCTTTGATTAATGTTGAAGAGACAATCTTGCCGGTTTGAAAGTTTCGCTCTTTGTTTATTGATACGCTTTGATATTCCGGAAAAAGCTTTTTATATCGCTTAACAGCAGTTGCATCTGGGAATACCAGCAGCGTATCGGCCGGCTTAAAGTTTTCTTTGATAATTTTAGTTTGCGGCACACTATGGGTTACCGGCGCGTCAAATAAAGCTAATGCAACATCAGAATGCGCATCTAAGCATTTTATACGCTTAGGCTTAATGACACTATTTACAAAATTGGCAAAAGATTTCAGAGAGAAAGAATCCGTTTCGGATTCAACGCGGTCCATACGAGAATATGGGATATATGGCAAGTCCAATGTTAACGAAACATAAGGATTATTACGACGAATGGTATCAAATGTGCAAAGCAAATCAAATAATTCAGAATCGTCTTCATACATTAGCTGCACTTCCGTAATTCCTGTTCTAGGGATTTCTAGGAATACATATCTTTTTTCTCCATTTGGAAATTTACTAACCAATGGATAAAATGCAGAACCGCCAATTCTATCATTAAATTTAATGGAAATCATTTTTTAATCTTTCTAAAAGACTACTTTTATTCAAACAAAGCCTGGACAATCTTCTTATCAAGACGTTTGGCTAGATGCTCATAGGTGTTGATAATATGGCCGTCTTTAAAATCCATTTCCTGCAGTTCGATATTCTTGGTTTCGTCTATATTCAGGAACTCCAGATACGATTTATACAGGCTTGGCAGAATTGGGCTTAATGCCTGCATTAACCCTCTGAACAATACAAGAATCTCTGAACATTGGTAATGAATATTCTTGCGGCGCTCTTCTGTGCAGCTTGGACATTTGACCTCCCATGGTTTAAATTGCTCAACATACTCATTAAGCATGTCCGCCACCTTCATTGCCCTAATAACCGCCTTATTGTAATAACCCATACGAATGTGCCAATAAATATCAGCTATTACTGCATCTGTTATTCCTGCACGGCTATATACATCAGAAGTATCAATTCCGGAGTTTAAGACTTCGCTCTCAAAGTATTTGTTCAGAATACGGCCAACACGAGAGGGTATATTTACCAATTTGCCGATAATATCTGAATTTACCTTTTCAACAAAGTCGTCGATGTCAAAGTCTATATCAGCTTCAGAAGCTCCGGCCAATTTGGAAGCAAAGTAATATCTAAGGAACTCTGGGTTAATGCCAGAATCAAGGAATTTGCGGGCCGTTACATATGTGCCGCGAGACTTAGACATCTTTTGGCCATTGACCGTTACAAAACCATGAGTTCTGATTTTATTTGGTAATACCATATCACAGGATTCCAATACAACCGGCCAGAAGATCGCATGGAAACGTAAAATATCTTTACCTATGAAATGAATCATTTCAAAATCTTTTTCAGATTTGTGAAATCCAAAGTCTTTAGCTTTACCCATGTTGCATAGGTTTCGATATGAGGCGAAGTAACCAAACGGTGCATCCATCCAGACGTAGAAATATTTATCTTTTTCGCCGGGGATATTAAATCCAAAATATGGCGTGTCCCTAGATATGCACCAGTCTTCAAGATTGTTTTGATCTTTGCCAACCCAATCCAGGATTCGTTTACCAGGACCACGTGAGACCGGGCCAGTCGTCATGCTATTGTAATAGCTGTCCTTTAAGAACTTCCACCTGCTTCGAACCTTAAGAAACAGATGCTCAGTTTCTTTTAAAACCGGCGTTGCCTCGGATACTGTTGATTTTGGATTTATTAGCCCATAGGCTTCATAGGTCGTGCCGCAGACTTCGCAGTTGTCGCCGTATTGGTCTTGGGCGTGACATTTGGGGCATTCGCCTTTAACGAAGCGGTCGGGCAGGAATATTTGTTTTTCGGGATCGAAAAGCTGTTGAACTTTACGCTTTTCAATAAGTCCCTTCTCTTTTAGAGTAAGATATGCAGCTTCTATAAGCCCACGATTCTCTTCGGAATGGGTCGTATAATAGCTGTCATATTTAACGCCAAAGCCCTCAATGTCTGCCTGATGCTGACGTTTAGACCGCTCAATTAACGTTTCAGGATGAATGCCTTGCTTTTCTGCAGCAAGCATAATAGCGGTGCCATGAGAATCATCAGCACCGCAGAAGTATACATCATTAGAGCTTCTGAGCCTTGCATTTCGAACATAGATATCTGCTTGTATATGCTCCAGCAGATGCCCAAGATGAATGTCGCCATTTGCATATGGCAAAGCTGTAGTTACAAACAGCATAGACCTACCATTTAATTACAATTTTTTGAAATGATCGTAAATATCGAAAATATTTACCTTTTGCTCAAAATTTGGGAAGTTTCTTTTGATGTAAAGGTTGATTTTTTCAACATCTTTCTCATCTGTTCTAGAGCAAATCTCAGAAATATTTCCAAGAACAAGTTCTTCCCATTTGCCTTTCTGAGAAAAGTAGCACATGCCGATTCTGTCGGACACGTATTTCATAAATTTTGCAGCAACCATAAAGACATAGTCTTCACGTTTCTCTTCGTCAGAAAGCACTATGCCATGTGCTTTTGCAATATTGTCTGCTGCCTTGAGGGCTTCGCCATTTGTAATAACCGGGATATGATTAAGCGCATTTAAAAGCTCTTTTTCGAACTCTGGATTATTTTTGCTTCGGTTAAAACTTTTTCGATTAATTCTTTATTTTTCATATTTACCCTTTCGGCAATCTTCGGTCCAAAATCTCTTCTCTTAGAGCGAAGATGTCAATTACAGAACACTTTTGTTCAAGTTTCAGATACACATTCATTCTGCTGAAGTCTTTGTTTTGAACCTTCGAACAGAAATCATTCAAAAGTGCAAGTATATTTTCTTCAGCGTTTGCTGAGTCTTTAACATACACTTTCCCAATTTCTTCGCAAAGAAAGTCATTCAGGTTCATTGCCTTTTTACGAATAGACTTTTCATTCACGTTTCGCCAAAAACATTGCGACTTCGCCTCAAGAGTCTCTATAACCTTATTCGCTTCTTCATAGGTTACAGGCTCAATCTTTGAGACGATTTCAACAATATCAAGTTTCAAAGAAGGCTCTTTTTCAAGGGCCCTCTTGATTTCTTTTATCAGCTTTTCACTTTCCGTCATCGTCTTTTTGCTCCATGAGCTCTTCGACTTTTTGCAGGGTCGCTTTTGCTACGTCAAATTCGGCGTGAGCTTGTTCAACTATTGAGAAGAAATCAACGAGCTGAATACCCATGAAGTGGGAGTTAATATAACTACGGATTTCTTCAAATTGGTCTTTGTCAATCATCATGACAATTTCCATTAGGCCGCCTAGTGTATAAGCTGCCGGCACTTCCGTATTGGTAGTATAACCGCGGTAAATGGTTTCTTTGACTAGGGAATTGAAACCTTCTGCAAATTTATACAATACAGAATCGGGAGAGATGCCGCCTTGAATAACAAAGCCAAGGTCTTCGGCAATAGAGATTGTGCTGTCCGTGATCGAGATTTCGTCAACGAATTCTTCCGCCGAGGATGCTTGTTCTTGTGGCTTAGCTGCCGGATCAAATTTCAAAACATTATTTTCCTGTGTTGGAATATTATTTTCGTCCATTTTGTTCCTCCAATTCATTTTTTATTTTATAAAGGTCGTATAATATATCCGCAGAAGTCAAGGCCTCTGCGTATTTAAGCAATGCTTTATATGCACCTTCTGCTTGCTTAGTCTTTAATCCAGCAAGAATATGGTTAATAGCGAGTAAAGTAGACTCTGGATTTGAACCATTCAACAATACTGAGCATCCAACCTTTTCATTGCACATAGCATTGAAATCTATAATACAATGGAGAACGTAGCTTCTTGTATTTGACTTCTTAACGCCAGATTTAAAATTTAATTCTTTGTTTAAAACAGCGGCCGCATTGACCGCTGTTTCGACTGCATTGTTTTGGATATCAAAATCAGTATTGCATTTCATTTGGTTTTACCTCTATAAAAGAGCCATTCTCATACCCAAATCTGTACCAAGTTTTAAACTTCAGATCTTTTATGAATTTTGGGTTATGAATTTTACCAATTTCGTACTGACTTTCGTCCTCATTGATAAAGGCGACATGTGAACCGGATAACCCTTTAAATTTGGAATTACCTTTAATGATAATGGTATTGTCATTACCAGAAAAGATAATCTTAGAGTTATGGCCAATCACGGTGACCAAGTTATGGTCGCCGGCAATATATACAAAACAATTATCACCCTCTACTGTAACATTGCAATCAGACTCCATAATAAAGATAAAGCAACCTTCTCCCCTAGATATAATCGTTGACTTGTCAGATTCTGATACCAGGATATTTTTATATGAAGAAGATAGGATGAATTGCTTAGGGAAAGAGCTGTAAGCCATAGAGAATGGCTCGGTTAAAAACATATTGGGAGAACCAAGCCAATCCTTATCGCAATATACAACATCTTCAATATTGGTATTTGAATATAATCGCTTTATAGCATTTCTCAAACATTTGGCCAAGCCATTAAGGGTATCTGTAGTCTGATTTTCTTCTACATATTCTCTGAGTATTTCATTGAGGCCCATATAATTCTGACTTTCAATCAGTTCGGCAATAAACGCCTCCGAAGAATACCCATTCTCAGCCTCAAACTCGATACCGAAGGGAAGGACTATTTTGTTCATGTTTAATTCCTTTACGGATAATTTCCCAGAAGCAATTTGACGATTTCGACAAATTCTTTTGTCGGTTTTGCGTCTTTGGGAATTTCTGATATTCGTTCAAAAATCCATTCAATTAGGTCTTTAGCGGACTGCTTTGAAGCCTCTGCAATCGGAATGTATTTCGCAGCAAACGGAGAGTATCTGTCTGGATCATAAATTTCTACAGCCAGTACAAATTTCGCCCATTCGTCTTCAGCCCCTTCTGGATTTCCTTCTATAGGAATAGAGAACCATATAATATATTCTCCCATATGAAAGAATACGTTTGATTCCTTTTTAATCCATTTTTTGGAATACTGGTAGTTTTCTTCTTCCTCCCAGAATTGAGGACGGCATGGTTTAGCACTTTCAAAAAGCTCAACAAGATCTATTTTTGCTTTGTCAAATTTTCTTCGGATTTTGTCGGCAACAATATTTCTGGCCCTGTAGTATGTAATATTCATATTTTACCTTTCTATTTTTACAAATTTCTTATAATCAGGATGAAACATATACCATATATATGGCTTTAATTCTTTGCCTACAACGGCCTGTTCAATGCCTCAGTATCCGTCATCTTCTGGATAAGCGCAGATAACAGAAGACCTATTGCCGGCCATAAACATTACACCCGGATTTACGTCAATCTTGCAGCTTTCGCCCAAAGAGATAACCTGACTGTTATCAAACTTCGCCTCAATTTGATCACAAGAGCCAAGCGAAATGATACTTCCAGAAGCGCCGGAAAGAATTACATCATTTGCATCACCGAGACAGATCACAGAAGCCATTTCTCCTGCTACGTCTATACATGCACTTTGTCCAAGTGTATAAATGCGTGTATTCTCAAATGGCGATGCAATTGTAGGATTATATGCCATTGAAAATATATCGCAGTTATTAGACGTTGGGCAAACTTTAGAATAGTCTTGATTATCAATAATAAGACCATACGACTCTTCGTCTGATAAATTGTCAGTTAAATAATCAATACGGTCTCCGAATTTTGGTTCTGCCTCTTCAAGGAACTCTAAGAATCCGGCCTTAACTTCGGATGCAAAAGCTTCTACCCTTTCTTTGGTTTGCAGCTCTCGTATTGTTTTATGCAAAATCACATTAAGAACAAGTGCTTCGTCATTTCTCAAAAGACCAACGATACAATCTTTGATTCGGATTTGACCATCTTTGATATAGAGCTTAACGGCTTCCATAAACTGTTCTTCGATATTCATGCTTTTTACCTTTCTAAAATATTTAATAGCAGCCTTTACTTGCAAGCTCTTTAAGCTCTTTGTATGGAAGTCTTATTATTTCTCCCTGACCCTCTTTTGCTAACTTAAATTGGTTACCATTGACATAAGTCGATACAACGCAACCATTGTACAGTTCTGAAAACAATATGTAATTATGTTCAGAACCAATAGTCTGCTCGTATTTATACAGAACATTTACTACTATTGGCCGTTGGGACAGGCTTTCTTTTACCTTTGATTTTATCATTTCTGTTGGTATAAGGACTAGAAATCCTATCAATGCAGAAAATAGAAATGCCCTGATTTGGCTTTTCTTGCTTTCAAAGTAATCAAAGACCAAGACACTCAAAACCATAGCCAAAGCTAAACCAATGCAATTGATAAGCTCAATAATATACATGCCGGCTCCTATATTCGCAAATATTTGTCGGCTTGTTCGAGGCTCTCATCCAAAATGGAGAGATGACTAATATCGTCAATACCATCGGATTGTTCAACCTTCAGTTCGTCTTTATCGAAATAGAAGTTGATATATCTTACCGGCATATTATTTGAATGGGCCAGAATATCCAGCTCGCGCATCATAAATAAGGAATCCGTAAATACAATTCCTTGTAGGCCTTCCGATACACTTTGTATAAGATTTCGCGCTTCCATTTTTAATTGAGTTGGATGCATAGTGTGTGCATATGAATCAGACCAAATACAAACTTCATTGTTTTGATCTAATCCTAAGAGATCCGGAACATGTTCATGTATTTTTGACTGATAATCTCCGGTTACAATATTTAAGCCTTCAGAAAATATTACTTCTGTTTCGCATTTATAGAAAACAGTCTTCTTGATTTTAAAGCATTCTTTATCCATGTTTACCTCATATCATAAAAGAACCGACAATGATGTCGGCCCTTAAAATTAATCTTTGTAGTTTATTTTGACGCAGAATTTTTCGGCTTTTGCCTTAATAGGATTCAAGCGTCGAATTACAGCACTTAACACTTTTGGTGTTTCTTTCTCTTTTTCTGCATTTTGATAATCAGGTCGGCAATATACATAACTATTGCCGCCAAAATTGTAGCAATAATTACAATGAGTGACATGAAGGAGAAATATGCCAAGAACCAGTCAATGCCAACGAGATCTTTCATAGGGGCGGCATACAGGCCCAATAAAATCGAGGCAGCTTTAATCGCCTTTCAGTTTAAGAGATTTAACAGTAATAATGTCTTCTTTATGAAATCCATCACGCCTAGCGGCCTTTTTGGATTTGTAAATCCAATAAGTCTCGCCAATATAATGAAACTCAATACCAAACTTCGAAGCAATAATACTTCGCAAAATTTTAGTACTTTTCAATCTGATAGGCATTTCGACATTTGGCAATTTGAGTTTATCGACCTGTTTAACAACATACTCATTGCCATATTTGTCGACAACCTTCATACCGACTTTGATGTCCTTTAATTTCATTTTTTACTGCCTTTCTAAATTATTTTTCAAGCCCGAAATAATCAATGATCCCGTTCATCTTTGAAATGATGTTCGCTGCGCCTATTGGATTTTGGCTATGAACAGTATATTCAAAGCCTTTTGGAAATTTTAACCCCCTGTCAATCAGCTCATTCTCAAGATGATTTATGAAATTGATTGCAGTATCCGGTCCTCCCAGGTCATGATCAAATGCAATTTCTTTTGGCATTCCATATAACTCTAATGCTTTAATTGCTTGAAAGCTATTTCGAGCTACAAACCAGTCTGGAGTTACTGGGAAGCGTTCATCGTCAATAAATAAACGGTAAGTCATATGTCCTCCATCAGAAAATTTTCAACATTATGTTTATTAATCTAATCAGCATCACTAATATCAAAAGCCTTTAACCTTCAGAAGCCTTTGATATTAATAGGCTGCAAAAACAAAAGCCCCAGCGTCAAGCTGGGGCCTTCACTTTTATTATTGACGCACTTTAACTTGTGCAGGAACCGGCGCTACCTCACGCACGATTACCTTTTCAACAACTTCGGTTTTATTAATTACAACAGGAGCAGGAACCACTACAGGAACACCTCCCCATACATAGCTCAAACCAACAGCTGCACCAACATTTTTACGGGTGTCAAAGTTAACACCTGCTTTGCTGACCCATTTGCCAGATTTAGAGATATGGCTCATACCAACGGCTACGGCGCCTTCATGTTTGAAGTAGCCTGCGCCAACACCAAACGCAGTTTGACCAGGAGCGTGTGGCTGTGGAATGCCAGCAATAGCATTTGCACCAGCAATACCGGCACGAGATTCACGGCGCAGGTCGTGCATTTCTTTACGCAAAATTGCTTCGTTAGCACCCATACCTTTAACCAGAGCGGTCAGGTTATCCAGACGTTCAGTATTGACACCAACATTGCCACGCAGCTCATTGATTTGACCATCTTGAGCTTCGTTCCAAGTGTTTTGTTGTTGAACGGTATGGTTAAGAGTCGTGATTTGCTGAGTGTTGGCTTCGATATTACCGGCATTGATAGCAACAACATCGCCCAATTCGGCAATTGCTTTCTTGTTGGCTTCTACGCCTTTAGCATTTTCGCCCACTTTATTGGCAACAGCAAAGAGCTGGCTACCATTAACGGCGTCGGTAGAGGTTTTGGTGATACGGCCGGCAGCAACATTGGTTACATTGCGCTCCCAACTTTCGCTACCCATACTTGTTTCGCCTACAGGACGATGGCCGGCAAAAGTACCATATTTAACGCCATTCACTTCGGCAGTAGCAGTACCAACGGCGCCGGTTGTTTTGGAACCGAAGCCCAAAGCAACATCATGCTTGTTAGTAGCAACAGCATTGCCACCAACGGCGGTAGAGAAGCGTTCCAAGGCTTGTGCACCTGAGCCAATAGCGGTTGATTTCTCACCCATAGATTGGCTGCTTTGACCCAGAGCAGTTGATTGAACGCCACCAGCGTAGGCATGCAAGCTACCTGCGAAAGATGAAGAACCCATAGAAGTAGCATGAGGACCAACAGCGGTGCCGGCTTTTGCATCTACACCAGTTATAGCGCCTTTACCAATGGCAACGGAAGATTCGCCCAGACCCTTAGAATCGGAACCAACAGCAGTTACCATGCTGTTATAAGCTTCGGCGCGTTGGCCAATTGCAACGGACATATTGCCCTTTACGGCGGCATTGTGACCAGACACAACGTTGATTTTGCCATCTACGGTATTGTGAATACCAGATACAGCATTGGATTCGCCAGCTACAGCGATATCGGTACCAGAAACGGTATTACCATGACCAGCAACAGTCAGTTTTTCACCGGTTACGGTATTGTAGTTGCCTTTGACATCATTTTCGGTACCGGACACCAGATTAGCGGAGAAAGCAGGAGCAGACAACAGAGTGATTGCAATTGCAATATGTTTTTTCATAGAGAGGATTCCTTTTTGGCTAATTGGCAATTATGCCAAGTTTAAGTAAAACGTTGATTAAGCTATCTTAGAACAGCAAGTTTTTATTGCATTCTTCGATAACCTTGTACTCGCATACGCGAGCTTTTGAACCATCGTAATCAATAGGGACTGATACGAAGTTCTTTGGATTGATTCGGAGTTTAACCAGGCGCCATTTACCGCCCAAGTCTTGACCATAGCCGCTCTCACGAAGGTAGCGCAAGGATGCGGCGTGAAGACCCTTAGAACAGGTTCGGCTATTGTTGTCGTCAATCTGATTGCGCGGCATCTTAATAACAGAGCCAACAGAATTGTCGATTTTACCGGTATAGACATCTTTCCAGTCGTCACGAACAACTTTGTAACATATTACATAGCCTTCCTTGTCGATTTCGATGTCGTTATGACCAATGAACGAATAGAGGTCATTAATCGTCCGGCGCGATAGGTTTTCTTCCAGATGCCCAAGGAATTTCAAGAACGCTTCTGGCTCAATTTCGTTATCGCCAACTTTACAGGCGCGATTTACAAAGGCGGCAATTTCTTTCTGCAGCAATTCTGGCAGTTCTGAATCAACAAGTTCAGATTCCCAAAGGTCAACCTTATACTTGCCGATTGACGCATAACGAACATTGGAAACTTCCAAGAACGTTTTTCGAGCATCCTTACGCTTGTACCACGCATCCAAGATTGTATCAAAATCGGTTTTAACAACCGACGAGTTAAAGAGTTTGGCCGTTAAGATGTTGCCATTATCTTCAACTTTGGTCACCACGATAAACTTATCAGGATTGACCGTTACGTTGTAATTCATTATCTAACCTTTCTATGTATTGACAAAAGACTGCGTTTATATCATCCCACATAGGATACCGCTCATCTAAGACTTTTCGTATTTGCTGCTTAATTAAGATAATACCAACAACATTAAGTGGGTGCAAAACTTCCTTAGTGGTGATAGCATCTCCGCTATTCAGGATTTCTAGTCCAATTTCTTTTGCCCTGTTTTTAAGCAACTCGGATCTGGAGTACACAAACTCTGAAAACGAGATTGAGTCTCCGCCAAATTCGCAACTTGCACGAATAGTATGGCTGACTAATCTAGCCCTTAGAAAGCCCTTGCCATATTTCACAGCTTCCTCTTTCACTTCGTCAGACATAAACTCCATCAATTTGTAGATATGAAGCTGGCTGACCTCACCAGCGGTAAAAGTTAAAACGTTTGGCAGTCCACAAACTTTTGCCGCTTCAAACCCTTTCGGAGTTCCTCGACCAACATAGATATCTTTTCCTGGGAATATCTTTTTAAGAGCGCTTATTGCATTCGAATAATGGATTTGGCTAGTGCTTGGAGAGCCGACTACGAACAGCTCGTCTGGCTTGATTTTATCCACGTCATAAACAAGTTCTTCCGAGCCGTTTGATGCGAAGAATATTGTATCTGAAAAGCGTATCGGTTCGCCGTCGCCCACACTGAACTGTCCCTTATTGGTCCGACTTAAATATTTTCGGACTTTAGGGCTATCCATATTAACGATATTGCATTCTTTGCCAAGAGAAGCCGCAAATGCTTTGAGTTCGTCTTCTGGCTTATCGATAAAAAGGGTTAAGCCTTTAGGCATACATGACGGAGGAACAATCGTTTCAGAATCCTTTACCATAGACGTAGGCGCGAAGTTAAGGCAATCTTCCTTCATAATTAACCTAATCATGCCCATAACATAGCCTTTGAGCTCTTTCTTTTGAACATCTGGCTCTAAAGACCTTGTTGCCTTAGAACAGTATTTGCCCATTCCTGGCTTATTCCAGAAGCCCCACTTTAGGCCGTCAAGAGCATCAAATCCGAGCTTATCAAATATCTCATCCAGGATCGGCCTTGTTTCTGGAAACAATACAATTCCGAATACCCAAGGGTTGTTCAGAAGTTCCTCTTTAGTCGTCTTCTTAATTTTATCGAAGACTTTAGCCATCTTTTCCTTATGGATTTTTAATGACAGACTTCTTATGTTATCATCGTAGGTAATGCTTTCTCGGGATAAAGAGACTTTTACTTCACCAATAGGAACATCGAGGATGGTTTGACAGTCAAAATAGGTTGCAACATTTCTCATTGAATACGCCGGGCCGCCCACGGATATCATCAGCGTTGAGCGATAGTGCCCAGGGACACTCGTAACTCTGAGTCCATCTGTCACTTCGAAAACATTGAACTTAAACTCTTTGCCGTCCAGCTTTGTCAATTTCGGCAATGGCCAGAATCCAATCAGCTGGTTTTGATAAACCTCTTCAAGCTTACCGATGTCTTCCTGTCTAATCGGAATGCGAACAGTGGTTCCGTTTGGTTCGTTGGTATCATCATCTTTAAGCATGACCTGATAGCTTGGCATGTCATTATTCTTGGAGGTCATAATGACGTTTTTCTTGCCATCTTTTACAGACGTAGAAATGAAATAGTCTGCATAAGCTAACGGGCTTTTAGAGCCAATACCAAAGCCGCCGATATCTTCGTTGTTGTCGTCTTTGGTAGACTTAAAGAATGTAGTATAGACATTAACCATGTCTTCATAGTTCATGCCGATACCGTTGTCTTTGATTTGAATGTAGTGTTCTGCTCCGTCTTTATGAGCGGAGATTTCTACTGGGCCTGTATAACCGGCGCGGCGATTTGCATCATGTGCATTTGCTACTATTTCACGAATCATAGATTCAAACGGCTTTGAATACAGGTCTCCAAATAAACTTCGGAATGTTTTAGCTGTTACCTCGATATTATATTTATTCTCGGCAGTAGTTTCGGTCTTGCTTGCATTTTCAATAATCATATTTTTACTCCGGTGTCAAAAATAAATATAGCATCAAAATAAGTTTAGGCGGACAGGATTTCTCCCGCCCGCCGCTTACTATTTAGAGGAAGTCGATATCAACTTCATCTTCTTCTGCATTGTTTTCCAAATCAGTTTCAGTTTCCTCAATAGCGAGTTCACCAATACACTGATTGTAAATATCAAAAGCAGGCTTAATCATACTACCTACAAATGTATGTTTAACAATCAGGTTAAACCATTTGGAAATTTCTGGGTCTTTCAAATCAATAGTAACGCCGCTATTGTCTACTGTTTGACCCTTATTATGCATACGGAGAAAATCCCCAGTAAGCTTAATCAGGTTATGTTGTTCTGCCCAAATAGCGATGTTAATAATTGTCATAGCTGTTTCACGGCTATAACCCATTTCAGAAGTAATAGCTTCTACTACTTCCTTATGGACTTTTTGGTCAGCACCTACAGTAGCCAACATGAATTTTTGATGTTGCGTCGCGCCGCCCTTAATATGCTTGATCGCATTGATTACATACCGTTCATTAGTCTCGGTATATACATGGTCACATTCCTGTGCCAATTTCTCATTCAAAGCAATCTTCACATATTCTTTTCCAGACTTACCAGAAATAGCACGGTTAGCAAGCTCTGAGCCTTCGTTCAGCAAAGCAAGGTAAAGCTCGATAATCATACCGAACTGCCACGCGTTATTTGTGCCGGGCATATGTTATCTTAAGGGCTTTTTATCCCTTAATTCTAGGACTTTCGTCGCATTACGGAACGTCAATTCATTCCTAGTTCAGCATATATTTTCATTCCAGAGGAATGTCGGAAACTCGTGGAGAAATTATATTCTACAAAAGTAGGTTCATTCTCTATGCGTTACGGGCTTAATGGCCTTAGCCAAAACGTATACCTTTTAAAATATACGCGTCCTCGGTATTTCCATATCTTAAGACTTAGGATTCACCGATATATCCCGATGCACCTATAAGCTTGCACCTATAGGGGGCCCAATTGACCAACGGCTTTCTTCGCGTTAGCAGAGTTTGTAATTAAATCGATATAGCTTTCATCACCAGGACGCTTGCAATAGGTGGGAGTGTAATTCAGCTTGTAAGGCTTCTTCCAATCCAACTTCTTAATGCTGTCATATTCTGACTGCAGGAAGTCTTCATCCCATTGCTCCATCTTCTCAGTAATGTTGCTTAATTTAAACTCGGCCATCATTTGCTTTGCTTCTTCCGGTAATACTGTAATTTGCAGCAAGTCACCATCAATATCTGAGTGGCTGCCTTTGATTACGTCTTTACCGATTAATGCACAATGCAGATTGGATTTGATATCAAGATAATCCTCCAGTGCAAATCCATAGGTTTGCTTCAGGTATGCGTCGAATTTGTTTGCATCCCATAGCTCTTTGATTAGAAGCTGACTTTTCCACAAGAACGGAGAACGAAGCGTAAACGCATTCAGTTTCTTAAATGTCTGAATGATGCCTTGTTCAACCGGTAGATTCTTGGTTGAATAGACATATTCGTGCAGGTCGGTATAAATACGGTTATTCAATACAACAACAATGCCGTCTGGAACATAGATGTCGTGCATTTGTTTCATATTTACGCCGCGCAGTCGTGGAGTAATCATGGTTTGAATCAACGTTTGGCCGCTAATTTCTGAAGAGTACAGCATAGACTTCAGAGCCGCCATATAGTTGCCATATGCACTTACACGTTCCTGATTGCGCTCATTGCGGCTTGGAATGATACGGTAATAGTGAGACTTACCTAACAGTGCATTTTGGATGATTTTACAAACCTCGATTAAAATGCCGGGATATATATATTCGCCATTGGTTTGTTTGCTACAGAATAAACCCAAAGTCTTAGCATCTGGAATACGAACCAGAGTGTTCTGACGTTGTTCACTCAGATTGATGTAGAAGCCTCGGTTAAAGTCTTCGTCCAGCAATTTAGAATACAATGGGAAGATAGAACTGTGTTCCAGAATCAAATCATTTTCAGTGAAATAATTCTTTAAACTTCCTAATGTATAAACAGGTTTATTTTCCGCTGCCACAAATCGGCGCGTTTTGTCATTCAAGCATTTCATCAGCTCAACCACAGCAGACTTCTCATCTGCATCGATACAATTGTCCAAGATGTATTTAGCCAGCCCAGATTCTTTAGTCTGAGAAATGTATCGCAGAGCATTAAAGCTCATCTTTTGGTTACGAACAACAGTAAAATGGCTACCAATTTCAGTATAGTTGATTTGAACAACGCCGTATAAACGGGTTTTGAATTCAACCAACTTACCTTCACGCATCATTGTAAACGTTGCTTCTGGAATCGAATTAGCCGCGGCGTTAATCTCTTCTTCGTCCATAGAACAAAGAAGCTTATCGCCAGATGTAGGCTTATAGTAACCATACTTCAATGCAAATGCGGCCTGCATTAAACGTACAGTATTTTCCTTAGCCTTGATACTATTGACACCAGTGATGATATCAACTTCAAGATCGAAGTCTTCGTTTACGATACGACCACAAGTCATCATGGTCTTGGTTACGCCTTTTAAGCCTGTATGAGAAGTGATTCGAGAATTGCCCACCTTATAGTAAGCAAGAAAATCAATACGGGCTGAGTTGTTGTATCCGTTTTGGGACACTTTGGTCACTTCGATTTTGACCACATTGTCAACAAAGATTGGGCGGCGGTCAAACGAACCCAAAGCTACGGAGCCGTTTTTCGCTTCATATGTATTGCCTTCTTTGACAAAGATTTCATCGAATTCTGTTTCTTTGTGGCGATTCATATAAACGATTTGATTGCCAATTCGACGGTTAACTTCTAAATCGCCGCCAACTTGATGATAGCTCTCTAAGTCGATATCACGATAAACAACAATCGCATCCAATCCGCCATTATCCAGTGCAACATGATCACCATTGTTATCAAAGACGAATTCGCCATTCTCATTTACAGCAGCGTCTTCAATAAACAGCGGTTTGGCTGGCTCTAAAACACCAAAGTAATTACCATTAACGTGAGTTTTCAGACGCGCAGGCAATGCAGATGCACGAGGGAAGATGGACAAAAAGCCGTTAATACGGTCATCCTCATCGTATTCGAAACCAAAACCGGCACAAGAGATTTCTGCAGTGCCATCAGTAACAACAATTTTGTTGCTTTCTGAGAGCATGGTTTCTGAACCTGGCATCAGATTGAAGCAATTTGCCATAGCTGTAATAGCTTCTTTGTCTGGACTGGTAATAATACGACGATGAACCAAATCGCCAATAGGCTCATTCTGATTGACATAAACCAAAGATGTGCCATTACCAGTGCTGTATGGTGCCCACAATACCAAGAGATTCTTGGATTTTAAATTTGCATTGAACGCGTTTGGGCTAACGTATTCAACAAAGTTTGTTACCAGCTTAATATCGCGGCGAATATAAGTGGTAAAGATTTCATTGTTCTTCAGTGCATGTTCAAAACGTTCTGCCAAGAAGAAGTACAACATTTCAAAATGGTTGATAACTTCAATCGGCGCCCGCTTATTGATATGGCGAGAACAGAAGGCAAAGTGAGACCAATGATTCTTAGGATTGAAGAACGATTCAGGAATGATAAATTCGGTCTCAACGGTCTTATCGTTGATTACGTTGATAATCTTAAAGCCAAAAGTATCGGGCTTCAATTCAAATTCAATACGCCCCTCAACAGTTAATCGCTCACGAAAAATAGCAAACACCTCAGCTGGTGTAGAGTCTTTAGCGATTACCGGAATGTGTCCTTGAGAAATTCTTAAGTGCATTTTATATACCTTTCTAGGGTTATTTATACATCCATGAAAAGACCGACACTTTCTCCAANTTTTGCCTTTAATTTTTCTGCACGCCTCTTAATGTCACCAAGGATGCGTTTTAAACGACCATAGATAGACTTTAAACTTGCGGCATTATAATGCATTCTTCCTCTGTTTGAGCGCATCTTATTTCCCTTCCTTCTTTGATTCTTGCCCTTTTGAAATCAATGAGCAGACCATTTCATGACAGCAGCCACAACAAGTGGTCGCGCCGGTCTCTTTTTGTATTGTTTCAAGACCCGCACCATTACTAACCATACTAGCAATAGTCTTATCATTAATATTGTTACAGATACAAATGACCATAAATCAAACCTTTCTTAAAAACAAATAACATACGAATTGGCCCCAGTACCTTTCGATACCGGGGCCTCTTTCGCGTAGGGAGATATTAAAGGAGCCGTCTTTCCGTCGTCCTTCGGCGATTGCTTATCTAGGAAAACATGAAAACCCATAAGCAAGCTGTCAAGAAAGGTATATGGTCAGGATTTTGCGGAGTCATGGATAATCCTGAAACCATGTGCACTATCGTTTGTGGTGGTGCGTAAGAATGGGGCCGAGTAGGCATCAAGTCAACTGCGATAAGATAGGCTGTGAGACTATTTGTGCCCTCGGCGAGTTTGGTTATTGGCTGGCACCTTGATATATCCGACTGTATACAAAGAAAGTCTGAATGGTGCACTTACGCGGTTTATCGTGTAGTCAATACGAGCAGAACCACTGTTTTTTAAAGACTATCATGGGGTAAGCGCCGCCCATATAGAACACGTCTACCACACTAACTTGTTTTATTATTCAAAGGCCGGTTCGCCTTCCAAGAAGATACCTGTAATACGAAATTCGCGTTTACCGAAATCTTCGTCATCAAGTTCAATTGTGCCAGCGTCGTAAACCACATCTGCTTCTACCAAACGGCGGATATGTGACGGCAATTCGGCAATACGTTTACCTTCTTTAGTCAACAGAATGGTGCAACCCAAATCTTGGATGTCTTCATCGGACATACTGGCAATTACTTCGATGTCTTCACGGTTCAATGTCATAGAGTCAACTTCACGCAATTCGCGTTCAGCAAGCTCTTTGAATTCTTTGTCAGTAGGAGCGGAGAAAATCAGCTCTTGGGCAATAGATAAACCCAATCTTGCATAGGCTTTGTAGAGTTTGTTAGGAGATTTCACGATTTAATTCCTTTATAAAATGTCGTATTTAATTTTATAGGTGTACTTGATTCCGTCCAATTCGAATTCATATTGAATTGCCGGAAACTTGTAATAGGTTTGTCTGATTTCTGAATAGATGAAGCTGATATCGTGCATCTTTAAAGCCGCACGATGTTTTACTAGCCTATTGAACAGGCTTTCAGATTCAGCATGAAAAGGGTCACGAGTTACAGACAAAGCCTTTTCAATTGACTCATCCTTTACCACTTCAATGTTTACAGAGCAAGAATACAAAGTCATTGCTCTTTCAAAGAAATCGTTTAAAGTACGAAGCATATCCTTTTTTACAAGGATTAATTGCTTTTCATTTGCCTGCATTTTGTGTCCCTTTTTATTTTTTCAAGCGTTTAGGATAGGCATGGCGTTATGAGATACTCGGTCTATCTAATTCTTTTTGTATGCTTGCCAATTAAAATGAACTTCAAAGCCTTTGTTGTGAACGATACCAACGCCTTCTAAAAGTTCATTGGGAGCTATCATTCCACCACGGAGGTCTTCTATATATTGAGCAGTGTCAATATCTCGGAGCCATTTTCCAAGTGCAAATCCATTTCTTTGGCGCATAGTTTCAAAAGCAGACTTGCCGCCCTGACCGGTGCTTTCATAGCGATACAGCTCTAAAAGGTCTTCATGGGAGAATTCAAAGCTTCCTCCCATATTTCTGGCTAGGCGGCGATACATAGCTGCTTTAGCTGCAAACTTTTTGCTGCAGCCAACTTTTCGTTTGTTAAAAACTTTCATCGTTTAGCCTTTAACTTGTAGAATACATGATGACCAATACGGCGAGGCTTTACTGCACGAGGCGCCGGCCGTCTTCCATTGGAGAAAAAGAAAATAGCTCCCCCTGTATTGTCAGCATGACGTTTCGCCCTATGGGCCGAATAAACGGCTTTTGCAATCTTTTCTGTTTCTTTGTCGTAACCAGTTTTAGCTCGCAACTTCTTATTGCGATACCACTGGAATTGGCCACGCTGTGCAATAACACCGTTTACCGTATTCGGGAACTCTTTGTGTTTTACACGATTCATGATTACATTGGCAACTGCCTTTTTGCCGGCTACGGATTCACCGCGGGCTTCATTGTGAATAGCAGTAGCTAATGCTTTTACTTCTGCTGACGTTGAATTCTGACGTTTACCTGCTTCAACGTTTAAACTTGCAACCAATAGAAGGGCTGCAATAAGGATGCGTTTATTCATCTCGGGGTTCTCCATAGACCACTATATAACTCCCGCCGGAATGCGGTTCAAGAGCCACAGTGACGTTGTTAAACTCTTTCTTAAGACCCTGGATAATTGTTATAACTTCATCGGCGCTATAATACACGCCTTCTGATAGAAACTGTTCAAACAATCCAAGCTCTTTTAGCTTATTAGGCATAATAAACTTTCCTTGCCTTGAAGCTGGTGTATGATTTCAGCCAGCTTATTTTTACTTCTCTGTTTAACGGAAGACACAAATGCTGCTAATTTGCGTATTCCAATTGCAATTAAGATTAGCATAAGTGCCTCCGTTTTGCTATGCTTCTGCCTTTGCAATAATCTTTTCGATTTTGCGTAGGAGTCCAATGTAGTAATTTACACGACCAAGAAACCGTTTAGTCCGCTTACAGTCCTGATAGCACTTCAAGATAATGCTATCATTGTCACCGTAATAGCGGAGATGATGTTCATAGGATTCAAATTGATATTCTGCTAGAATACGCAGATTATTTTCCTTGACCTCTTCCCATTCACGGTTATGGGCATAAATCATTGCTGGAGAAATCAGATCTTTGACTGAGATTTCTTCTTCAATGCCGGCCGCGCGTCGATTATTGAGTCGAATCTGATTGAATTTCAAGGTCCGAAGCAAATCTTCAAAACGATGCACATTCTTCAGAAACTTCTCATTGAAATGTCGGATTTCAGTGTTCATTCTGAGGCCTTTTTGTCCGGCAATTGTTCAAGGGCCGTAACCGCCCGCGCTGGTTTGGCTTCTTTCAATTTCGAAGCTTCGATTGCCTTATTCATATGCTGGAATTGCATATCTTCAAAAGCAGCTTTTGTGATTGTACGGCACAACACCTTAGGCTCTTTGCCGGGAACGAGGTCGTTTACACACTCTTCGTAGAAAGTACCATTTCGATTTGTTCCCATCTGAACCCAATGGTCGGCGTTCAGATAAATGCGAGACGATTCGTCTACTCTGCTACAAGCAGAAACGCCGGCAATAGCAATCAAAACTGCTAACAATTTCAATACTTTTTTATTTACTTTCACACTTATCTCCATTTTGCAATCTGGGCACCGGTTACATCTTTGGGATTGACAAAAGAAACCTTTCCTTCTTTTTCGAAGATATAATCGCCGCGTCTATTTTTGCCAATAATTTTGCGAATCTCGTCCTCGCCATCCCAAGTCACAAATGCCTCCATTTCATAGGCAATTTGCAAAGCCGTATTCGACATCACTTTAATGATACGTTTAGAATCTTCAGAGTTTGCATATCCATTAAAGTTGCAACTATTAAAACCTTCAGGGTCTTTTTTGCCATCGGCCATCCATGTCTCAATACAAAGGTCGCCATTTGGATTAAAAGTGCCGCCAATCAACGGCGTAGGGATGCTTGAGAGAATAGGAAATTTGGACATATCTTCAACAATCAAGCCCAATCTTCCATTGCCTGTTTTTAGAATCTTTCCTGAAATGGCATTTTTAATTGAGAAATGCTTAGGCTTTTCCAGTTCCCATAATAGCCTAAGCCCTTTAATTGCATTCGGATCAATTTCGGCAACATTACTTTCGCCTTGGGCAATATATGTACCCCTTTCTGTTTTTAATATCAGCTTTTGGCTGTCAAAAGGTGCACTTTCCCAAGTCACGGGAATTTTATACCACATACAAAAGTTTAATGAGTGGTTAAGGACATCTTGTTTAAACCCTTGAACTTCCTCTTCATTCGCATATTCAATAAGGTCAAATATGGACTCTTGATCCGGGCGATTTTCTCCATTTTTATCCCAACTGTGTGGAAGAATACGCTTTCCATCAAAGGAAAATCCAATAATTGGAGACAAGATGCTTTTCATACCATTCATCTTAGAAGCATCGCCGGCAATAAAGCAAATTTCGCCATTGCGCATTTTTACTGGTCGACCAATAGCTTCAGACCAATCTTTCGTTTGCATATTTTACTCCGTTTTAAAGTTGATTACGATAATATTCTCTCACTTCCATGGGGACTTTACCAAGAAGATTGCGACCACGCCAATTGTTTCGGTTACGGATTTCATCACTCTTCCAATCCAATTTAACGCCCCAAATAGCGTCATACGGAGAGCCTTCAACCAGTTCACGATTGCCAGTGCTCATCAGAAATGCTCGAATATGTGCAGGGGCAAACTTCGCTTTCAGGATTTCAACCATTATTCCATAACGATTTTCACCCCATTTTACTGGATCAAAATTCTGAATGGCACGGCCAATTCGCTTAACTTCTTGCGGCGTTCTGGTATTGACCACTGCACGGGCTTTAGACGGTTCAAACATCAAAGCCTTTTCGAGCATAAAAGCGTGTTCAGAGGTCTTAACGACATAGTCTTTCCATTTAAACGGCGCCGGATGAAAATTACTCAATGGCGATTGTGCACCAAAGAAAGTGACCATGTCATCAAGAAACCGAGAACCCATTGCAATTTTTTCCATTTTTATACCTTTCTTTGGTTATTTCACCATACAACCGACACTTACTCTTTGGATTTAATCCTTTTCTTTACCTTTGTAGCGGTACACAGTTTTCGCTGCAATTTTATTGGTTGCATATTTAAGGCCCAGTTCCAATAAAACAAGAGGCACACCAATAGGCCAAACCAATGCAATCATTGCGGCAATATGTGTATAGAAATCGACTTCATATTTAGCCACAGAGTTGTAAGGATCATTTTTATTCTTCTTGTATATAGATACGAATATCGCCATATATAAGAAGAACACCAATACAGCGGTGGCCATATAAGCCGAGATATAGATTATTTCCATATTTAAACCCTTTAAAAATAGTTGCTTAGCTTAATATATACAGGCCGTTCATATTTGAACCGTCAGTTTCAAACTTCCATCCTCTGAAAGAAAGGATGAAAGACCCATTGTCCAGTTTTGACTCTACAGAGAGGGCACCTTCAAATCCAGAGCCTTCCCAATTAATAGCCTTCCGACTGCTCAATGCTTCAGACAAAAGTTTCAAATTGTTTAGACGCACAGAGCTATCTTCTTTTAAAACCTCTCTAATGTCATGGCCATAATTGCGCTCTTTGCAATCGCCTTCATAATTCCATGCTTCTGGAACTACATTAGAAACATTGTCGAACCTAACTCCAACTAAAGGATATCTTGAATCAGGTACAACCAATGGGTCTTTGTTTGTATCGGCATATATTATTGCATAATTGTCATCATAGGTTTGAAGTAATTTGCCAATCAATTCGGGTTTATAAGTGAATCCGGCCATTTTAGATCCTTTTATCTTTGTTTTCAAGTTTTTGCATAGCTTCTTTATAGAGGCTTAGATATATTTCTGCTTCCTCTATTCCACTGTAATTGTAGAAAGCCTGAACAATATGAGTTCTTTTGTCTTCAGCTATGGCTCTCATCCTTCTGATCTCTTCCCTTTTTACACCCATAAGGTAATAGAGCTCAAGTTCACCGTCTTCCAAAAGAGACTTTTTGAATTTTTGAAGATTCGAGTGTTCCTTTTTTATATCTTCATAAATAGAGTCTCGAGCATATCGCCTTACGAGTAAATCCCATTCTTTTAAATCTTCCTCTGACATTTCTTCAGGTCTAACCTTGAATCTAGAGGAAAGATATGCATGGAACTCGAGTCTTTTATTTAATTTTTCTGTATCTTCGTCAATATCTGACATCTCAAACCTCCATCATTCGTTTATTAGATACAAAATACCTGCGTTTATACTCCGCAGGCAAGAGTAGAACAACACTCACGGTTGGGTTGTCATCCCGAGTCAGAGATAGCATTTCAGCTACCAGCCTTTGTGACTAAATCATCGGCTCCATTCAGAATCTAGTTCTGAATCATACTAGGATAAGGAACATTTGAACTGTCCCAAAAGAAAACCGACACCTTATCGAAGGTGCCGGCGGGGATTCTTTTACATAGTATTCACAACTCTATGTTAAGGTCCTCTTCTTTTAGTCCAACCCTTTCCGTGATATTTGGATAGAACCATTTAATATCAGGATAGTTCTTTCTAAAATTAGAGAGTTTTTGATCAAATAGGTCGATATTGTCATGCCTTAAATCATCTAAATACAAGGCAATTATATCAGAACCTTTTGCAGGTTTACTTAGTATGGATTCACAATACCAAACGAATGACTCAAGGCGCAGATGAGATAGGCCTATTGTATAATTAGCGCAATGAAAAGTTACTTCTGGATTGAACTCGAAATAACTATAAAGCTCTTCTTTGCTGGTATTTAGCAATAAGATGTCATTAGGATTGGTAGAGAACCATGACGAAATGCCTACAATATGGGTATCGTATCCCCTTTGAATCATCTTCTCAATAAACGTGTTGAGCATCTTTAATTGTCGGCGATTTACAAAATTGCCATAGCAAACGCGGCCATCTTTCATTTTTGAGAATTTAATCTCATCTTCGAGTGTATTGGCGATATCAGAAATACTCCCCTTTATAGCGGAAAACTTAGGATAATCTTGATTGCTATTCAGGACTCCATCTATATCCAATGCAATAAACAGTTTGTTTTCCATATCTAACCTTTACGACCTAATTTTAGTAAACAGCTTATGAATCATAGAAGCAACAATAAGCGGGGAAGTGAAAATAAAAACCATAACAACGTAGAATATGAAACATACGATGCTCACTAAAAATACAGGTAGAAATGCTACGAGTTGGATAAAACCGAATAGAAAGTCTGCCATAGGGCTTATTCCTTTATAATAACGCCGTTTCGGCAAATGTTTAGCTCTACGCCTTCGACCAATTGAGGTGTATGGATACTCACATATAACCGGCCGTGAAAATTACGTACCCAAGATATAATATAAGGCGTCTTAGGGGACATAAAGGTATAACGAATATATGGGTCTCCATTAGGATCGGAGATTCTGTCCATATACAATGGAACATCAAAATTATGCTCAAGGTCGGATAAGAGCCAGTTCAGATTCCCATACAAGGACTTAGAATCATAATTCTTAGAGGCATACTCCATCATGGAATCAAAGATAGGGTTGCCGCGAAGTGATTTAATATAATCCGCATTGGACAGTTCATCAACAAACGTCTCAATAGCGGAAATATACTCTTTACCGACGTTAGAAGGCCAATCAAAAGGCTCCGCGGCGGGATCAAACAGAACAGTAAACAAATTCAAAGGAATCATAATAAAGCCTTTCTAGGGCCTTATACAGACCCTATTAAAAATCGTACATGTACTGCAATACAAACGAGTAACCATACTCAATTTGCCAAACGACATCAGTTGCTATCAGAAGAATAGGCGTCGTCAAGGATATGAGACTCAACTTCTTCATCATTGTTCCCTCCAAAACCGGAGAATAAAGATTCAACAACAGGTGTAAGAACCCATACACATCCAAACAATACAATACAACCGGTAACCAAAGAGGCAAAGGTGCTATTGTACATAAAACAGATAGCAGAAATACCTAATACAGTACAAAGCTTAGTAATTGAAAGACGCCCCTGTTTATTATAGAACAGTCGCGCCGCTATTAGATTAAAGCGAGAACGGATAAAACCCATAATGAACTCCATTTACAATACAAGCAATCAGTTTTAGCTATCCAAATATAGCTTATGATAGCTAATATAACATAAGTAATAATGCCCGCGTAATAAGCCAGTTGAAATCAACCAGCTATAAAACGCAAACTTACCTAGTATCAGATATACTCATACTTCTTATAAAGACCTTTGAAGAAATCACCAATAGGCCACTTAGCAGGATAGTAAATCCACTTCTTATTTTCATACTTTTTGTAACCAATCAGCTTCTTCAGAATAAACAGAGACGCGCCGAAGATCAAACCGGTCGCCGCGCCGATTACAAAGCCAGACATGGTGCCACTAATACCACAAGCAAAACCAATTAACAAAGAAAAACAAAGGTCTACATAAGCTTCATAACCCAATATTTTATACAAAAGGTCAACATTACTCTTAGCTAATATAGACAATATAGCCAAAGAAGTAATAGCAGAACCAAACAATATCATAGAAATCATGATACACTCCAATATAATTTTTACCAGAAAATAACCGACACTAAATCTAAGGACAATACAGAATCAAAGGTAAGAATGCACTTCCGAGCGCAACAAAACGGCCCGCGCTGGAAGAATAAAATACATCCATAATAACAAATAAAAAACCAAATTCTCTATTGTTCCATACAAACAAACAAAATCAAAAATCCCAAAAACAAAACAAAACTAATATAAACAACAAAAACAAAACAATAAACATATCAAAAAAACACTCCAATAACAAAAAAGAACAGAATACAAAAATACAATCCATATAAGCTTACACTTCAATCAGCTCAGAACACAGTAAACTTGCTACAGAAACCAATTCAGTAAGCAATATATAAAGACTATACAAATTAACTGCACAAACGGTACGCTGCATAAATTATCAGAACTGCATTATTAGCCGCGGAAACGAGGTCTAGAGCCGGTTCAGAATAGGCCTAAACTTCCTAAATATGCTTAACTATGCCGGACTTCCTGGTCTGCAAGCGTATACAAGTGCACCCAGACTCTGCATCTAGGTTTGATAGTTACTATGCAAGTATCTCAGTCTAGATATCGCCATATACTGTATATTTGCTATAGTATATATCTTATTGGTGCTTATATTATAAGGGTTATAGGCGTATATATGGTTTGTATTGTATGTGTTTATATTACTATTATTATAACTAGTATATTTGCTTTTATTCTTGGTAATCAATACAAGAGCGGCCCGCCCGTCTATGCAGTCCGTTGATATGTTCTATATGTAGTCCGTATCTATTTAGACCGTATATTCAGTCCTTTTATACTGCTTATTGGTATGTTCCGTATATACGTTTATCTGTATATAGGAGAAAACGATACTTTGCGAATTTTTCTCATTTAGACCGGTTTTAGGGCTGTTTTTACCGATATCTACTATTTTTATGCCGCGTCTGCTTATTTTTTAAGCAAATTTAGCTCTGTTTTTGCCGATTATTTCAAAATCAGCGTTTTTTAGAATCGCATACAAATCAACAAGTTAGTATACTTTCTCCCTATAGCGGATACACCATGTATTAGCTGTTTATTAGCATCTAAAATACCTGTCAATTTGCCTATTTTTTAAGCAAAATGACCTGTTTTCTATGCCTATACTGTGCTAATATACAACTTATGCTACGATTCTTGTTATTCTTGCAATATTATGCTAATTTTAGCTACACACCAATTGCAGATTTTAAGCAATCAGAGCTGTATTTTCGTACTTTTTGAGAATTTTCTCATTTTTTGTGAATCGTTATTTATCAACAACTTACGATTTTGGGGATAAACTTTGCTCCCTATCCGGATAAACGAGATTGTCAACAATCCTAAGTTTACTTTGTTCCAATTTGCGCAAACCTCTGTTTTGCCAATTTTAGCATTTTATTGCTTTGGCTTCTATAGGATTTAGCTCATTTATACGTTTATTGGGCTATCTTCCCATAGTATAACCGACACTTGCTCTATTATACTTGCTGGTATATACAACTACGGCCGGCCCGTTTATTCGTATAACCGGTATCAGGATATGTATAACCTTAGATATAATCTCTTATTCTTGTATTGGTATCTTATCTTTTGTTTCTATTCTTGCTTCTATGTATGGTCCTTTAAATACAATAGGGACTATAGCTAATATACTATCCCGCCGCGCCCATTCCATTCAAATCCTCATTCAACATCTCAACAAATCACAAAAACAAAAAATAACAAACCAACATTTCAACCAACCTCAAATTTAAAATAAAAAAGATGCCAGTATGCACTTACATGCACACCAGCATCCAGTAGACTAATAGGGGCTCGCTTACGCTCGCCCACTACTTCTGCTATTGATTAGAACGGAGCATCATCGTCATTGTCTTGAGCTTGTGCTACTGGAGCAGCTTGACCACGACGACGGCCTTTGGCTTTAGGAGCTTCTTCAGCTACCGGAGTTTCGGCTTTAGCAGTATCAGCAAAGATATCTACATCACCCAAGTCCAGTTCGCCCGGTTCCAGTTCGTCAACATCGATTTCGGCTACAGCTGCAGCTACAGGATTGTCGCCATTGGATACACGATAACCGTCCATAGTTACACGAGCAGTTACGACCCATGGTTGACCTTGCTCTTCATCTTCACGAGGAGTGCGGCTTTCGAAACCGAGCACATTGCCTTCAGTGAAGAAGATGTCGCTTGCATTGCTGCTTACGTTATCAAAGGCTTCGGCACGGGTTTGTCCACGACCATTGTTACCGTTGCTGTACATTACTGCACGAACAGTAACTGCATCGCCGCGGCCGTCTGTGAAGTTTACAAACTTACGGCAATATTGAGTCGGGTTAGTACCCTCGGTCATTTGCACACCAGCCAGATAGCCTTCATGCAATTCATCTTGTTCCAGACCGGTGATTTCTGCTTCACCAGTAATGGTCAGATGATAGTTGGGAGCCATACGGCCATATGCACGAGGAGTTGCACGGACGTCTGTGTTCTTACCGGAAGCTTTGTAGCTTGCTGCAGCAATCGGTACAATGCAAGGGCTCAGGCCGTTTGCACCAACATAGATTGCGGTAGAAGTAGCCAACGCACCAGCTTCGATCAGGGCTTTGATTTCAGCTTGATAACCGGCAACGATTTTCTTCATGATTTCGCGCAGTTGTTCTTCACGAACGACTACACGCTCACCATCTTCTTCTTTGGCGGTTACGATATTTTTGTCGTGGCTGATGAATGCAGCACCGGAAACCAGAGCGTCGAAACCTTTATGCAGGCTCAAGGCTTTCAGGGCCAGACCGTTTGCTTTGGCATACCATTCTTGACCGAATTTAGGGCCAACAGGAACAGGGAAGCTTGCCAGTTTGCCATTGCTGATAGACAAACCATTGAAGCCGGCGTCCAGGAATTCCATTGCATTGGCATTGGCATTGCGAACGGCATTAACGATTTGGTTAGTCGTCATACCTTCTGCATAGTCAACACCATCATCGGCATTGGTGGCAATCCAACAGGCGCGTCCGTTGCCGCGAGACATCGGAATATTAGCTACCATATGGACCAGTTTATACACTGCTACTTTGTAGCCCAGCGCTTGGCTTTCATCTGGACGTGCATCCAGAACGTAGAAGGTGCGGCGAGCTGCTGCTGTTGGTGCTACCACTTGGCCGATGATGGTGTGGAATTTGTTACGTCCAGTATTCAGGTTGCCAGTTTCGATTTGATTCATGATGATTTTCCTTTCGGTAGATTGATTAAAAAGATTTCTTTCGGTCAGATTTAGACCATAGAGCTGTTTTGTTTTGAGGTCAGCTCTGTTTCCTCATAAAAATACCGACACAACCACTAGGGCCGCGCCGGCACTCTTTATTTCACCTTGACATTTCGAAGATACGAATCTGCAAAGTTCAGGTCACGTTCTACAAACACCACTTCTGGATCATTAAGAGCAGTGACATTATTCAGGCTATCAGATAATACAATAGAGCCACGATTACAAGATTTAGCAAAACGAATAGCTTCTAATTCTGCTACATTGTTATCAGCGGCCCGTATAATCTTAAAGCCATTAATCTGCATATTACTAGAGCAGTAACCAATAGCCCACTTGGTATTGGTCACCTTTCTAGCATCGCAGTATATTTTAGGCTGCACTTGAAGCTTCTTTCATAGCTTTAACAAGCACACCGGTTTCGCCTTTACGACCAAAATCTTTGGTAGTAGCAGCATCAAGAATACCTACCAGCTTACCAATAGTATAGCCAGCGATATCACGAACCGCGCCGAGAACTTTGCATACACCGCCATATACATACATGACGATACCTTTGGCCAAGTCAATCACAAACGAGCCGCCGCGTTTACAGCCAACCCAAATCTTGTGAGACCAGCCCTCTTTATCTTCGTCATCAGTTGCATCAACCAACGCAGACAGGAAGGTGCCAAATTCGCCGGACACTTCTTCGTCAGCTTCTTTCAAAGCTTCGTAGAACATGTTAGTGGCTTCGTTAACCACATCGTTTTCAGCAGTCAAAGTAGAAGCACCAGTAGCATCAGACTTACGTTTATAGTGAGCCAACGCAGTGATATAGGTAACAACCGCTTCATACAGCTCAGGTGTTACTTTATCGCCTTCAAAGTTTAAGATGTCGGTTTTAACGTCTTCAACAGCTTCGGCGAACTTCTTACCTTCGAAAGAGGCTTTTGCAGCCTCGATGGTGGCAGGAGTGGATTTGATTGCAGATTTCAAAGTTTTCATGGTATTTCCTTTAGCTAAAGTTTCAGATTTGATTTCGGTTCTGGACAACTGTTCTGCCCGTTTAAATACAGACAGAGTAACAGGTCCAATTTGCTCCGGATTTTTGAGCTCGGTTCCAGAGATGGTGACCGTAACACCATTATTCTCAACAAAGCCTTTATGTGTGGCTTCACCTAAGACCGACATCCATAGAACAGCGGTCTCTGTAATCTTTTTCTCAACGGCCTGTTTATGAACGCCGCTAAGCCGTTGGTATTGAAGCTCCAGTCTATGAAGCTCACCTTGCAATTGAAGCAGGACTTTCTTTGCCTGCTTTTGGGTTTTGATTTCCATTTTGGACTCCAACAAGGCAACGTGCCTTTCCATAAAAATACCGACACCAAATCAAATCGGCGCCGGCATTCTTTAATTAAATAACTTCAAAATAAGGGTCAAAGATAGTGCCCTTATGGACGTATTTACCGTCCTCTAATTTATAGACGGTAACATTTTGGCCAAATGGCAAGCTGGTATCACAAACATAGATTTTAGTGAAACCCAAAGAACGAAGACTTTCATCTGTATTCTTATCAGACGAATGCTCATACATGTCAATCCACTCTGCCTCGAGCTTACCGATATTGGATTTGAGCACAACAGTTTTGCCGTATGCCCAATGGCGAATTTGACGTAAAAAGCGGTTAATGGAAGGGGTTTTCTTAGCCATGATTATCTCCATAAAAGGCTGTTAAAATTATTTACCGCAAAATAACCGACACCTTTTTTACGGGCGCCGGCTATTGATATTAGTTTACAGTAGTAGAGCTACCTTGTTCAGAAGGCATAGGTTCACCATTATGGATTTCGGTAGGGACCTGAACCAGCTCTTCCAAAACCTCATCATATTCCGCATTAACTTGTTTCATACGGAACATAAACAAAGCAACAGTAGGAGCTACAGCAGCAACCAAACTAATGGTCGCTTCGAAACCTTTAGCCCATACGTTCACAACTTTACAAACAAAGCCGCTATTCATGGTAATCTCAACAGACTTACCAAAATCCTCATCTTTAGCATTCCAGCTAATAGTATTCGGATTAATTCTTACATGGTGACCAGACTCACGTTTACCAAAGATACGGGCAACGGAGCTCGAATACGCTTTAACATTCGAAGCGATAACGGCCAAAGTAGAGACTTCAGATTTAGACAGTTCAATACGGATTTTCATGTTTAGATACCTTTTAGTGTAAGTAAGTTTTGGGCTTATGTGCCCCTCATAAAACAACCGACACAAAACCGTTGATATTAAGTAACCTATATTCAATACGGAGTTTGTGATAGTCTTAGCGGATTTGTATGCGTGGATATACAACTTTGAGCTTCAGTTATTTGTCCAGCGGGCGGAAAAAGAATGGCCGCCGTTCTACTATCAAAAGGTAGTATACTTGGCGGCCTAAATTTTATGGAGGTAAATGAAACTTTCAAACGGGAGTCCTTACTTCCCAAAAAAGGACCGACATCAAGAGCAACAAAGCTCAAGACGTCGGTAAACTCACTTACTAAGGGGAAAATATGTCATAAAAGAACCGACACAAAATGCGCGGCCCTTCCGTATTGTTCCTATTTATAAGCTTCAGCATCACCAGTTGGAAGCTCATTTACAGACAGCTCTTTATAAGGGTCAACAACTTCCTTAACGATGGTCGGCTTACAAACATCAGGCTTAGTCATAGCTTTACCAGCCATAACAATATTAAAACCAAGAAGAATAAACCAAGACCCAACCAAGATAATAGCCAAAGAAATAATAATCCAATCAGGGATACGTTTAAACATAGCAACCTCCAAAAGTAAAAAATAAAAATTATCATAAAATAACCGACATCCTTTTACAGATGCCGGCTATTTGGTTATTGCATTGATTCGATAACATCATTGTGGATATCGATATCAATGATATGCTCCCAACAAGCCACGAGCCTGCGGAAACTTTGCTCAGGTGAGATATCTGGGTGATTAGCCCAGTCATCCTCTTGGTCTCTTTCTTCGCGGAGTCCCACTACATCATGAAGCAGGTCTCCGTCGCTAAAACTGCGGAGGTAATCTTTGTAGTCCTCAACGGTTTTATAACCTTCATCTTTAAGGCCTTTGAGGAAAGATTCTTTAGCTTCATCATGAGCTGCATCTTCAAATGCTTTAAGCTCATCAGGACGATGACGCAATTCAAACATATTTTTAGTTGGTGTAAACATTTTTAGCCTCCAATAGCTATGGTTATTAAAATAATAATTGAGAGAACAGTTCTTCTCTCCCATAAAAAGACCGACACCAATAATCTGGGCCGGCCCTTGTATTGTTAAATAGGACTGAACTCTTCAACCCTATTAAATACCAAAGAACCATCATCATACATATTAAAGATAACCAACTCATCCTCTTCAATATGATTAGCAATCACCTCTCCATTATGCTCCCATACGGAGATGCCACCATTTTTACTCATAGCAGCCTTAAGCTCGCCAATAGAACCATAGTATTTGTCAAATGCAAAAGAAACCATAATAACCTCCAGTAAAATATAAATTATTGATATTGCCACGAAACAACCGACACCAAAACCTCTACACGTGGATGCAGCCCCATATATCTACGGAGCCGTATCCAGCGAGAGGTAACCTTTGGTGTTTTGGTTTTTGGTACGGAGTCTTACAGCATGTCGATAATTTCTTCGCTGTCAACTTCATGGTAAGACTCAGTCTCAACCACTTCTCCATTAGCCAAAGCTTCTGCTTCGGCAGTTTTAACCTCGGCCACAATTTGGATTTGGTTGATAACTTCGCGGCTCAGAGCTTTCAGGATGAAGCTGAAAGGAGATTTACCGTCAAAGTTCAACAGATTGTTGACTGCTTTAGCATCGTCCAAACCAAAGAAGAAAGAGGTATTGTAAATTTCACATACATTCTTGGTGTACACAGAGTGGTGTACATTTTTCCAAGTGGCAGTATGAGCCATCCGAACAGCGTTGGTTTTGTTCCAACGGTATCCGTCTTGGCCACGGCTGCGTTTGTCTTCCTCAAACAGCTCAACGAATATTTTAGCAATCTCATATGCCGCATTGTCGTCTTTGATAGACATCAATTCGAAGGCTTTTTCAAACGCTTCAGCCATTTCTTCCAGACCTGTTTCTTTATTTCTAAGATTCAGGTACTCACAGAAGCGAACACGGCCGTTTGAGTGCTTCATGTTTTCGACGACCTCTTTTTGCAACAAGATACCCATTGCATCAAGAGCCAGGTTAGCCAACTCACTATAACCAGCTTTGTTGCGGATTAAGTGTGTCAGAGTGATCAAGTTATTGGTTTCAGAACCAACACCAGTTTTAGCTGCGACAATCTCTTCGACTGCCGGTTGTACATCAGCCTTGTCCCAAACCATAACAGAGCGCTCATTGATCTCCTTAGTGTTCAATGATCCCAGTTCATCTTCAACGTAAGAGAGCTGTTGTTTAGCAGAGTTGCAAGCCAACAGTTTGTCCTCGCTCCATTTTTCTTCCGCGCCATAACCTTTTGCCCAGAACAGGGTCAGACGGTCACCGTCGGCGTCGTCCCTATTGCTCATATGGGAAAGAGCATCAACAAATACAACGCTCTCACAAATGAAGCGGTTCAGCTCAAGCTCAGCATCAGATTCAAATGCCATCAAAGTTTTAACTTCCGCATTGTACAGACGGAAGTTGTTTTCCATCAATATAGGAAACTTAATGGCACCAACCTCGCCACGTTTTGTAGCTTCTTTATATTGGCGGTCTGCGGTAATGACCTTGAAGCCCTGTTCGAAGTGATAAGACACAGGCAGGCTACGGCCTTTAGGCAGATTGAATTTCAACCCACGGTGAGCACCGAAAGACTCTTCAATAGCTAACAAGTGTTTTGCATGGGTTTTAACTGCGCCAACGGCTTCCCAAGTTTTAGTCCCTCTGGTTTTAGCCATTAACAGGATTGATGCCAAGCTTTTGAAGAACTCACCCCCGGTGAATTGCAATCCAGATATTGCATCGCCAGAAATGGTTTCGGGTTTATCCCAATATGCAGCGCCAGGGAATACGAAACTCAAATCGCCTACTTTAACTTCAAAGCCGCGCGGCATGTTGAGCAGACCGGGGAATGCACCTTTGCCATTGAACAAGTTAACAAGGAATGCCTTCATTACAGACTCAGCTGTTTCTCCTTCAGCCAGAGCAACGCGCTTAACCTGCTCAACCGAAAGACTGCCATTACCTGCAAACATAACTGCAAACTTATCGCTATACCAAGCACGAGTCATAGCCAGCAGCTCATTCGCAGTGCAAGACCAATCTACAGATTTTGCAGCGGCAACTGCTTTGGCGGTTTTACGACCAGTACGGCCTGAAATAAAAGACTTGAATAAGCTATCACCGTATTGACGGATCATTTGGTCAGCCAATAGTACGCCACCCTCAGCAGAGTGAGACACTGCCTCCACCAAACCAGCTTGTTTCATCTCTAAAAGACGAACTACAGGCGAATAAGTAGTATCGCCAGCTTTCAACTCTGAAAGAAGATCGTTCATGAGTGTCATCTCGGGCGCTTCAACTTCTACACCCTGGATTTTGTCATTTACTGAAACTTCTGCGCCAACGCGTTTATGACCTTGCAGGCTGTAGAAATCAGAGACGTAAATCTCTTCATCAATCAGCGCAAAAGTGTAAGTCAGACCATCAACATTTACCGATTTACTATTCAATGCTATGGCTGTATTTGCAGTAGCGCGGAAACCCTCGTCTTCCATCAGGCGTAACATAAAGTCGGACAGGCCACCACCCATGATGGCGTGTGCTACGCCGACCATTTTGCTTTTCAGCATCGGGGAGATAACATCTACACCCAAGTAGTCAACCAAAGCATCGATCTCTGCCACGTTTGTTACAACGCCCTTGGCATGATGAAACGACACAATGCGCATAGTGCCATACTGTTGGATTAACTCTTTGCGACCATAACAAGCACCGCCGCCCAGATTCATTGCCAGCGGATGACCTTTGGCTTGTTCCAGGGTCTTAACTTTATTGCCATCTTCATCAGTTACAGACAGCAGGACAGCCATCTTACGGACACCGATGCTAACCTTAGTGTCCAGGTCAGGATTCAGGATGCCACGGGCAATACTTTTCTTCATGTCATACACGCTGATATATTTGCCAGCTTCTTCCGGATGATTTACAGCCACCATGGTATTGGCAGACTTGCGGCTAATGAACATAGCCTCTCCGACCGGCATGCCAAGTTTCCAGCTTGTGTCCGGACTGGTATTCAGCAAATCACCATTTTGAGCTTTGATACCAGCAGGTGCATTTTTCTCAGCTTTGACAACCACAACGCCGCCTGGCTTTCTTTTAAGGGCGTCTACGAGTTTTACGCCCTCGGTATTAATACCAGCCATCCAATCGATCAGAACCTCAATAGATTCCAATACAGATACGATGCCGTCTTTATATGCCACAAAGCCGTGGCGGGCAACGGTTTCACGGCCCAGAGGAGAATTAATTAAGGCAGTAGTCAGCGTTCCATTCTTAGCAACTATACGAACAGAGCCTTTATTAACGCGGCGGATATTAATATCTACCTTACCTACAACAGGCAGGGATTCGCCAGCTTTAACGGTACAAATAGTACGAGCCCAAGATTTGAGCTTATCCAGCTCTGCTGCAAACTCTTCATCAGAAGAGTCCACATTGGCAAACTTGCCAGCGCGAACTGTTTCTACTCTTTGCACCATAGTCGGCACTTGATCTACATAAAAACTGTAACTCATTTCTTCCTCCTTGGTAGTGTTCAAAATCAGAGCCTCGATTTCCGCATTGGCCCAAGACAGGGCTTCAGAACGAGAACCCACTTCTTTGATCGCAACAGAAGCCCCATCTTTAACGATGGCCACGATTTCAGGTTTCATAGCAGCTGCACGACTACCTGAGAAAGCCACAACCTCAACGCCAGCCATAGAACGAACACCGGCACGAATATGAGCTTTATGTTCATATTGTTCTACAGCAGCTTCGTAAGCTTTAGCAGCAGTAGCATTAACAGAAGAAACAAAAGTTTTGAAAGTTACTACGTTTGACATGATAATTTCCTTTTTGTAAGTGAAATAAAAATAAAAAATGAACTGTTTCGGATGTTTTCATCCATCATCAGCAGAGACACGCATCTCTGGACAGTAAGCAGTTTATAGTCATGCTTAGGACTGTTGATTATTTGCCTACTGTATATCCAGTTGCTTCTTGGCATTCTACAGACGTCATGTTGCTTGTTATCATGCAGTGATGATAATCAGAGCGACGCATTGCGTTACCAACAGCGTTGAACAAAACAGCGATAAGAGCAACGACAAGAATGTAACGGATTTTCATAATATGTTTCCTTTTTAGTAAGTTAAATAAAATAATGAGACAGGATTATCTCATTTATAATAACACTCTGTATTGAATGCCATTATAGATAAGATAAAAAGAGGATGTGTAAGGCTGGAGTATCCTACACACCCTAAAGTTATTCACAACAATAATAAAGATCTATTACAGGTCTTTGCACAGATCTTTGCTTTGTTTGCATGCTTTGTCCACCGAAGTGATGTTCACTTGGTCTTTTACATCTTCTGCTGCCTTCTTAGCACCAGAGAAAGCGAAAGAATAAAAGCTAAAAGCGAAGAATGCTACAACAAGAGCGATGATGAAGTTTTTCATAACTAAGGTCCTTTCCGTAAGGGTTGATAAAAATAAAAATTTATAAATGAAAGCTATCCAGTTCACCCCAGGGGGCAAATTCCGGACATATCCCCTATGTCAGGGATATCATTAATAGACACCAGGCGTTCGCACTCATTTTATCTATAAATATCCCAATCAATTCTCAGCTTTGCCAAGACAAATGCGTTCGCATCCATTATCCCTCTAATTTCAACATTCAATTCTTCACTCTCGTAGACCCTAACCATTCCTCTCTCTCTACTTCGCTCTCAATTCCTCTCTCACTTCAAGTTTCACACCTCTTCTCTCGTCTCATTCTCTCTATCATGTCAACCAATCCCCAATGTGTCTTTTGCCTTCAGCAAAAGGATGTGTCCCGCCGCGCCGCTCATTCTGTCGATGATGTCAATCATTCCCCAATTAGACCCCAGGGGGCTCAAATCAATGGGGTGTGGGTGTTTGTGTTTGGGGCCGGCCGCGCGTTTTAAAAATTTCTGCCTTTTGTCATTTTCCAAGTCCAGTCAGTTGACTTTTCCTATTGTTTCTGTTCTAATTGTTTCTATGGGGAGGGTCGCTCCCTCCCTGTTTTGTATTGATTCAGATTTTTTAAAAAGCTTTTTAGAAAGTGATTTGATTTTATGGCAAACTTGCGACAATCAATCTATGGGGGCATGTCAGAATTCCTCATGCGCTCTGAGAAGCAAGCCCAGTTCACTGCTGCTGCTGCAGTTGGTGCAACTGCCTTTGGTGCCTATGGCGTGGCTAAAGGTGCTGTGTCGGATAACACCACGATGTTTGGTGGTGGTGTCGGCGGTGCAACCTTTGGTGCTGCAGTTGGTGCCGGACTGGCTTACGCTGCTTCAGGGGTTCATGGCAAAGGAATGCGTAATGTCCTCCGTAATTTGAACAACAAATTCTCAGGTGCCGATCTTGCTGCGGAAGACATGTCGCGTCGGACCCGGGAAATCGGGATGAGTCCGAAAGACTGGGAATCGGCAATGCGCTCACAAAAGACCTATCAGTTCGGGGATATGAACTATAACACCGAAGACCTTCTTCATTCTGTTAAAAAGAATCGTGGATTCCAGAACGTCTCTATGACCGGCAAGAAAGAATGGGAAGCTTGGTTTGATGGAGGTGCTAAATAATGGGATTGTTTAACACATTCAAGCGTGAGATGGCTGCTAATCGTATGGCCACCCGCGCGGCAGAGAATTCTCTTCGTAGCAAACGTGCTATGGAGAATGCAGGGTTCACTCTTGCTAGAGATGTCAGAGGGAAGGTTGCTACAAATGCTTTGGCAACCGGTGCTATGTTTGGTGCTGTTGGTTATGCCTACAATACCGCGATTGGTGGCGATGCTTTTGGTGGGGCTACTAATGGTATGATGGCTGGTGCTTTGGTCGGAGGGGCGCGTTCCGCGTCCAAGTTGATTCGTGCAGGCCGTGACGGTCGTATTGTTAAGTCTATGAGCCAGTTTAACAACCGCGCTAAGAATGCCGGCGCTCAAATGGACACAACCTCCTTCTCTAACGCCTTCTTTGGCGGACTAGGCGGAGCCGTTGGCAAATTCAACAGTGCTAACCGTAGCCCTGTTAATAAGACTGCATCTGCAGCTAAGGCTGCAAGTGCATCCGGAACCGGTAGCAGCAACACATATGCCGGCTTCAACGCCAGATACTATGGTGAGCAATTTACCACAGCTGGCCAGAGTCCTAAAAATGGATTCTTTTAATTTCAACTAGGGGAAACACACATGTCTGAAAAAGACGAAAGTGCCGTCCTGGGTGTAAAGATTCCTAAAAGCTTTGGGATTGTAGGTGTCTTTAGTGCCCTATGTTCTATCGTTTATGGTTCATGGATCGGTGCAACCGCTATGGCCAGGATCGAGTCCCAGCAAACGTCAATCACTGCAACGCTTGAACAAATCAAATCCGATTTAGTGACCAAGAATGAATTGGAGTCACGCGTTCAATTGCTGAACAGTGCTATTGACCGTAACAAAGAGGATATCCGTCGTCATGACGAGCGTATCTCTCATGTTGAGGACGTATACCGAAGAGGCAAATAAATAAAAGATAAGGAAGCAATATGGGAACCCTTAAAGGAAACCTGATTGCTTTTGTATCTAGAAAACTATTCTTCTCACTGGTAATCTTTGGGGTCTGTGCCTGGCTTCTTACAATAGGGAAGCTGGAATCAGGCTCCTTTGAAACGATTACAATCTCTATCATTGCTGTGTATCTGACGTCGAATATTGCGACCAGATATACCGTATCCAAAGGCAAGCTGGTTGCTGAGGCAGGTCAGGGTCAAATCCCTCAACCTCCGATGAGACCAGAACCGGAAGATGACGGACCTATGGAATACGAAGAGTATGTAAAAGATATGCCAGATGAGCCAAAAGGTTGATTTATAACGACTTTTCCGAAATGCAGGAGATTTTAGACAAATGCTGTTAGAAAGATTAAAACAAAATTCGGCGATTCGTAGGCAATTTGGCGTCCATGGTCGTATCAGACTGAAGTTTAAAGACGGCAAAGAGGCCTTTATTTATACGCTGGAGTCCCCTTGGGACTATAATCCTGATGAACCTAACGGCATTGTCGGTCTTAGCTGTATTAAGGATGGGGTCTATCAAATTTCAATCGAAGAGTCTCCCGTTCATAAGATAAAGCTTCCTTTTCTCGTCAATCCTCAGAATGGGGTCCAATTGCGTCAAAAGAGTGAGGCGACGGACCGGTGTGGGCACGCTTTATGCCACATTGTCGACAGGGATATTTATAGCATTTACGGGAGATATATTCTCATTGGGGCAGACACTAGATACAATAGCCAGGGATTCTATGAGCCAATAGAGGGATATAAGGCATATACCCTATTGATGAAGTATTTGGAAGAATCCGGCGATAAGGAGGTAAAAATTACATGGGTCAATTAGTTAATGACTTCAGTCCTAACTGTGGCAAGCTGACTGAATATTTTGAAGGCGTTGTTTTGCATAAGTATGATGATGGTGTTGGTAAGATTACCATCGGCATTGGTCATGCTATTAAGCCTGGGGAAGTATTTCCTGAGAAAATTACTGCTGAATTTGCAAGAGAATTGCTGAAGAAAGATTTGCAGTCTGCTAAGAATGCAATTTTAAAATATGTGAAAGTTCCTTTGAACCAGAATCAGTTTGATGCGCTTGGCGTCTTTATTTTTAATATCGGCGGAGGTGCCTTTGCGTCTTCTACATTATTGAAGAAACTCAATGAGAAAGACTACGAGGGTGCATCAAAGGAATTTGTTCGCTGGAACAAAGGTCGAGTCAAAGGGAATCTGGTAGAAATGCCAGGTCTGACACGTCGCCGGCTTGCAGAACAAAAGCTGTTCAATACCGACCCGAGTGTTGCCGACCCTTTAAAATCCATTATCCAATAAAATAAGCTCCAGGGTTTTAGCCCCGGAGCTTTTCTTTTTTAGTTGAAAGGATTTGAACGGAAGGATGTTGAGAAGGAATCCATCACTTCTCTGTAAACCAGAGGAAGATTTTTAACCATTCTCGCATCGGTAGAATCATCAATCTCTTTGATTCGAAGATTCGATTTTGCGAATTTATTTTCTAAATCTCTGACTGAGTCTTCGCCGAATTCCAATGAGAGGAATTTCATCAGGCTGGTTGTATTGGCGAATGGGTTGTCTTCACCATCTTTTAGAGAGTCTTCAATCTCTGCAATCAGAGATTTTGGCATACAGAGATTGATTTTGAGCTCTTTATGTGGAACCCACTTGATTGCCCTATTGTAGTTTATTGCTGTGTTAATCAGCATTGCTACAAGCTCTTTAGGAGGAACAACATAGCCGTCTAGACTTTGCTCTACTACTGCGGTGTAGTTAGTTCTGTATTCACCTGTAGCCAATTTACGAAGCTCCGGAATTCCTTTGCCGCGCAGTTCTTCGTATGATTGCTTGTAAGTGTAGCGGTAAGTTGGGTATTCAATAACCACAGCGCTCAGGAAGTATTTGTTTTCCAGTTCTTCAATACCGCGCATTGAGGTACGTTCTTCGCGGTTTACCATATAGATCAATGGGAAAATGTTAACTTCATCGCAGGCTACTTGTGGATTGCGCATTTTGCGCTCGTAGAAAATTTGACCAACTTCGTTGTTTACGGTTTCGTTAGAAGCCCATACATCACGAACGCCGGTTGTTTCATTATAGGCGACTCGAGGAGTAAGGCACATTGCACAGGTAGAACCCAGATTGTAGTAGGTGATACGTTCTGGTTGAGATTGGAAGAATTGGTCTTGCAGGAATTCGCTTTTGCTCATAGTAGTTCTTTCATTTGTTGTTATTATTGTTAAGAGGGTTGTTTCCGACATCCCTCACTACAGATATGTATTATACGGAAAACCGGATAAAAAGTCAAGTTTTTTATGATTTTTGTTTCCTTTAAAATCAATGGTTTATAAATTTACATTAAAATTGTTCTTGACTTTCTTTCCGATTGTGTGTATTATATGACACTTTGTGCACAAGAAATGTAAAGATTGCAAATAGCTCTTGACTTTTGTGCCGAAAATCCGTATAATAGCACTTATGATGTTGATGACGGAAGAACACCGTGTCGGGATAATCTACGGCGTCCGGTCTTCAAGAGACATCATCTTACTGTGAATTAGTCCTAGAGAAATCTAAATAACCTCGAGAGGCGGGGTCGGATGAGACAGTAATGAAACTCCTAGACGTGGGCGAGCCTAACCAAAGGAGTCAGTCGAAAACTCGTTGTTGAAGTAGCGTAAACTCCCTGATACAAACTCCCTGATTCAAAGTAATGTATCAAAGTAATACGAGAGGTGGCGAGTATAAATAAATTTCCTGTTATGCAGTGGATTGTAACCGAAATGATACGAGTAGGCCACATGGGAAGATGAAACATCTCTGGTCTTGTAGAGATAGCATATTGAGCTACAAGATGACACCGAAAGGTGTGACTATAAATGGAAGTATGAACGGTCCATGGATTGGGTTCCTTGGAGGGTCAAGATGGGTGAAGAAAAAGCCTAGGGCATAATTCTCTTACAATTAGGGTTATGTCAGTAAGACATCTACGTTGTACAACAAGGTTAGACTGGGTTTAGTTGGTTAATTCTAACTAGAAGACTGTATCAAATTTGTCTTCTAACCGTGCTATGGTTAGGCCTAACTGTATCTATAGAAAACGTATAAACTATCATAGAAAACGTTTTCTTAAAGCAAGTATACGTTGATAAACTTGCTACTATAATCTACATGGCCGCCCCGCCGGCGGCCCAGAGTAAACGAAAATAAACTACCTAGGTCGTATAAACGATCAATACAGAAAAGAGAGTTTCTTCCCTATTGATCTAGACTCTAGACAGGCTGCTACCGCAGCCCGGTTAAACAATAGAGAAAATAAACTATCCGGAACTGATAAATTAGCAGATTCTGATCTAGATCAGACCTAGATAATTACCTTGGAGGTAGCTTGATGCTACCTCCTATTTTATTTTGTAAACTAGCTAAGTAAGCTTACTTTGCTATATAAACTTGCTTATTTCCTTGTATTGGAAGTTTACTATGCAAACGTTTTAGAGAATTGTTGCTAAATCGTGGTTATAACCACAGATAGCTACTAGGTCATATATCCGATTATTGCCTATGACCATGATTTAGCCTATACTAAATTATTCGATAGTAAATTCTGATTTCAGATTCTACCCAGATTACGAGTCTTTACCTGCATCTATTTCCGTTTCTCTTGTTTTTTAGTATGTTGAGGTAAGAATAAGAATAATAATTTAATTATAGGATATTTAGTTCTATGGCTATTCCCAATAAAGAAATCCAAGAAATGTTCGACTTATCTGCAGGTATTATCTCTGCTCATGAAATGAGAGAGAAAGAGAAAAATAAGACCAAGACAGATGTAGAAAAAACAGTTTCCAAAATAAAAGAGACAGAATCTAAGTCTATTCCGATTCTGTTTTCAGCTAGAGGTATTAAAGTTGCAGATAACAGAATAACCAGAGCTAGATATCTGGATTCGTTATCTCTAGACGATAAGCTATACGAGAATATTGTACTGACAGAAGAAGAGGCATTGGCTTTCAGTACAAGTCTACGTCGTTCTACTGATGGTGGTATAACTACATATGCACCTATGGTTTGCAGAGGTGAGAACTGCAAGGTCAAAGAAACTTGCCTAACCGGAGACTCTATGGTTTCCATGTATGACGGTAAAAAGGTTAGACTTGACCGAATCAAGGAAGGTGATAAAATCATCTCATTCAATACGAAGACAAAACGAATTGAAGAAGATGTTGTTTATGCAACAGCGTATGTCGGCGAAGAGCTAGTTTACGAAATTAGAACTACCGCCGGCCATTCAATTAAAGCAACCTCTAACCATCAATTCTTCGGTACAAAAGGCCGAGGTTCAAAATTCCGGTTTGTGTCTATTGATACAGGCCTAACAGTAGGCAGTAAACTTGCATATGAAGATTCATTTAGTGATGAAGATGATTCGTATGGGGATTGCCTAATTACAAAAATCGAGTCTATCGAACCGGTAAGCAGACTTCCGGTATATGATATTCAGGTTTTCAACAATTCAAATTTCTTTGCAGAAGGGCTACTTGTCCATAACTGTCAGTTGCATAAAATGGGCAAGGCCCCAGTGGGAGCTCCTTGTATTTATGAACAGGATTACTTGCGCAGTCAGACGGAGAGGTACTTCGAAGAGTTTAATGTCCAGCCAGACAGCCCGACGGAAATGCAGATGGTTGCAGAACTCGCAGAAATCGACCTCTACGAAAGAAGAGTTACCCAAATCCTCTCCCTCACCCATCAAGACTTCAGCCAGGAAGATATTATGGGGTTTGATGCCGGAGGTAATCTTATTGCCAGAGACGATATCTCTCGCTACCTAAATATCAAAGACAAATTGAAAACCAGACGAAATAAACTCCTTGAGTCCTTAATGGCAACCAGAAAAGAACGAGCCAAGATCGCTGTTCAGGCTGCCGGTTCAAGCGCAGGAAGCGGAAGTCAATCTCTCAAGGATAAACTGGATATGCTTACCGCGGCAACAAGGGGCAAGTATGTTGACCCATCGGTAAAGAATAATGACACAATCAGCGCAGGCAATTAAGCCGAAGAAAAAGCCGAAACAACGGCGCCGTCTGAAGCAGCATCAAACAAAAGAAGATCATATCAAGAATAATGGTGCCTACTTCAACAAAGGCAAAAAGTACAGAGCCGGAAAGTATTTCTCAACTAAAGCAGGCAGAACTGTTGAGTATCGCTCATTGTATGAGTATGCCTTCTACAAAGGCATGGATTCTGACCACGATGTAATAAAATATATCGTAGAACCAATGAAGATTCCATACTCAGACAACTCCGGGCTAAGGCGCAATTACATTCCAGATGTTCTGGTTCTTTATGCAGACGGAAGAATTGAGCTATGCGAAATCAAGCCATCATCTGCAACAAAGGCTTTAAATGTTCAGCTAAAAGCAAGGGCCGCCGTTGCTTATTTAAAAGACAATAAGATAAACGCCAAATACCGGTTCATAACAGAAAAAGAAATCTTCGAAAAAGACGGAGATTATCGTAGACTGCTCAAGGAAGTAAAATGAAGCCATTTAGCAACGTCATCTCTCTTGACTTTGAGACAACCTCAACAAACCCAGAGGAAAGAATTAAAGACGTCCGAGACGGCGTTGTTAAATCCAGACATAAGTCGCGCATTTGGTCTATTGGTCTCGCTACAAGACAGGGAGGCACAGAAGCAATATTTAAGCCTTCAAAAGAACAACTCGAATCAGAGCGTATAGCCCTAAGTCGGAAAGACTTCTATGCCAGTAATATGGAATGGCAGTCATACATCTCCGGTCAAAAGAAACCAACGTCGGCAGAGCTTCTATTTGAAGCAACAGACCATGCAATCTTAAAACATCTGGACAACAGTCTTACCTATGGCAACTCAGGTATGATACTTGTTCAGAACTTAGGGTTTGAACGGGCGTTCTACGGAAGCCTTCAAGGTTCCTCAACATCAAGGTTAATGAGCCAGATGTATGAGCGTTCTCCAGATGGGCAAACAAGACTATACACACCATCCGAGGTTACAAAAGCAAGGGCCGCTGCTAATGACGCTAAAACGCTCTCAGATTTAGATAAGGCCATGGATAAGGTAATGGCAGCCTACCAAAAAGTAGACGCCTCTGTGATGAAATATGACACAGAAAGGGCGGTTAAAGGTGGACTACCTATGTTCTACGCTGCCGACCTTATGGATTTCACAAAAGCTACATTTGTAAAAGCGGCCGCTCAGGGCCATATTCCCGAAATCTACAAAGAGGCTGGTCATAACGTAGATTTTCTCTCAAGGCTCTTTCTTGGCGAGCACGAGACTCACGGCGCATTGTCTGATGCCAATCAGCAGATTCGACTATTCGATAAAATTAACAACCTGAGAGAAGAGCTAATCTCTGGAAATATATCAGAGGAAAGTACTGGTATCTTCAATAAGATGAGAATGGTATCTGGTACGGTCAGAGAGATGCAGGCTGCAAAGTCGATTATCTCGAACATTGAGAAATTTAAAGAGAATGGGTCCTGGGACTCAAAGCAAAGGATCGACACAGCTACAGTTCCGGTTATAAACTCTCTGACCGGCGAAACCAATCACATTGAAGTGCCAAGATTCAATCGTAATGTCTCAAACGAAGCAGGATTTGCGAACTTCCTAACAATGGTGGGAAAAAGATATAGCGGTACCCAGGCTCACGAAGAGTTGCAAAGAATCATCAAAATGGCGGAAGGTAACATAGACGTTGCCCAAGACCTCTTGAGGAATCCTGATTCAACAGCAAGGATTGGTGTTGCAGAAATAGGCCGAGCAGATTTACTTGATAAGATTCTCAAAGGAGAGCAGCTGACCGGCGAAGAGCTTATAAGGATAAGAGATACAAACATTGCACAAGGGACACAAAAGTCCTTTTCCCAATACGCCGAAGAGGCCTATAATAAGGTCAGGAACAGCCATGAGGCGTTGCAATCTATCCTTCCTCAGAATCATAGGGTCGGCATCCCCGCTATCGGATTAGCGGCCGCGGGCGGACTTTTATATATGATGTCAGACTCTTTCGATGACGACATGAGGGTCAGAAAACTAAGAGACAGACAAGAAAGACTAGACTTTAAACAGTATAACGACCCAACATTCAACAGGTTTTCTGCATTGGATTATTCAAACGCAATTCCAGCAGGATATGTAGAAGCACAATACAGGGATTCAAGAAGAGCGTATGAGTATTGATAGAGCACAACTTTGGGATCAGATAAAGTTAGAATCTAATGATGGATTTTTCTCAACAGACAAGTCCAGAACAAAGAATGCAATAAACACATCCCACAGGCTATTCGAAAATAGCCTGGCACGAAAAGATCATCCTATTAAATGGTCTTCAAATATCTACCGGAAAAATGCAAACACCGATTATGCAGATGTTCGAAGAATGATGGATGCAGTCGACCCGCTTGAAAAAGGCTCAATCGGAACAGCATTAAAAGCAGAGGCAATTACAAACTCAAGAAACAGAACTGCAGCAGAAAGAATCTTTGGTGCAGCACCAGGTTCAAGCAAATTCAATTCAACACAGCCTGTTCGAGGCGGCGGCATCAATAATATGTATGCCTTCAATAGCTTTGAATCTTTTACCACTGCAGGTATGTCTGACCACTTAGGCAGGGCCAGTAAATTCGCAATGGGTTATGGACTCCGTGATGACCTCATGAACTCTGTTGGTTTGATGACCAAGCACCAAAAATCAATTATCTCATCAGCATCTACAAAAACATCAGATAAGCTGTTTACCGGTATGGCTCCGATAATGGGAGGCGTGTTCGCACTAACAGAGGCGTCAGATTATATCTTTGGCAATAAAGAATCAACTATTACAGACAATGCGGCTACCTCTATTGCTGGAATGGCTCTAACTACTGCTGCAGGTACATACGGATTCCGTGTCGGCAAAGAATTAACACACTCCGCAACATCTCTGCTTAAAGGAGCTCCGATCATTGGCAAAATAGGCCGAGGAGCAGCAGGAGAGGCCCTAGGGTGGGCAGGTAGAGCTAGGGGTGTAGCCAAGCTTGCGACGGGCACTGTTGGCGGCCTAGTGGCCGGCGGCGGGCTAATGTGGGCAGCAGACACAGCTATTGGCCTAGCAAAAAGTCTTGCAGATAGAGATAACAGAATTCTACAGGTTAGAAATTCATTATTCACATCTGGCGCCGGTAATACTTCTGTAAACACACAACAACTTGCAACAAGTAGACAAAGGGCTTTTGCAAAATTATCTAAGTCCTCATTAAACGATAAAGGTTATATCCTTGGCAATGAGGCAGCTATACTGAAAGGCATATTCTAATGTCAGAAGAACTAGAACAAAACACTGACCATATCCGCAAGGACATAGAAGAGGACGACAATCGGACGCCGACGTCGTCCCTTATTCAGCTTTACGAAATGCCGTGGCGGGATTATCTAAAACATAAAAACTATGATACCGATATCGGCAATATGTGCAAAAACTGCCAAAAAGAGCAGATTAGAAAGTATGGAGAGATTACAATTAAATGTTCAGGACCAAAAGATATTAGCGTCCTAGACCAAGATATTGTAGCCGACCTAAACAAAGAAGAGCTTGACGAAATTAAGCAGGCGATGGACCCCGTATACTGGGCCGAGAAGAATATCGACGTAAACCAGCCGGACCCAACGAAACGTTTATATGTTAATAGATGGTACCAATCTATGCAAATTAAATGTTCGGCGTCTAAGAAAGCTATCCGATGTGGACGTCGTTCAGGAAAATCCTACGGCCTTGGTATTGATATCGCCAACAGACTTGTTCAAAACAGCAATTATCAAATCCTTGTAGTAACACCGTTCCTGTCACAAGCCAAAGAACTTACAAACGTAGTTAAAAAGATTCTGCGCTCTCTCGGGGATACAATCGGAACATGGGACGACCTTGTTGAACGTTCAGTTACATCTCCGTACCAAGAAATCCAGATGAAGAACGGTTCAACATTCAAGGCATTTACCGCCGGTAATGACAACGCAAATGCTGTCCGTGGTCAGGGTGCACATCTTATCATTATTGACGAGGCAGACTTCTTGACACAAGAGGCATTCGACTCCATTACTGCCATTCTGATGGATAAACCGAATACAGAAATTATCTGTACTTCAACACCTATGGGCGAAGGACTGCTTTATAAATTTGCAAACTCAAAAGACTACAAAGAGTTTCACTTCCCATCTTTCGTCATTCCGCACTACAATGACGACATGGATAGAGAGTTTAGAAACTCACTGTCTATGATGGCATACATCCAAGAGATTTGTCTAAGAGAAAATGAGGAAGTGCTAACTGAATGCGGTAAAAAATATATACAAGATATTAAGGCTGGTGACATAGTATTTGATAAAAATATGAACCCTGTTAAAGTGTGGCAATCTGCTAGAAAAACAGGGCATAAAGAAATACTTAAAACAACTGTAAATATTCCAGACACTATCCTGCATACAACCCCTGACCATAAATTCCCAAATAGAGATAATGAGAAGGCATGTATTTCGGAATTGTCCGAATTAGAGGTTTATAGGACTCCATATAAAAATAATTCAAAAGATGAAATCCTGGCCAGACTAATAGGATACAATCTCGGCGACGGTACAATAACCTCTACGAGATTCGACTCATATTGGTATTCTTCTGAGAGAGAGGATATGCTCTTAGTCTCTGAGGATATACGTAAATTATGGCCAAATTTAAAAGCGAGTGTTCTGGAATATTTAGTTAGAAATAGCAGCAGAGAAAACGCTCTCGTAAAAGTTGACGGAATGAGATATTCTGTATCTGTAAGCAATGAGGCTACCAGATATTTAATGGATTTAGGTATGGTTCGCGGCAAAAAAGTCGAGCAGGAATTTAATGTTCCTAAATTCGTATTGAGCGGCAGTGAATCGGTAAAAATTGAATTTATAGCCGCACTATTTGGAGCAGAAGGGTCTACGCCAAGAGTCGATAGAAATGGCAAGACTTCATGTACAGTTTCTCTATCTATGTCAAAAAGAATTGGTGTAAATGGGTTGCCGTTTTTTAATAATTTAAAGGCGATTCTCTCCGATATAGGAATCCAAAGTTCTGTGGCATATAGGGATGTAGGAGTGAATACCGTCTATACTCTATATATTCTAAGTTCTCCGGAAAATTTGTTAAGATTTCATAGTAAAGTTGGTTATAGATATTGCGTTAGAAAAGAGCTTGAGTCTCTATATATGTCTGCGTATATTTCGTACAAAAACAAAAAATCCGAAGACGAGGCCTTGTTTGTAGAAAAATGTAGGAATATGAAGGCGTCTGGAATGACAATTGACGACATCTTCAATCATTTTAACAAAGAGTATTCCAAGAGTTATATAGGCAAGGCTATACACAGAGATAGGAAGAATCCAAGAACTGTAGATACGATTACATACAGTTCGTTTAAGGAAAGAAATGTAACTGATAGGGGCAGCATTTTTGTAGAGATATTATCAAAAGAGCTGGTTGACAGCGCCAATACGTACAACATTGGCGTATCATCAGATGATACTTCTTATATACTTTACAATGGCGTAAGGACATTTAACTGCGCAGAATTCGGGTTGTCAGATAACTCAGTATTTGACACCGACCTTGTAAACAGAAGTACGCTTATCGATACTGATGCAGATATACATGACGTCATTCTCAATAGAGACAAGTATATCGTATCATTAGGCTGCGACTGGAACGCGGATAAAGTTGGTACACGAATCTGCATTATTGCATTCAACAAGACGGATGGCAAAATCTTTATTGCCAATCTCTCTAATGTAAGAAGAGAGGGATGGACCCAGGTCGCCGCAGTTGAGAAAATCGTAGAGCTAAACAGACTTTACATTCCGGACTACATCTATGTCGACGAAGGTTTTGGTGAGGCAAACGTACAACAGTTAAAGCTGATTGCAGTGAACTCCTTTGGAAAGCTGCCAATGGACCATCCTGACCTTAAGCTCAGAGATGTAGTCCCAGTAAACTTCTCTTCGACGCTAGAACTTCGAGATGTAATGACCGGAGAAATCCGAAAAAAATACTTCAAGAACTTCATCGTAGAGACAACAAAGCGGGCACTAGAAACTGGCATTCTTGCGTTTAAGAATCCAATCGCCGCGCCTATTGTTGAGCAGATGAAAAACTACATCGTTAAGTCTAGGTCTGCAAATGGACGCGAAATATACGAAGCCAAGAATCATGAAATTGGGGACCATGACCTTGATGCCTTTATGATTGCATTGGCTGGCCTTCAATTAAACGAAGATTCTATATTAGATACAAGACGCTACTCAAATGTTACAATTTTGCCACTTGAAAAACGTGGGACAGAGGCGTATAATGGCTCAAATCAAATAGAAAAACGCTCGTATTCAAGCGAGGACAAATACCATCGGACAGTTCGTGTCGCCCCTGGAATTAACAGGCGTTCATCAATAACTGGTGGACCGATGGGCGGCAGAGGTTCTTTGTCTAGAGAGACAGCCTCTACTTTCATGAATAGGTATAGAACTACAATGAGGTCAAGACCTAGATAAGAGGAATCTTCGAACTATGGATTACAATCTAATCAGGATTACTGATAGCACCGTTTTGTCGGATGCCGGTATTTGCTACTATGACCCGATAGAAGAGGTTATCAAAGAAGTTGGTTCTGGATATATGATGGGGACAAATCCAACGTCCCCTGTAGTCCATAAGCTGATGTTGGTAATTAAAAACGGCTCTATTAAAAAGGTGAATATCAAAGTCGTTAAGAATAGCGAACTCGAATCATTATTCGATATCAAAATTCTTCCTGGGGTTTCGGCCCCAGGTCTTTCTTCCTTCGCAGAGGTAGACACATTTAACAGCCTTGAGATTACAGACGGCCTCCAGCCTTACTCACTTATTCCGTTCCACGTTTACATAAAACCAAAGGGCCCAATAAACGCCCTACTCAATGCTCCATTGGAGTTAACCTATGAGTTCTAGTTTTACTGTAAAAGAAATTAGCTCTATCCTTGAAGAGCTAACTGTTGCAAAATCAGAAATCCTTGGCAAGCTCAAGGACCTTAAGGTAACAGCAACGGATGAGCGAGACCCAGACGTAATGACAGCAGTAAGAAATCTCTACGGCGAAGAGGCGATAAAAGATGGCAAGACCTCCATTTCATTTGAAATGGTTGCACAATGTATCAACATCGTCCGTAGAGCTGGCAAAGCAAAAGCAGCGGAGCTAATTAAATGATTGAGCTATGGGGCTCACAGAGCCAAAATACAATTGTTGACCAACAAAGGGCGGAGTTGTATATGAGGCTTTTTCAGTATGCCTCATCAGACTTCGTTAATAATCAGGACATTAAGACATTTGCAGAAGATGTCTTGAACTGGGCCAAGTCTGTAGAAAATAGAATGAAGCAGTTTGAGAAAGACTTAAACCTTCATACTCACAAAATTCCTGCACACACTCATCAGGTTCCGCCGCATACTCACCTTATTATGCCTCATGTTCACCCAACGGCATGGGGTCCAAGCGGGCCAAATGTTCCTCAGCCAACAGACACCGGCACATTAACAATGACCGGCGTAAATCAGGAATTCGAATCCATTAAGCCAACAAAAGAGCTAAAATGGAGAGATGGACAAATCCCCAAGACGTATCAGAACACATCTGGCGTTACAACGAATCTAGACAACAAAGTTACAGCAGGCTCAGGAATCATTGGAGACTCAACCGTTCACCAAAGACGGTCAACGCCTTTGGCTAAGTCCATGACTCCTAATATCCCGCCTTATTTGTTGCCAACGCCACTATAGGATAAAGATGGAATTAAGCAGAAAAGTAAATCCAACGGCTAATACATCATATGCTGTTGCTTATGCACAACTTATTGTTGACCATTTTTCAAGAGCCCTTCAGGAAAACGGCTGCTTAATTCAAGTTCCTGTAGGTCTTTACATTCAATTTGACGACCAATATAATAGATTAGTTGACTACATAGAGAGTGCACTGAATGCTGGCAACATTGACAATGATCGCGCTGGCGATCAATTTGACAATATCGTTTCCACTAGTGGGACTATTAACCCTAGACACCTCGCCGCGATAAAGAGCGCAATTAAAAAGGCGAGTAATGATTGTTTTGCCTGCAATATCGAAAAGCCGAAATTTGACTTTTCCGGCATATTCGGTAATCTGCTAGGTGATATTACATCGTCTTTGGACCAATTTAGAAACATAGGTAAATACAATAAAGCATCTGTTTGTCAGTATGCGTTCTTCCTGTCTTACCTTTGTTTACCGGACCTCCTAAAACTGATTGCGCTTATCCTTGCAGCAATCGTAAAGGTCACACAAAATATACAGCTTCCAAGATTGACGGTCGCAGTATTTATCAATGCAATCCTCGGCGCTATCATCGAGGCCCTTGTTAAGAACATTTCCGTATTGGCTAGATTCGCCCTTACACCAGTTCTATGTATACTAGACTCTATTGATTCTATCCTTGACCAATTACCAACTCCGGAAAACATTAGGAGTACAAGTGCCAAGGACTTAGAAGAGCTAGGTGTAAATAAAAAAATCTTAGAAGGCCAATACGACACTAATCTCAAAAAGAAAACAAAAGAGATTAGAGAGCAGTATACATCCCGCGTAAACAAATACGCAGAGTCAGCAGAGTTGAACACCCGTAAATATGTAGAAGAAATTATGGGACCTCTGCAAGAAACAATCAATCGTAGTGTTGAATCGCTGAATAACTCAATTCAAGAGCTAACCGGCCTTTTAAATCACTTTAGTTGCGAACCTGCCCGCTCTGGTTTGAGCATTTCTCAATACCTGAGTAATCTTTCAGAACTTATGGCAATGGCAAATCTTCTAAGATACATTGTCAGGATGAAGGCAGGTAAGGCAGCAATCGAGAAAGTCTGCAATGCTCCTGCTGGACAGCAAAACTTCGGGCAGGATAACGATACGACAGCTATTGATGGAAACCTATCAATCGCCAATATCGGCGCTGTTATCGCTGATACAATTGGCACTGATATCGACCTTATTGCAGATGAAAAAGGAAACGCCATCGCTGTTGCTATCAAAGATAACGACGAAGGCAACAAAGACAACCTTTCTTTCTATTCCTGTAATCTGGATGACTTCGCAAGATCTGTAACGGTTCCCGGCCTAATCGAGGAAATCGCCAAATACGATTTTCCGAACATAAAAATTGATGAGTGGAATCCTTCTCCATGGAAGGTTACAATAATTCCTGATTCTAAATACGACTACGGCCGGCCGAATACCTCTATTGTTCCGCTTACAATAAATACTGACGATCCTAATTGGAGTATTCCAAAACACATTCAAAACGTCGTTGGTTTTATCGACAAATACAACGGTGCAACAGACCCAGCAAGAACATCAAACAAAATTACCTTCGTAGATGAAGACCTGAATCGAATTATCAAAGATAGATTCGTCAAAACCGAAGACGACAACATCGTAGACGGACTTACAGATTCTGCTGTTAGAATCGTCAATGAGGACGGCAGTGTGAAGATTATAGATTCCACTGGTCGAGTCCAAACGAACAACGGTGCACCCACACCAACAGCAGTAGAGAGCGTGGAGAGATTGATTTCCAACTTCAGCAAAACAAGAGCCGGCGATTCACCACTTGGACAGCTAGACTGTATTACAGATATAGAAAACGTCCTTAATAAACTCGGAGATTAATAATGAAAAATGAGGATATGGGTATTCTTCTGAATACCAACTATTCTTCGAATCCAAAGGAAATTAAGGATGCTTTAAGCCGTAAAGCTCTAGGTATCAGAAGACAGTCCCTATCAAATCCGGGGCTGTCTTATTTTGGCAAAAGAACCGGCGGATTTAACGATGTAATCTATCATGGCTTCAAGAACCATGAATACGACCTATACGAATATGCTCGTATTATCGACACAGAGGCAATCGTTGCTAAGGCATTTGAACGTCAACGCGCCCTTATCTTTAAGAACGGTTACTTCTTTGAATCCAACGACCCTAAAAACGTTGAGTATATAAAATCCAGAATTCGGGAAATCGAATACGTTACAGGTACTACGTTCCGCAATTTTATCGAGGAAATGGCCTATAATCTGGTAATGTTTCATAATGCCTACATTCTTCTAATTCGTGACGAAGATAAATCCACTGGTGAATCTGTAAATGTAGGTAGTAAGAAACTGGAACCAATTGCTGGATGGTTTAATTTACCAACAGAAACTATCCAACGTAAAATCAAAGAAAACGGCGACGTTGAGATGTATAAACAATATCTTGACCCGGCCACATTCAGATTGTTCACACCAGAGAAGGTGCGACATCTAAAATACAATGCCCGCTCTGGCTTTACTATGGGCACACCTCCACTAGAGGCTGTTAAGGACGACATCCTTGCCCTTCGACGTATTGAAGAATCCGTCGAGACATTAATCTATAAAGGTATCTTCCCTATGATTCATGTCAAAGTCGGCACAGAGGCAAATCCAGCAAGAGTTCTTGTTGACGGCACAGATGAAGTTGAGAAGATGGGCTATGTAATGCACGAGCTGGATGAATATGGCGGCATTACTACAAGTGAACGTGTCGAAGTAAAAGCAATCGGCTCAGAATCTTTAGCGCTTCGTGTTGAAAGCTATCTGGAATACTTCAAAGACCGAGTAATGCTTGGTCTCGGCGTATCGGATATCGACATGGGTATCGGCGATTCGTCAGGTAAAGCAACCGGCCAGATTATTTCTCAGACACTAAAAGAGGCGGTCATTAACAAACAGGATGCAATCGCAGAGTTTGTTACCAACTTCCTATTGAAGCCACTTCTCGTTGAGTCTGGCAGATATGATGCTGAATACGAAATACCTGAAGAAGACCTGGTAAAATTCCGATTTAATCATGTTGACCAAGATGCCCGCATTAAGATTGAATCTCATATCTTAAATATGTTCAATAGCGGCTTGCTCTCTATCAACGAAGCAAGGGCGGAAATCGGATACAAAGAAATTAGCGACAAAGAGATTTCTAGAATCGGCAAAGATAAAGAAATGATCTTGCCAACCTATCAGGTCGAAACCGCTAAGGTTGCAGCTACTGCCGCGGCCCAGGCTAAAAAAGAAAACAGCTCCGGCAATAAAACAAAAGCAGAGGGTGCACAAAAAGCAGCTTCATCTAAGACTAATCCAAAGAATCAATTTAGCGATTCCTTAGATTCCAGTCTATTCCCTATTGAAAATATTAGAGCTGCATCTGCAAACAAAACGTTACTATCTGAATACATTGAGAATCATGTAAAATCAGTTATTGACATATCTGATACACAATCGGATAATAACGTAAAAGATATTGTTTCTGTCTTCTCTGACGCTCTTTTCATAGCAGCTCAGTCCGAAGATATCTCAGACTCAGATATCAAAGATACGCTTTTGGAAATTTATAAGTTAGTTGGAGAAGCATAGTGAGAGCGTTTAACGACCGCTTCGAGACAACTGCAAGAGTTAGTGTAGGAGAAGAGATTCAGCAGCGAATCTCAGACTCCCTATCAAATGGATCAAAAGTTAAAAGCATCACAGTAAAGATGGAGGCTACCCACTCGGGTCGTCCAAATGGCAACAACTGGATTTACACTCCATCAGGAATGGCGGCGGGGCATAAAACATTTACCTCTCCAGTATTCAAACCTGTTACTGAAGAACACCGGCCCGACTCAAGAACGTTGGGTCGTGTCATTTCATCCAGATATGTGAAATACGAGAACTTCAGTGATTCATTTAATAATCTTTCTCCTGTAGAATATCTCAGTAAGGCAAAAGAGTCCGGCCTAGATAAACAATACAAGAGCCGCAATTACAAAGGCCTCGGCCATATCGAACTGGTAGCAAAAATTACAGACAAAGAAGCCATCGATAAAATCCTCGACGGCGAGTTTGGATTCGTATCAGTTGACGGCAGAGTACAAGACGCGTATTGTTCTATCTGCTCATCAAAAGTTAACTCTCCCAATCGTTGCGAACATAGACGCGGCGTAAAATACGGGGACGAAAAATGCTATTACGTCGGAGGCAAAATGCACTTCGACCATATATCATATGTTGCCACACCAGCAGACAGTAACGCTGTCGCAACATTAATTCGGGATAGTAAAAATAGTCGATCCCATCTACAGATATTAGATTTTGAAATAGAAGAAGGTAAACAGATGACAGTAAAAATCGAAGACATTAATAAGTCTAGCGAGCCACTTGTCGAATATGCCAAAACTCTGGGGATTAAAGACTATCAGCTTCCCTCTGAGGAAGGCCTAACTGTTCTGGATTATGTTTTTGGCGAACAAAAAACTTTCCCGATTGCCGACAAATTGTCAGCATCTCTGGCTAAGTCTTACTTCGGCACAAAAATCAGCGATTCGGCAGACAAAGAACCAATCCTTACACTAATTGAAGACAAACTTCAAGAGCTTGGTGTTGAAGATGCAGATGCAGTCATTGCAGATGCAGTTAAAGCCAGCGAAACTCCAGCAGAGCCAGAAGAAAAAGTTTCTGACAATGTTGAACCGGCTGCTACTGCCACATTCGATGCTGATGCTGTTGCAGAAAAACTTGCAACTGCAATCGCTGACAAGCTTCAAGACATTATCGCCGGCAACGCAAATGGCTACCTAAGCTCACAAAACAAAGTTTTGCGCCAAGAGTTGGCTAACAAAACTATCGAACTTGTAAAAGTTCAAGACATGCTGAAAGAGTCTGTGGTTACCCAGATTTCAGCTATTGAAAAGATTTCAGACTCTGCTAAAATTGAAGAACTGAAATCACGAAGCCTTGATTCTCTTTCCGACAAGCTGAAAGACCTTCAGGCTGCAAACATCGCTCCGGAACCCGAAGAAAAGGTTTCTGACAGCGTAGAGGAAAAGAAAGAACATCTTGAGCCTTCTTCTGTTAAGATTGAAGACCATGTAGCTGAAACTGGCTCCGAAACTCCGAAAGAGGGCGAAGCAGAAATCGAAATCGAAGACGGCTTGGTATTCGCTTCCAAAAAAGAAGCTCAAAAAGCGTTTATGAAAGTTCTTTCTGAAAAAGGCACTGCGGCAGCTAAACTGTTTGCAGCAAAAGTAAAAATCAAAGGCGAAAGCTAAAATCTCCGGAGAATAATCCACAATGTTCCAATATCAAAACGTAGCTGCTAACGCTCCTAAAACCAAACACTACAGCCGTGAGAACTGGGCAACTCCTAACGTCATGTTCTCAGAAGGTATGCACCCAGCTGGTCAATTTATGCCAGCTCCTTACCTGCCGCTGATTCGTGTTCCTTCAAAAGACATTAAAACTCACGTCGTAATCTCTACTGGTAAAGTTGTTGCATTCGACAGCAACGGTTATCTGGTTCCTGCCGGTTTGGCCGAATCTGATGCAGTTTACACCGAACTGGACGTTCAAGAAGGCATCATCGGTCCTGATGGTCAACCAGTTACTGCCGGCCAAAAAGTTAAAGACAAACTGACAGCTGCCAACCTGACTGTTTCTGCTCCTGTTGGTGTTGCATTGTATGACTTCTGGCGTCATCCAGGTGGCGACGGCATCAACCCCGCTCACTTCAACTACCAAAACCTGAACTACCAACACCGCGTTCAATTCGTATGTGATTACATGATCGAATTGCCATTGGTTGAATCTGACGCTGAGTACGAAAAAGCTCCTCTGAAAGGTATCTCTGCATTCATCGCTGCTAAAGGCGCAAATGCTGGCACCGGCACTCTGGCTGACTTCACTTCAGTCAAACCTGGTGACTTCGTTACCTTCGACAAAAACTCCAACATGGTTGTTGCTCAAGCTACGACCGCTAAAGAAAAAATCCTTGGTCAAGTTCTGCAAGTTGTTAAACCTCAAGAAGACAGCCTGTTGAAACTGGTTCGCTCTAGCTCTGCTGGTGGCCATGATCTGGACAAAATGCCTGGTACTGCCACTAAAGGTGCAGAACATAAAGTTGCTTACTCTAACGGTTACGGCCTGGTTCGCGTTAACCTGATTAACCGCTAATCCAACAATCATAGGAATAAATAAATAATATGTCTAAAAAATTCGACAAAACTTACGCAGACGAAGCACAAAGCATTCAATTTATTCGTGGTCTGTTTGACAACGGCGGCAAAACTGTAGACGGTGAGCAAATCTCTATCAGCGACGCCATGACCGGCAATATCGAAAGCCTGAAAGTTTCAGACGCTTTTGCAACTCCTAACTTCCCAATCGCGTTTAAACGTGTGATTGAAGAGTTCGTAATCGACGCAATCGAGCCGAACCTGATTGGTCACAAACTGTTGCAAACCATCCATATTGACCCGAATATCACTCAAGTTAACATCAGCACCTATGGTGCTATCGAAGTTGGTGACAACTCTGTTGCCGAAGGTGGCGAATACCCAGAAGTTAGCACCACTAACGGTGGTGGCCAACTCTACGCTGGTGTTGGCAAATACGGTAACCGTATGCGCATCACTGAAGAAATGTTGCGTAACTCTCAATGGGACGTTATTGCATTCCACCTGACTCGCTTGGGTCGTGCAATGGCTCGTGCCAAAGAGCAAAACATCTTCCGTATGATCAACTCCGCCGGTGTGGTTGTATTCGACAACGACAATCCTACCCAATCTATCTTGGGTCGTACTACCGGTCGTGATATCTCTGGTGCTGGCAACGGTTCGTTCACCGCTGATGACATGTATGATATGTATGCAAACATGCTGGAACGTGGTTACAAACCTAACGTTATCCTGTGTCACCCATTGGCTTGGGCTACCTTCACTAAAGACCCGGTTCTGCGTGAATATGCTCTGAAAAACGGCTCTCTGGACAAATGGTTCACCAGCATGCCGAGCCAAAAAATCGGTGGTGATGTTCCTGAAGCTTACCGTCGTTTCAGCCGCATGTCTGGCCGTCCAGCTACTCCGCTGACTCCTGAAGAGCGCGTTGGCACTCAAGATACTCCGTTCGAGTTTCCTTCTTACTTCCCTGGTACTGCCGGTCTGACTATCATGACCTCTCACTATGTACCGTTCGACGCTGAGAAGAAAACCACTTCTATCATCATGTTGGACACCAACGAGTTGGGCGCAATCTTCGTTCAAGAAGAACCTACCGTTGACCAATGGGATGATCCAGCACGCGACATCCAAAATATCAAAATCCGCGAACGTTACGGTTTGGCTCTGTTCAACGACGGTCAAGCAGTTTCTATCGCCAAGAATGTTAGCATCGAGCCTAACGAAGTTGTTCTGCCTCCTCAAGCAGTCGTTAGCGATTTGCCACGCATTCAACGCAAGTAATTTTTCAAAACTAGGTATATAATATACTCATAGTTGATTAAACAACATGGGGGTAGGGCTTAGAACTCCCTGCCCCCATTTTTTATTTGGTGAATAAATGAAAGCATTACAAGCAAAAGTAAAACTGTTGACGCAGATGTTCTTGTTTGGTGAAAAGATTCAAATGCGTCGTGGCCAAGAGGTCGTATATGACCTGTCCAAGCTGACCATCGGTGATTTGGAAATTCTTGCGCATCATATCCGCCGCGGTGAAGTGGAATCAAATATCCCTTCAGACAAATTCCATGAATGTGCACAAGCTCTCCGCAAAGAAGTTCAACAAGGTAAATACGAAAACGTTCTGAAGATCGAAGACGTCGAAGAGGTCCGCGTTCTGGATGCCGAGATTGAATTGGAAGATGGTACCAAAACTACTATTGCCGCATTGGAAGAAGCCAACAAAGAAGACCCACGAGTTAAGTTCGTTCAAGAAAAAATCCTTGACGCCTCAACTTCTCTGGCAATGGTTGCAGCTAAAAACATTCCTAACGTTGACCTCGAAATTCTTGAGTTTGCTAAAAACTCTGAAGTTAACGGCAAAAACCGTAAAGGTGTTCTAGCCTCTTTGGAGGCTGAAGTTCGTCGCCTTGGTGAATCTGCAGAATCTGAAGCTGAAGCAAAATCAGAATAATCAACTCCAAATTCGGGTAGCACAGAATGTCAGAAAAACTAACAGTAGAAAAGGCTCTCAATACACAAGAGCAGCTTGATTTTATGCCTCTGAAGGGTTCTTTGAAACTTAAGTTATCTGAGCCTGTAAGCGTAGAAGCTTTGAAACCTCATGTCGCTATCCTTAGAGTTGGTAAGACATCCGGACTAAAGGGGCTGCGAAAGTCTTATAGTGATGCCTATAAGACTGACCGCGCGGCATATGTAGACCTCGATATCTCTGTCAATGAAACAGAGGTTACAATCACTCCGGTAAATCCATTTGAAGAACTTTCAGACTATGCTCTCTATATCACAAGAGACATTAGGTCTGTATCAATGGAAATTCTCCTTGATGGGGAACCTGCTGGTGACAAGGTAGCGGTAAGTCCTCCAGTTGAACGAGTCGTAGAGATCGCCCCAGTTGGTAAGCCCTTTACAAGAAGCGGCAAGAAATTTATCCTTGCTGATATCTATGTCGACGGCGCCAAAGTAAAAGAAAAAGGCATCTACGGCCTCGATGATGGCGTAGAAGTAGAAGACTCGGTAGTGACGTACAGCGACCAATCCTCTATTGGTATTGTAAAAATAACACCAACAGTTAAATCTGAATCTGAATTCGATTACGTCTTAAAATTCAAAACTGGTCAAAAGCACCCGATAGAAGATATAACTCCAGAAGCGACATCTTCTAAAATCACCGCCGATAAACTCTACGAGTTTTATCAGAATCCATACGATATGATTCTTCATACCAAGGGCGGTAAAACCGAGGTAGGATCGTCAGGCTCTACGACTACCAGCAAAGAAGAAGAGATTACACCAGAAGTCGAAATCAGACTTCCAAATAAAATCATCTTCAACTTTGACAAAGAGCTTGCTGAAACTCCAGTAGACCTTGCCTCATTCGAGTTTGATATTACTGAAGCTTTCGGCAATCAGCATCTTGGACCTATGGGTTTGTTCAAAGAGGACGCATCATATATTTTAGAGTTCTCTACTATTCGTAGAAACAAGTCGCTTCAAATTGAAGTTATCGAAAATGACGATGAAGAGCCACACGACCAGTATGAATTGAGGTGGAAGCATGAGCCTGATTCACAGTAATACACTTGCCGGCAAAAACTGGAAAGAGCCAGACCATAATACAGGCATTCAGTCTACTAGGGTCTATAATACTATCGGGACATTCGCAATTCCTTCTGTTCATGCTTCATTTGATGGATTTGAAGGCCCTAAAAAGAATAAGGTCTTAATCTACGACGACAAGCCGGGCCGCAAGAAAAGAGTAATAAAAACGGAATTAACTTTCCGCGAACCATTCCACTCTTTTAAATTTTTTGAAGCATTAGGCTCTACATACGGCATGCACGAAATCATCAATGAGCGTGAGACTATGGGAGAAGACCCATCCCCTATCATTGATAGATGGAAGGCCGAACCGGTGTATATTGAACGTTACTCATCCATGAGGCCAAACATCGCGCTTAATTATAATAACAGCGACGAAGACCTTTGCGGCTTTATGGAGGAGCTTACAAAAACTGCAGTTCCGGAAGATAACGGATTCAAGGTTTCATTCGAGGATTTGGCAAAGACCATAGACGGAAGAAAATATCTTGAATTCCATGTTGGCGAATTTCATCTTCTGCCAAACACTCCGATTGCAATCCACCGCTGTAATCTGTCTGCAGATGTGCTAACCTTTAGAAAAGGCTTTAAAGCATTCAAGGATAGCGACTCCCTAAAATCAGAGGTTATTAAAATCCCGAGAATCACTTCAACGGCAAATCACTTCTTAGAATTCTATGTCGGCGTAGTCAGGATGAAAGACTCATCTACACGCCCTCAAGAGTTCAATAAGAAAGATATCGATATTCGTCATCCAAACAACATCGAGGCTGGTGCTCAGATTAGATGGAAATCTCTGGCTGATTCATGTATGGAGTGGGTAAGGGTTTACGACGGAACGGACTTGAAGCGACTTCTAAGTCGGGACATCTACACCGCGGGCCATTATGTTTTAAATACCAGATGCCGCATTGATTTAGAAAAGCTAAAAACATATCTAGCAACACTAAATCTTGCAGATGATTCACAGCTGATTATCCATCCTCCATCATTTAACGTACTCGGGTTTGACACTTTAAATCTTCTATCAGAACCAAGACACGCTAGACTGATTTCAAGACTAGATCGTGTAGAGTTCGACGTTCAGCGCAACTATAAGAGCAACGGCGGCTTCCATTATCAAATCAGGGTGTATAACGAAGACAACACCACGCTATTGTTCTCCGAATCTACAGACTCTTCTGTTGCTCCATATGTACCAGACAATCTTGGTGTAGCTGCCAATAAGGGTACATGGAGATGGTCAAAACTTACTGGTAAAGATATAGGTGGACTTCAAATTCCATTCAGTAATTCCTATATTAACAACGCTGGCATCAACACCGAATTATACGGTAAAATAACATACACATTTAACGAATCGGTCTCGGAGTGGTTAAGCCGTTACCGTAAGATACACATAACACTAGAAACAAACGACGGGACTGCATTAAATGGCTAATATCGAAGTTAGACTATCAACTGGCAGCACTACATCTACCAACCTGTCCGAGGTTAATAAATCCCTCGGCGGCAAGATGGCCCAGAGTGCAAATGAGGGTGTGTCATTCATCCTTGGTCAAAACAGTATGGTTGTAAACAACCTGTGGGACGACATCAGCCAGATGGATAGTGAAAACAGAACATCTGATTATCGATGTATCTATATTTACAACAACCCTACTGGCTCTCGCAAGGGTCCAAGTATGAATCTGAAGTTGACACTGACTTCAAACTCATATGCGAAATTCCAAGCAGGCAAAACGCCTCTGCCGAATGCGGACGCCAATATTATTACCGATGAGAACCAAGCGCCGGTAGGTATTCAATTTGAAGACCATACAAAAGAAAGCCCACTGCTTCTTGGCCAATTGCAGCCAGGTGAGTATCAAGCAGTATGGTTTAAACGTACACCAACAAACGTATCAGGAGCTGGTGAAGTTCGAGAATTTATGGACTTCCTGTTAACCGGTTCAACCTAATATAAGAAAGGTCGGCAATGGCACAAAACTTAGAATATGCACCAGATGACGTAAGTATCAACGGTATAATTCAACGGTATTTTGATATCTACTTGCCGGCCAATCTTGACGACCAAATGGAAGAGAAGGGGGACAACCCCTTCTTGCCTATTAATGGACAGATGGATATCGTAAGTCAAAACGATATCAGTAATGCTCGAGAAGTCGTCAGTATGATGGAAGGTTATTTCAAGGATATCCTGAATCCAAAATACTACGAATATTTCATCGCAGATGGAACCGGCACCAAGAAATACATCTTCCAGAAAAACGGCTCAATTGTCGGAACAAAAGTTATTGCAGGCTCGGCGAATAATTCAAACGTCGAACAAAAATATTCTTTCGAATCTGATAATCAGATTATGTCTTTTACGGACGTTGTAAGTGAAAGCGGTCCAACGTATGCACAGGCCCAGGCTATCGAATATGATAGACAGGCAAGTTACTATCCTCGTATGATTACGCAAAGGACACTAAACTCTGAAGGTCAGAAAGTTGGCGACACTTCTAGCTTTATGAGAATGAGCGGTGACGAGATAAGCAAGTATTATATGGAAATACCGCTCCTTATAATGCGCAACTCAGTTCCGATGACATCAGTCGATCTTGAGCGTCTTAAGCAATACAGCCAAAGGGCGGCCGGCGGTAAATTAGAATTAGAAATCTCAGTAAGTCCATACACTGTATTGTACATTGATGAAGTCCCAGGTTCTGAACAATCAATTAGGCAACCAAGGGATAACCAAGACTACGAAGCAATGGCGGCGTCTCAGTTTGGTAGATATCAAACAAGAAAAGACTTCTCTATTCGTGCCGCAGACGGACTTGTTTCCGATATCCTGTCTACAAAGCGAGACAGCGACATTTCTACCCAAGACCTATTGGAAGCCGTTAAAGATATCTTCTCTGAAGGCGAAGATGTAAGATTGTTTGGCTCAAGTAATTCCTACGAGGTTCCGGCCGTTATTGAAAAGATCTTCATCGAGGCCGGAGAAGTTAGAGTCAGGGTAAAATCAAAACACAGCGCCAATGCCTTTAGGATAGAAGCTATTTCCGGCGTGTCCTCAAAGATTCTTGCAATGGCTTCTTCTAGCACACGAGTAGGTATTACTCCTCCGGGAAAAGCAGGTAAGAGCGGTAGGGTTGCTGACGATAAGGCATCAAGAAATTCAAAAGGTTCTGCAATTAAAACTATCAATATTTATGCGGCAACTGAAAATCGTTCAGATGCTATGAATCCTTTTGATAGACAATTCCTTGGTCCGAAACTCGATGATGTTGCAAAACTGGTGAATGCAGAAAAAGCCAAGAAAGAGGCAGAGCGCAAGGCCGCGGCAGAAAGAAACAGGAAGGCTTACAAATATAAAGATAGTCAATACTATGCTCCTCCTATTGATTACCAAGACATTCTGATTGAGGGATTTAATAGTTTGGCAAATGCCTTTACGGGGGAAGAAAATGCAGCCATCAATAGAACATTTAACAATTTGGTCGCACCTCAGTTAAAATCAGACCGGGATAGACTCTTCGAATTTACCTCATCGGCAATTGCTCCAAAGGAGAGCCTAAAAGCGTCTCTGGAAGACCTATATACATTTGACGCCACTACAATAAGATTCTTCAAGGCTCTGGATATGGCTGTTATAAAAGTCAATATCCTATATAATCCGTTCAGCTCATCAATTCTGAATGAACGGGCCGCTTTTAAAACTAGCAATAGCTCCCTAAATGTATTCGACCTCGCCGGCGTTAAGATTGGTTTAAAAATGGCTAAGTAAGGCTGTACTATGATAACTCTATTCAACGGAAGTTTAGATTCCGAGCATACAGCCTTAGCAAGGCATCAAAATGACGCCATTCGGATTCCGTTAACAATCTACTACACAGGAACCGAAGAATCCAGATATTCAACTGGGTTTACGATCGACACTGGTGAGAACTTTAGTTACAGATACAGGGATTACTTCTGGATTAATAAACCAGAACCGCCGATGCAATATTTCTGCGGATTTAGGGCAGGTATAAGACCAATCCCTATTGAACAAAGATACTCAGCGTCCTTCAAAATCAGGTTTTCCGAAAAGTTCGAGCAAAGATATCGCGCCGGTTTTAAACGATTCTTCCTATACGGAGAAAGAATCAAATACAACTACAAGGCCGGATTCAAAGTTAAGCTAGGAGCAGAGAACTTCAAGCTACACTACAAAGCCGGCTTTAAGGTGCAGAACAGAAAAGACGACCCTTTCATAATGAGGTTCACTTGTCCGTATCTGTACAGTAGAAAAGACGAGTTTGAATACCGCTATACGGACGCCTTTAATGTTAAGCTCGTAAATAGATTTGAGTTTAGCTATAAGGCTGGGTATAGGCATAGCGTATCTAAGTTTGTATTCCCGCGCAAATACAATACCAACGCCGCGGGTGTTAATACTACAGTTGCAGAGCTAATTAAACCGTGGAAAGTCGTCAAACAGAAAGACGGCTCAAGTGGCATTAGGATTGCCCTCGATAAGTCAAAACTAGACCTAGGTTCAGACGGCCTTCGCATCTTCCTGAATATGCCTCCGAAGTATATCAACTATTGTGTGGTTATGAGGGATAAGTTTGATAAGCTTCCAGATGCTCCGGCGGCGCCGAAACCAGTAGCACCTTCTCCGAAAATAGAAGAGAAATGCTATAGGGTCAACCATGGCATAAGATTTGAACCTGTTAATATAGATAGGGTGGCAACATGAGATTTACAAGGATGTCCGAGCTAAGTTCTATGTTTAAGCTTGGCGAATCATTCCAGCCCAATATGGTTCAATCCGTATCAGGACAAGAGTCGGATGCTGGTCTTGTAGACTATACGATGTTTGAGCCAGATGACAATGAATACATCAATTATACTGGTCGACAGGCCGGATGGGAAAAGGATTCTGTTTACCACCCAATAACCAAAATCTGGGTAAAAGTTGGTTCATTTAAACAGCCATCAAAAGAATACATCCTAAAAGCCTACAATGACCCAGAAGATCTTTTATGCTGGGATTCCACATATGGCTGTTTTATTGTAAACCTAACGAAAGACTATCGGGATAGTCATAACCCCTATCATAGATCGTTACAGCCAAACTGGACTAGGGTTAACACGGCGTATAACACCGAAACCAATAGTATCCCTATCTACGAAAATTTTGAGGAAACTCTCTGTACATACAAATATCCTAGATTCGTCGGGTACTTCACAGACGAACAGGACTCAATTGAGGGTTGGACTTCCGGATTCTTCTTTCTTCCTTCCACCAAGACACATAGAACTCCGGTTATATCTGGGACTCCGAAAGGGGAGAAACCATCTCCGGATGCAGTGTATGACTGGTGGGAAAATAAGTGGGGCGTTCCGGGAGAATATCCTCTTCCAGGAGAGCTGCATCAAGGTGATTCCGGCATTTATGGATGGAGAGTTTGGGACACTGCCCTTGGTGTTTACAGAACACCAAGAGACTGGACAAATAAAAATTGGCTGGACGATTATTCTTCCTTGATTGCTGACGGAAATGTGTCTTATGGTGGCCATATGGCACCAGGATACGAGAGTTATAAATATAGGCTGGGTATGCAGGGTGACAAGTATCTTGGCACTAGAGCAGACGGCGAATATGCGGCCCATGCAGATGCAGAGCGGGCGAAGTTAATTAAATACATGAAAGGCGAATCATGACCGACACCACGAATGTTACAGGTGAATCTGGTGACACTCGGACGCAGGGTTCCGCCGCCGTTGTAGAGAAGAAAACAGCCATCTCTGAGTATGCTGCATATGGCGAAAAACCGTTTATCGCAGAAGACAATGACGGGTTGTTTCTCTATATCCCCTCTGTTATTCCTGCAGACATTACAACCGAACAGGATATCGAAAACTATCTAAAAACAATTGCCCCTATTTCGATTTCAATCTATCGGTACAACAGTAATCCTGTTGACACTACCCAGATTATCAGAGGCGAGAAATGGGTTGATTCAAAAGTCTACGACCCTGGCGTATTGTATAATCTTGAAGCTAAGAAAATCGATATCAAAGAAGAAAGCATTGTTCTCGGAACTAAAACTCCGCGCGGACTTGAGTCTGATATCTTCGAGGTTAAATTCTCAGAACCTAACAACTGCTGTCTTGATAAATCAGTTCTCAATAAGGATTCTTCTAACGGCTGTACGATTATCAAAGGCGATATTGAATACAAACTCACAGGCGGCAATTTTGACCCTGCTGTCGTATGTTCAAGGATCGAGGCAGAAGACCTCATCGACAGTCTTAACTCTATCGGCGCTATTATCGGTATTCAGGACGGCTTTAATGCAGGTGGTATCGAATGGTGGCTCATTGACGCTGGTAAGGTTACAGACAACGAGGGCAATGTTATTCGTTATCCTGACCAATTCGCCAAAACAGAATCTTATAACTTCGACCCGGGTGATTCGTTCAAGAAAGACGACCGCAAGTCTGAAGTTAAGGTTGAAGCTCCTCCTCCAACAATTAGCCATGAGTTTAATCCGACAGTTCCATCGAAACCGACTCCGGTTAAGCCAACTCCGCTATCAACGGACCCTAATGATGCTAGACGATTCACAAATCTGGACTTCGTAAGAGATCCATACTTACCAGGATTTAGACAATGAGTAGAGAACTAGAACTTAAACCGTGGCTTTTGAGAAGCGGTAAAATTTCAAATACTGACGGGTGGGTTCTAGAGGCCTTTGCTTCTGTAAATCCAAGACTCGAAAAAGAGCTCAGAGATAACAATGTGGACATCAAAGATGTTTGCGCAGTAACAAAGGTCTACACAAACCCTTCTCAAACAAACTCCTTCAAGTATAATACGATTGCGGAAATTGAAACTGACGGCTGTCATATTGTAAACAAGGAAGGCGGGCCGCTTTCTATTTTATTCTCATACGGAAGAGTAGACCTTGCCCTATTGGAATTCTCTCAAACAGAAACAGTTGGCGTACCAGACGTGCCATTCATCGTAAGAGAGAATACAGAGGCCGGCATTAAGGCAGCCTACTACAATCTAGTTGACTCAGTAGAATTCCTAGAGGACGTAGCAGGTCAAGAGGGCGTTAAGAAGTGGAAGGTAACAATCCGTCCAGATAACCGCGCCGCAATCTTTACTAGATGGGAAAAGAAAGTCAGAAGGTACTACAACGAGTTTATAGTATACGCCAGACAATATAAGGAAACGGACAACTTCAACAGTTCCGAACATCTTGGAGATCAAAATACGGGCGCTCAGGCCCAACCTGCCCCAGCAAGTCCTGCGCCACAGGCAGACCCTGCAGCAACACCATCTCCATAATAATATCCGCCAGAAAGGTACATATCAATGTCAGAAAGAAAATTAAGGCCAATAGACTGGAAGAAAACAGACGTAGAAAACTTCTCAGAGCTTATGGCCCAAGGGTTCGCTGATAGGAATATGGAATACCTTCCTGGCGGCCTTGTTTTAAAAAGACCAAAGTTCGTAGAAGACAAATACGGCTCAAGTGAAATCCAAGTTATCGGCATTCCATTTAAAAACGTATTTGGTCAAACAAAATTTCGTTACCATCGTGTAACGCTATCAGGGTTCGAAGCAGTATACAGACAACTGCTAGGAGACGAAACATCTCCAATCAGAATCGAAATGAAGGACAATAATGATGATAAAGTCCTAGAGGATGCTAAGAGGGTTTTAGCTAAACGACTAGCAATCCTGCCGCAGCGTTTCATATTGGAGCTAGTAGAAAAGAAAATGAAAGGACCGGATAAGCCTCAATACAAATACAAGTTCTACTTCTCTATTCCAGAAACAGACTTTACGGACAAAGTTAACGGTCTGTCTATCCTCAACGACAAAGACGTATTTATCTACGTCGAAAAGCCAAACATCAAAATAGAGGCAGGTCAGGGCATCATACCAATAGAAGATACATTGGTTACGCTCCAAGAATCATCCTCTTCATCATTTGTCAGAGACCCATATAGTTCCTATTCTGACATTCTTCCTGTAGAATATAAGCTGGTTGATACAACAATAGGTGAGGACTTCGGCGAGAATCCAGTGAACCAGATTTTATACAAATCGCCGGGCGGTAAATTTAGAGGCCGAATCAGTCCAGACCTAAAAGCAGACCTATTAGAAATATCAGCAACAGGAAATTCAACATATAAAGACGAAGTCATTGAATCAAGATTCAAGGCTTCCGAATCTCCTATCTTAAAAATCAAAACAGTCTTCGGCGGGGAATATAGAACCCCACTAGCAGACCAGATTCCAGAATACAGAGGACCAAACGCAATTGACTCATTAACAACATTAAGTCAATACACATCCTCTGCAATCAATATCGATATAGTGTCATTAGAGCCTAAACAAATGGCGCGGCAATATGTGGATGAGCTGACAACATTAAGTCTAATAACATCATCCTCTATTGATACAAACATAGTCTCCAAAGAATTCAAACAATCAATACAAGAATTCCAAGAAGCTCTAACAACACTATCCCTACAAACATCATCATCAGTAAATATAACAATCACCTCTGGCGGACAATAACAATGGCATTATACGGTTACCCAACAATCACGCTAAAAGACAAAGACACCGGCAAGATTAAAAAAGAAATCTCATGCAAAAACATCCAAACTATCCCCGCCAGAATGATGATGACAAATGTGGGATATCCTAGAGCTTACTATAGAATAGGCATTAGAAGCAGTGACGCCAGTTCTAGTCCGGAAACTTATATTTATACAACGCCATATAGAGTTCCTAAGAATCCGTTTACATACATCAATGATAAAGAACAAGAATCTTACGGCACCATTTATCAGGCTATATATGCAGATGGACAAAAGGTCAAAACTATTGCAGATGTAACAGGAATTGAGAATGTAAGATGGGAACAAGATGCAGATGGACGAACAATCCTTGTTGTTAAAGGAGTATTGTATGCACCAGAATCCGGCATTCGGCAAATTGGCACAATATATGTGGGGCTTTCATATAGGTCAGACTTTTTTACGCCATTAGATGAAATAATCATACAAGACGCCTCAACTGTTATCGATATTGCATACAAAATTATAGTATCTGGGAATAATGAAAGGGAGTATATAGCAAATCTTTCTGGGCTTTTAGCATATAGGAGCTTGTCGTTCACCAATCCGAACGGCACGATTTCTTTTCCAACTGGGTATGCAGACTCTGTAACAGGACTTGGTACAGATAATATGTACAAGTACAGAGGTGATGGTGAAATATATGGCCCAATTTATACAGAGTTAAACAGCAGTCAATATAATTCAATTCAGTCTGAGTATGATAGATTTGATAGCAGAAAGCTGGTAGTTGAAGATAGATTTGACAGATGGAGCATGAGTCATTCCTACAAATATAGTTTTAGCTTCCCAGAAATGAAGAAAAGTGGCAATATCGTGGGGTACATTGGAAAAGGCAGCACGTCTATTCATCCTGATGCTGTTAAAAAAATAAGCAACGGTAAGGGTGTTGGTACCACATTTTCAAAAAGAAGAGCTGGAAAAGATTCAGCAATTAAACCTTTCTTTGAGGCTTCTTCTGCAAAGAAAGGTTCCGGCATGATAAAAGCTGTATCCGCAACAGAGAAGAAGGGGTTTCCGGAAAGATGGGAAATTGATGTAGTAAAAAGTGGAAATCTCCAAGAGGCCGAATTTAGAATTAGGAAGGCCATAGTCTCAGAATATTTGGCTAATTCAAATGTACAAATTTATTCGAGAGTCCCTCATTTAGCATACCATGGCAATACAAACGGTATGCTATATAAGAAATACAATCATCCTGATGGATTACTATACGAGTCTTCTCCATCTGTGTGGCCTCTATACGGACAAAATCTCGCAATCGTTATTAGAAAAGGCGTTCTTCTGACATCTGTCGGAAATGCGAGATATTTCATTCTGGACGAGACAAATCTTCCACATGAGAATCGCGGCATTCAAATTACAGGCATTGCCTGGGATGACAGCCAAAAGGGGCTCTTAGTAGGGTGCGGGGAAAGTGGACTGTATCGTGTGGACTTTGACAACGATACAGATAACGAGCCAGTTGTAAAAAGAGTAACAAAAGACGGCATCGAGCATGTATACGCCATCTCTGGAAACGGGAAGGGGAACGTTGCCATTGTTACAGATGCCGGGATCATGTATTCAGACAATCTTGGTGAAACGTGGAATACCAAATCATTTGACGTTATTAAAAAACAGCTAATAGGCTCGGACGATCAGATAAAAGACTCTTTCAACATCGAAGAAAAACTAAAACACTCATGCTTAGCGTTTGCAATGACAAACGACGGCGAGAGCGTTGGCATCTGTCTATTTTCTTATGGCGACACCTATTACATTCCATTCATCAAACTGAAGACCGAAGATAAATGGTTCAGATTAGGTAGTTATGGTCAATCAGGGTACACTGCGTATAGTTCCATATCCTATTCTACAGATTCCAGCCATATCAGACTTTATCCTATTTGTATAGGTCCGGCAAGAGCGGAAGAAGAGAAAACCACGATTAGAGATATGGTAAACTCAAGAAAATACGCGTTACAGCCAGGTGCAGCATGGGGAATCGATCCATTAGGAAAACTGGCGATGACCTGGGCAAGACCTATTAATATAGCCAATGGGGGTGTTACCGGCGGCGATAGCAGTTACAATATGAGTATCCTAACCGGGTATGAACATGGTGTCAATTTTGATGTGACATTAGATAAAGGTAACAACCCAACAGCAACTCCGGTCAGTTATGGCTATAATTCTGTAATTGACAACGGCAGATGGTCCATTGAATTAGTTAAAAGCCATGAGACTAATAAGTTCGGCATACTTGTAGCAGGTCCAAATATTGGCGCTACAAAAGACAACCCGGACGCATTCCTTTATTACTCAAGCAATGGCAACTCTTTTTCCAAATCGAAGGATTCGATATTTAAAGCCTTATCTGGACAATTCGAAATCGATGGCGTTAAATTTGAGGCAACGGGAGAGAGGTTCGAAGAGGGCGATTGTTTTATATTCCACAGAACCATGGCCTATATTAATGACAATGTCTCAACCGCGCGTTTCATTGTTGAAAACTCATGTCTACCTGTATCAGGATGGTTACAGCAGTCTGGGACTATTTCCGAGGAAAATAACAAGCCGGCATATAGACAACCAATCAATTATTATAATAATATGTATAAAACGCAGGACGGAAGATTAAAGACGAAGGATAGAACTTATACTAGGTTGTATGAACTCGACTCATATATTCCTCAGTATATACTTCCCGGGTCTTCCAAAATGAAGTTTGACCTGACGACAATGAAAGGGTCGTTTGTTATACAGGTTCAGACAAAATCAAAAAACGGCAGCAGCTATTACAATAGGAATAAGGACATCTTTATCTCTAGGACGGATGCCGGGATTTCCTACTATTGCGATACAGGTCAGTCGAATAGTATGAATAACTTCTTATTCTCAAAAACCGATATATTAAAAGCTCCAAATAACTTTTCAATATCTATTGATGCAGAGAAGAGAGGTGTAACAGTTAATGATGGGACCACTGTGATATGGACATCTGGTTCGGATCCTTCTGGATATAGGCAAATTAGCTCGGTAAAAATAGTCCCCGTTACAACATCCAAAGTGTCCGGAACGAATAAACTTGGATTTACCAGCTATTGGGGCGGAAGTCTGGATGGTGAAGATAATGGAGAGTCCGAAATTTTTCTTCCGACGTTTGAATATGCGTATCGTGGCACCCTATGTACAAGACTTGGAGATGAGAATTCTTTATCAGGATCATTTGACCCCGTGTTTTATGGGTTGCCGTCAATAGGGTCGGATTCGATGTTTCAGGTAGAAATAGATGGCAAGCCGGCCGAGGTCGTACACTCTATGGGTAGTACATATGATCCAGCTTTCCTTATAAAAGAAGAAAAGCCAAACCGGGGCGGTGTCTCCGCGAGTATCTCCTCAGGACAGGTTAAAATCGAACCATACACAGGTCTAGTGTTCTTCTCTGACGAAGACATTGGTAAGCCATATAAGATTAGGTACAAATATTACAAAGGCGATAGCCTTGGAATAGGCGAGGCAATTCTTGAATAACCGTATTAAAATATACGGATTTAAAGTTGACTTCAAAGATGGCAGCTCTGTTAATGTAGCAGAGTCTGCCTCTGAGATTTCTCTTTCTCCGTTTTATGCATCAATAAGGGATATCGAATTGAATGTCCCCGCCGAGAATGTTTCATTTAGCGAGCAATTCTCAAAAGATGTTTCAGAAATTATCTTCAATAAATCCATTTGGATTGACAATTACATCCGCCGCAAAAAACTTCGGTTGACAGACGAAGAGCTGTATATGATAAAGCGCGACTTTGTTATATGTTCTGTCCTTGTCGGTGTAGCCAACAAACTGTATGGCACACTCCTTAAGGGGCAGTCTGTTAAAAAGGTTCTTGGTGATTTTGAAGTTCAAAGAGACTCAACGTTTGACGTAAGCTCTGCTCTAAAATTTGCTAATGAGTCTAAGCAATGCGCAGATGATGTCATTGAGGCTATAGATGACGCATCCTCTCTTCTTGCTGTTGGCTTTGTTAAAGGCAAGGGGAATTGTTCCAATCGCGTTTCAAATAGAGAATGGCACCATCCTGGCTATAGAAGCATTATGCCGGTCGCGGCCAACAAATTCTTAGAGATGGATGGAAAGCTGTACAAGACAGGATACGGACATGGCAACGAACCTTTCCCCCTTTATCGCAGAGGTTGATTTGCGACAGGAGATGGTCGACCTATTTACGGGCGATGAGTTTGTAAATAAGCTTCGGCCATTTGTTTATCGAAAATCAAGACATAATGAGGATGGAACCAAGGTCAAGTGTCACTGCTATAATGAGATAAGCAAAGAGGGTATGACAGATTGTCCTGACTGTCTCGGCGCGGGCTATTTATGGGACGAGGAAATTATCCCAGGTCATATGTGGTTAACACGCTCAATAATGCCAACAACAGGTTCCTCTTACAATAACGGCACATCCCGTATTGGACGTTCAGTAGATTCAGCATGGGTACTAATCATACCTTACAAACTCGAAGCATTTGAAAAAGACATAGTCTATCTACCAGTGATGAATGACGAAGGTTCTATTAGGTTTCCAATTAAACCAGAAAAGTCATACTACATTACAGAAGTCCTAAGAGTCGGATTCGATATGGGAAGAAAAGACTTCACAGCAATAGGACTACAGACACGATGATAGAGCAACCGGATTTAAGAGACCCCTATGAACTTGCGCTAAAAGAGCTCGTCCAGCTTTCCAATAGAAAAGTAGTGGAATCAAAGTCTTTGGAGCAAGTATTTGAGGAACGCGCAGGATTAACGATTGACAATTTTATGGAATCGCTATATCCTCTATTCAAATCAGAAGGGCTTCTCATCGAAAATGAATCAGACTTTGGTCCATATGACCCAAACAAGTTTTACTTCACTGAAATTTTCCCTGACCAGCCAGATGACACGCCGGCCAACAATGTTGTAACGTGGGAGATTTCACGAAGAGAGCCGGCACTTTTTGATTCAAAGGTAGTATCAGGCGGAACCAAACAATACAGGCCGGTGCTACTTGGTCAAGTAAAGACCAATCAAAACCGACTAGCTATTGTATATGAAGCTATGTATGATAACTTAGTTAGCTTTACGGCCTGGTCTACAAGTGCTAGGGATGCAAGAAGGTTAGCTTCAACTCTGGAAAATTTGTTCTTAAAATTTAATCCCCAGTTTAAGCGGGCGGTTAGATTTATGGTCTACAAAGGCAGGTCTTCTACCATTAATACGGACCATTACAAAAACCGGAGACTGTTCGGAGTTACACTTTCCTATCTCGTAGGAACAGCAGAACCTGGGTTCATCAAACAGGACGAGATTGTAGCAATTAAAACCTATAGTCAAGTCGTTAATTCTCTGAAAAACAGAGAAGTAGAAAAAATAACACAATTGATAGATAAATGATAAGGTAATTAAATGGCCACATATCAACACTTGCCAGGTGTAAACCTAGAGCTTCTGGATGGTAACCTTCGAATCGACCAAACCGATAGCTCTCCTCGCGTACTTATTATCGGTCGTGCAGAAAAAGGTTTGACCAACGCCCTGTATCCAGTAACTGACACTAACCGTGCAGCTGCTGTTTTCGGTCAAGACTCTCCGCTAATCCGTAAGATGTCAGAGGCCCTTATCGGCGGCGCCCGTCGTGTTTCTCTGTACCGTATTGGTGGTAAACAAGCCAAACTGAAAAACATCTTCGGCAAAGATAGCTACCTTGCTGCAGTTGAAGCATCCGTTTCTGCTGTCGACAATCTTAAAGTCTATGTCGGTCCTCGTCCTAATAACGACGGCAAAGCGTGCTTGATTGTTTTCAAAGGCAACGAGATCGTTTACTCAAACGTTCCTGGCTCTGAAATCAACCGCAACCAAGTTGAAGTCTTTGGCTTCGATCCTGAAACCAAAGTCAAAATCGGTACTCCTACCGAACCAATTCCATTTGCTGAAGTAATTTTGAAAGAGTACACTCGTACTGCTAAGTTCGTCGGCAATGGCACTACAACCAAATTCTCTCTGCCCGGTGTTACCAAAACTGACAACGTAACAGTCAAAACGTTAACCGTTGATGGTGAAACTAAAAACTCCGGCTCTGACTTCTCGGTCAAAATCGACAAAGCAACCTCTTCTCAATATGTTGAGTTCACAACTGCTCCTGAAGCTACTAAAGAAATCCAAGTTCTTTATGCTTTTAAATCGAGCGGCAAAGTTGCTGGTTCTGCAGTATTCGTAGGTAACGGTTCTAAAACTGAGTTCGTTCTTCCTGGCACTAAGAAAGAGTATGAAGTTACTCTGGATGTTGTTAAGGTTGCAGGCCAAGACAAATCAGGCGATGCTTCTGTTGATAACGACACCGCCGGCACCGATGCAAAAGCATTGAAACTGACCGAAGCTCCTGCTGACCAAAGCTCAGTAATTGTTGAGTACACTGTCGATACCAAACGCGAAGCCGTTACAGGCGAATACGAAGAAGGTGAAGATAACATCAACACCACTTGGAAAAACTACTACGAGTTGCTCCACACTGCATTGGCAGAACTGGAATCTGTTAACGCAATCTCTGTAGTTACCGACTACGCTATCATCGATGCTCCTAATATCGCTGATGGTTCTAACGCACTTGATCGTCTTGACTACGTTTACGTTTCTGAAGAAAACGGCGAACTGAAATACGAATGGTCAACTGAGAAAGTTCTGTACCGCAAAAACCGCGGCACTGCAACTACCTCTAATCCTGCAGAAGCCGATATCAACGGTAACGGCCAACCGGTTGTATACCGCCGCTACCATGAGGCTAACTTCGCTCACTTGCTGGCTAACTTCGCTAACACTATTTCTGAGAACGAGCAATTCTGCTTGGTGACTATCGGCGCTTCTATGCCACGCTCTTTGTCTCAATACGAAGTTAACCGCTGGATCGGTTCTCCTGCCACTTACGATGCTTTGGGTAATATAGTTTCTAACGGTACCGGCCTGCTGGGTCTGCGTAACATGGTTGAGCGTGCTGACACCCGCCGCGGCTTCTATAAAACCATCTCTGGTTTTGTGGATGGCGCTATCGTTACTGACTCTAACGGTGCACCAATCAACATCGGTAAATTCCTGTCTGTTGTGCCACAAGTAATCGTAACTCCGTCTTACTCTTCTGCTGGTTCTAACACCATCGTTACCAACGGTGCAGCAGTATATGCCGGTCTGATTACCACAATCGACGCCAGCGTATCTACCACTAATATGTTGATTCCTCGTATTGCTCTGCCAGGTGAAATCAAAAAACTGAAACTTGACCAACTGACTGGTGCTGGCTACGTCTTCTTCAAGACTACCAACAACAACGTTCGTGTCGTTTCCGGTGAGCTGGCTACAACTGCCGACTCAGACTACCGTCTTCTGTCTACCACCATTGCAGTTGCTGAAGCTTCTAACGCTGTCCGTGATGTCGTTCAACCGTTCATCGGTCGCGGTCTGACTGAAGCTACTCTGGCTGCTGTTGACGTGGCAATCGAGGGCGCTCTGCAACGTTTGGTTGAACAAGGCCACCTAGTTAAATATCTGCATGTAGTAAATCAACGTCCTGTTGTTAACGGACGCGCAAGTCTGGACGTAGCTCTGACTATCGTTCCTGCATTCGAACTGCGTGAGATCAACGTAGCCGTTAAACTGGCTCTAGAAATCTAAGACAAAGGAGGAGCTTAATTGCTCCTCCAATTTAAACCAGGAATATTATGTCAGATTTTGTTACATATAATGCCACCACCTCTGGTGTTGATATTACCCCTGTACTTGCTGGTAAACCAATCGGCACAATGCAGATGATTTCATATCGTCTGGACCGTGAAAAATTGCCTGTTCACACTATGGGTTCTCCTGATGCTCGCGCAATTGCCCGTGGTAAACGTACTTGTATGGGTTCTTGTGTATTCACTGTATTTGATCGTGAAGCACTGTTCGACATCATGGACGAAATGGGTCGCTCAGACGTTTGGTTGGGCAAACATGAAACTGCCAACTATCGTCGTGGCGGTGCATACAAACAAGTAAATAATGGTCAATACCAAGACGCAATTCCAGAAGCTGCTCGTAACGCGATTTACGGTTCTACTGACCCTCGTGCTAACAACGGCATCCGCGGTGGTGGCACTTTGAATCCAGAATACGGCAAACTGGACTTGAACACCTCTCAAGGTATTCGTTCCGGTCTTCGTGACCTGACTAAAGCCCGCCTGGCTGACCAAATTCTCCCATTCGATATCGTATTGGCTTCTACTAACGAATTCGGTAGCTCTACTAAAATGACCATCTATGGCGTAGAGTTCGTATCTGAATCCGGTGGTGTTTCTATCGACGACTTGACTACTGAGAAACAATACTCTTTCATTGCTCGTTCAGTATCTTCATGGGAGCCGATGGATACCTTTAACTCTCGTTAATACTTAAATCTATTCTCCTATAGGTGTAATATGCAAGATTCAACAAATCAGCCATTACACAAGGAAGAATATCATTCTGTGGGTGGCGATGCCACCCACATTATTTTTAACTTCCCTGGATACGGCTACTTATACATGGGCAGTCTTCTTTCACTGTCCTATCAAATATTCAGAGACAAAGTCCCGGTCTATAATCTGGGAAGCACAAATATCGACGGCTTTGCTATTGGTAAACGATATGTAGCAGGGTCAATTGTCAAAACATCTTTTCTACATGATGACCTACGTCAATTCATGCAGGATATTGCAGACGGCATCGGTATTAAGGAGCCGGTCGACTCTATCTATCAATTAAAACTCGAAAAGCAGAAGACTTATCATCACCTGATGGCAGATGACATTCTTCCATTCGATATCATTATTCTCCTAAGTTCAGAATACGGCGCATTCTCTGTATCAGAGGTTATCTATGGCGCCACCCTAATTAATTCTGGACAGGTTCACTCTATTCACGACATCATCACTGAAAACACTTTTTCATTCGTCGCCAGAGACGCCAGACAGACGCGTAACAAGATTGGAAGCGTTGTCTATGGTGAGGCTAGGCACACAGGCATAAAGGCCTCACAGCTATCAGGAGAGGCCGTTAATTACCATAAACCAGAAGAGTCATATTACTACGACAGATGGAATCAGTCTGTCAATGACGCAGTTAAAAAAGGCTCATGGTCTCCTGACGAAATCAATCGTATTAATGCTTATTCTCAACTTGCCGGTAATGGCACACAGGCCAACGTCCCTCAGGGCTATCTTGACGCGGCCAGAGATGAATATAAAAAACAGGGCGCAAATGGCACACCGGATTCCAGCACGGGGTCTAAACCAATGGACTACGGATCCTCTGTATTGGATAAAAACAGCTTCAAATCAAACAAAGAAGGATTTGAAGTAGAGGACGGTGATACTGTCCATGTAAAAGCCAAGAAAACGGACGGTTCAGATTACAAGTCTAAGTCTGGTGATGGTAGAACCTCTCTTCGTTTTATGGGTATCGATACACCAGAAACTGACCACGACAAAAAGAAAGGTCAGCCATACGGAAATGAGGCTTCAGATTTCCTTAAAAAATATGTTGCAGATGGCAAATGGGATAAAGATATCCAAGACGGCGTAACTAAAATTGTAGGTACAGATACCTATGGTCGTAAACTGTTCTACAATCCGAGATACATTGAATCTGCAGTAGAATCAGGTATGGCATGGTTTAGACCAGAAAGCGCCAGACAGGCCGGTATGTCTCCCGAAGATATTAACCGCATTAAGCAGAAGTATCATAAGGCCAAGGCCAATAAAGTCGGTCTATGGGGCGGAGATAAAATCGTTGATCCGGCTGCTCATAGAAAGACATGGGATAAATAATGGTTAAGTCAAAATATAATATCTCAAATACCGATGACGGCGTTCAAGTATCGGTCGACGGAAATAGGGCCGAAGAGCATTCTCGGGAATATAATATCGGCCTTGAATATGCCCTTGCTAAAAATCTTGCCCCTGGTAAGACGGTTACAGTTGACAAAGCCGTAATCGAAAAAATGTATCCGAAGATTAAAGATACAAGACCGGCCGACCCTAAGTTTAAGCCAAAGGGCGTTCCAAAAGCTAACGGAAAAACAGACCCAGTAGACACTATGTCTGCTATCTCCGTCAATAAAAGGGTCAAGCAATATAATCCGAATCCAGGTGAAACCCAACGAGAAAAGAATCTTGCACATCAAAAAGTTAAGTCCGCATCTTACGACGGCATATATACCAAATACTTCTCAGCAAGTGATTTTAGTATCTACGTTGGGGACATCCTAATCGATCGTGCTGCTGGCATCGCTATTGGAGAGTCATTAACAAGCACTCCAATTTACACTGTCGGTAATAGTAGATACGACTTCTTGGCCAGGGGCAACGTAGTTGTTAACGGCATTCTTCGTATTAATAAAGCTGAGAAAGATTATCTTGCTAGAGTTCTTGCACACTATCGCGGCCGGTCAAATGAGTTCAAAGTTCTTAGCTCATATGAACAGCTTCGGCTTACATCCGAAGAGCTTGCAAAATACCGTAAGCAGCTTAAGGAATATCAAAACGAGCAAGTGTCGGCAAAATCAGTTCTAGACTGGGCAGACCTAGGCGAATTTACCATCCATATGGTTTATAATAATGCAGACGCTGTTACCGAGGGTGTTCAACAACGCATATCTATTGTAGAATGTAGAATAGTTGGATATGAACACTCAGTAGACATTGGGTCTGACGGACAATTAATAGACGGATATAAATTCATTGCCAAAGAGGTAATACCAGAATGAGAGCAGAACGAATTGAAGGGTTAAGCTCCCTGCACCCAGACGAGCTTACTCCTGACGAACACGAACAGCTTGCCGACGCTAAGGACAAGATTGAAGAAGAGAAGAAAGAGCAGACAGATATTGACATTCTTCTAAATGCACTTGCAGACAAAGAAGACGCCCCAAAGCTCTATGACATTGAAGCATGGCTAGAGAAATACGGTACAATCCACGTCTCCTCAGTTCTTGGCGGCAAAGACCTGTTTATCTGGCGCGTACTGCGTCGTCAGGAATACTCCAATATGATTAAGCAGGGCATGATGAATGACGAAGTTCGAGCAGAAGACTCAGTTGTTCGCCGTTGCCTATTGTATCCAGAGGCAAAACAAGAGTTTCTAACAACAGCCCCAGCAGGTTTTATCTCTACATTAAAAGAACAAATTATGTATCGTTCTGGATTTGTTCCACTGCAACAGGCTTATTCTCAAATTAAGATTCTATAATGAGCGCACTAGGTTTGAAGACGGGGACTATTGTAATCCCCTTTAATAGCACCCCTATTCAAATCGAGGGGCGTGTATATAAAAATCTATCAGTTCTAGCAAGACTAATGTCTATGACAGAACTAGATAGAGCTATGCGGATCAATCTGGAAGACCCTGCAACCGAAGACGAGTTATACGAAGAAATCTTTAAAACTTGCGTCATTAGCGTTCCAGGAATTCCAGAGGGCGTTGACTACAACAACTCCGCCGCCGGATTTGTTTCAACTGTCGGCAAAGTGATTTTTATTAAATCAAAGGAATATGTAGAAGACCCATTCAAAGCATACGACAGAGCGGTAGAATCAGTTCCAATGGTCGAGGCTATGGCCGCTGTGATTTCAAGATTCCTAGGTATTAAATATTACGAAGCAAAGGCGCTTCCAATAAACGACCTATTTGAAATGTATGCAGCTTGCCATGTTGCATTCCCCAACGAGGTAGCCCCTATTGTTAAACCAGAGGAAGATAAGTCAGGTCCACCATCATGATAACTTCTAATATTGGATGGTCCGCCCTAGGAGAGTATCGGGACCGAAAAGAAGAAGCATCTGCACATCGTAGGATATTGATGGATGCAGAGACGTTTGAAGAAAACCAGTCCGAAGAAGAAGCTAAGGGCATTATTGGCTCTGTCGTAAAATACGGCCTAACTCTTGAAGCTCTTGTTTTAGCTAACCGGGCACTTAAAAATAAAGATGTACAACAGAAGGTTGAGCGTTATACAAACCTTAGTTATCTTGCCGACTCTATTAAGGGCAATAAACAGGACGCTCTAAAAATCTTCGGAGGTGGGAAAGTTACCTTAGCAAACTTGTCTATGAACGTGGCAAGGGCGTTCGAGGAGCTTTCCCCTTTTTCTATTTTGAGAACGTTTAATACGTCTCATATCTTAACTCCGTTTGCAACAGCGGAGTCTGAATTTGATTTCTCTACCGATTTACTAAAGGCACAAAAACGCTATTTCAGTCATCTGGCTTCAAAATACGGCGAACGTCAACTAACAGACGCAGATTTTAATCTAGGTCTAAAATATTCGAAAGGACAACTGCTAGATAATTCTGGTGAGGTCGTAATTAAGAATGCTCGACTAACCCTCACAGAATTCGCAGGGACAGAGCCAGGACATTCTGCAACCTCAAGCTACAATAAAATACTAAGACGGCATGTAGCAGTAGGAGAGGGCGCAAACTTCCTGACCAGAAGAGAGGTTGGAGACCTAGCCAGGGCCGTTCCGACGGAAGTTCCGTTTACTATCATTGCTGCGAATAAAGACGCAAGCATTGGTAGAGAGTGGATGAAGTCTGTTATCGGACAGGCAGTTGCTCAGGGCTTCAATATGGTTAATGAGCCGTTAGGATTCTTAGAGGAAACCGGCGGCACTATAATTAATCAGGATTCAACCCTGTTTAAGCTCATCCGAAAATACGGACGAATCAATCCAAATGCCACATCCGAATCTACAATAAAAGAACTAGCAATAGGGTATGCAAAACATGGCACAATGAAGCTGGCAGCATTAGCGGCTGGTTTTTATGCACTTGATAACGCGTCTAAAGTTATAGGCACTGACGATTCTGGTTACGGCAAAGGCATAGCAGAAGGGCTATCCACTACATTCTTAGGTGCTAAACTTCTTTATGCTGAAACGGTATCAGATAGATTTGAAGAATACCGTCAAGAGCAGGAATATGTAGCGCCAGGCTCTACTTCGCTTCTTAAGCTTGCAGGCTTTCCTTTGGCCGGTGCAATGTTTGGCGGCACAATAGCATACGGAAGAAGGACACTTCCTGCTGTATTGGCTAATGATGGTTATATCAAATCAACAAGAGAAGCAGCAAAAGAAAGCTTTATCTTTGGACGTTCAGTAGCAACATTAGCATCAGGAACAGTAGTAGACCATGCTGTATCAGTAGGAACAAGGGCAAAAAGGTTTGCAACACGAGGCGCTGCAATAGGTGCACTGTTTGCATTGCCATTTCTTCCAGGCGCTCTGGTTGGCGAAAGCAGTGGCGACATCAGGGCCGAATATCTAGAAGGCAAAGACGTAGCCATCCGTAAAAACAGGGGCTGGTTCTCATCCTCTACGCCAATCGAAGGTGAAGGTATCAAATACTACACCAAGAACTGGTACCAGCGTTTAATGGCCGGCAATAAGGACAAAATCCTATACGGTGACAACGACACCAAAGAGGATTTAAATCCATTCCTAAGTCCATTAGACTATCTAAGAAATCCATACCAATTTGAACAGATGCACCAAGGCGATATGCCGTATCCTGTATGGGGCATGGACGTATCTATGGGTGGTTGGGTAGGTCGTGGATTCCAGATGGCTTTTGGTGATGCGATTAAGCTGGATTTGATTAATCCAAGGATGGAGGCCCTAACCCAAGAACTGGGCGGCACGGAAGGTGGAGAACCTTCTATCATTCCTTCCTTGTCCATCACTCAAAACATATCAAACAAACAAATGTCTCTTATTGGAGAAGGTAAGAGTACATATGGCGAGTTAGCTAAATATGACCCCAATACAGAGTCTGCTAACTACATTGTTTCTTCCGGCTTAGATTTTATCGGTCTTAAAGGTTGGGCTGCATCAGGTGTCCTAAAAGATTTTGGTCTAGGCATTCCAGAGTTACAAACCCAATACGCAAGGTCTGGTGAGGCAACCAATATCGCCAGAGAGTTCGAGGCTCAAAACCTCGGCGGTATGGGCGGCGCAGCTGACGTTATCCGACGCATCATTCCAATGTCAGCAGACGTAACAGGCGAGCGTTTTAACCCTCTTAAAAACACCGCTGCTCCTGATTGGCTTCCAAGTCAAGGATACTTCAACGACTTCTCAAGGGGCGCATTCTGGGATAAGGTAGAAAACGGATATGATAGACTTCCAGGCAAAGGATACGAAACCTGGAATCCAGAACTATCTGGAATCGATCCTAATGACTACCCTGATATCAATAAATTCGAAATCCTCTCAGATGTAGCATTCGGCAGTAACGAATACTACAAAATGTATGAGAAGATGGAGGATATGTATCGAAGAAAGGTTGCAGGCGAAGAGACAGAGATGTCTGACGAAGATGCAGCCAAGTTTGAAGATATCTATATCCAATCCCAAGAGCGTTCAAGGAAGAGGCGATTCTTTGAATACAAAACGGATGCAGACATGGAAGGCATTTCTATGTGGGGCAGGTTGCTTGGCTCCATGTGGGAAAGCACTACGCATAATGCAGAGCTGTCAACCGAGCGACTAACATTCTTCCGGCCGGCGGGCAAGTTGTTACACCAAAGAACAGCAATAGAAGACTATGTAAAAACACAATTATCAGAAGGCGATACAGCACTCTGGGATAAACCATACAAACACTTCATACGACCATTCGTAGAAGACTCATACAAATACATAGGCTCAGAGCATGTTCCAGAATACATCCAAGAGCGAAGAAACGTAAACAACTACTTCGATGCATTGGAATATTACAAACAGATGCAGATATATCGCAAGTCTGCAGGTGTAAACGACTACCAGGCTACGTTAGCTAAACAAAAAGCAGGACGAACTGTATACGGCGCAGTGGCATCGGGTCTAGACTCAAGACAAGACGTAGAATCTGCCTACGGGGCACTATCAGATAATGAACGTGCATACTTCTCTTCCTTTGTTAACGCAAACGAATCTGACCGCGGTAAGATATCAAGAATTGTTGATGATAACAATACAGCAGACATGTACCGTATGTTATGGGCAAGAAAAGACGCAATTGACAACGGAGACGATGTTGGCGCCCTAATTCAGCAAGAAGAGCAAGACTTAATCGATGATAACCGATCAGCTTATCAAGCTTATCAAAATAGCGGAGATAGGAATATCGGCATCTCGTTCAGAGAATACGTCCAAGAGCTTCGAGCTGCATCATTAATCGAAGAAGCTACCGGCATTCCTACTGCCGACTTCGCAGGCTGGGACCCAAGGATCGAAATAAAAGACGTTAAACTTAGAGCGCTCCAGCTATCTAAGGAAGACGTTAGAGAGTACGGATTTTGGAAATCGGACGAAGAAGATTTAGCTAGACAAACTTACCTCTTAAACGAAGACCAGGTTACAACACAGTTAGGCTCTATCAAAGAAACAAGGGCCAGACGAGAGTTCCAAAAATCATTACTAATCAAAGACCAGTTAATGAAGCAGGGCATCTTCGCAAAAGATATACGCTTCTCTAATACCGGTTTCGGTGATCAAGATATAAACATAGGTTAATATATGGCAATGAACAATCTAGTGCTCGGCGGTGCTGCCGTCGGCTTTATGGCAGGTGACCCAATTGACAGTCCGATTTCATCCATCGCTGGCATTGGATTGGGAGCTTTAGTCGGTTCTTCAATCGAAATTGTAAAATCAAATAGGGCTGAAAGAGCACCACGGGGCGCCGCAGATATCGCAGTAGACCCATATAAATTAAACAGCAAAGCTAACCGTGCCTTCACAGAAGAGCAATACGCAGAAGAGATTCAGCGTCAAGCCAAACGATACGATGCAATGACCAGATACTCTGGCCGCAGAAGTATCAGAGAAGCAACATCCCAAGCTCAGAAAAACAAAGGCATCCTAACTGACACAATGAGAGAGGAAGCACTTCATCGTGCAAATGTCTCTATTGGCAAATGGGAAGATGCTGTTCTCAAAAACTTCAACGCGCTATCAGGTTCCGACTTAGCAGAAACACTTGGTCAAAGCGGCGCAATGAAGTTTATCAGGGGCGGATATACAGCAGAAGAAATATCCGAACTTGTTAATCAAGGCAAGATAAACGATGACCATTTCCGAACCCTAAGACGAGCCTCATCAAGAGAAATGATATCGTCCAAAACAGAGGCCGGGGCAGTTGATTTCTCATCTAACCTTAGAACCGTAGATATGAGCTGGGTTAAGAACAAAGAGATCAAAAATCGTGGTTCATTATCCATAGATAGAACAGCCAGCATAGAAGAGAAGATGAATTCACTTAAGGGCTACCTAAGTGGCACCCTTGGTCATGACAACGCCTTCGCAGAAAGATTTGCACATAACATTGCAAACTTTTATCCCGGTTCTGCCATTGATATTTCGGATTCTAATATCTCAATTAAGATGCCAAATGGGGAAGAGATCAAAGACCTTATCCCAGAAAAAAGAAATGGTACTCTATCTTATCTTAAAAACGGTAACGTCTACGAATCCAAACTATATCAGCCGTTCGCAGATTCAATCGGGGCTACATTAGGCGGTCTTGAATTTGCATCACTATCCTCAGATGGAAAGAGCGTTGTAATCAACTCTTTGGTTGGAGAGAACGCGGTGATTGACGGCTTTACCAATCTTGAGGTTGCAGGGTTTAGAGCTCATGTAGAGGGCACACCATATGGCAAAGCACTGGAAGAGATGCAGAGCCTTGGGGCATATGTCGGCCCAGATGACGGCAAGAACGTAGTAAGAGCACCGTCTCTCGATACCAAGCTTCAATTCAGCACCTCTGACACCGGTAAAATAGTCAGAATGAAGGACGCCGGGACCTTGGAAGACTCAAGACGAATCATGGAGGCAATTAACAGCGCCATGATCTCTCAAACCGGACTGTCAACAATCCCTTCTAATCTTCGTCAAAGAACATATGCGGTATCAAGCGCTTACCAGGCTGCACAAGCAGTTGCCGGCATTGCTCCACACCCAGAGCGTTCAACAGGCACACTATCAAGAGGCACCGTAATCGATCTGGCGAATACAACACACGAAGAAGCTCGCCGTATCGCAGAGGCTTCTCAAAAGCTTGTAGAGCAAGGGTTTGGTCATAACTTCAGTGGCGCTATTCTTGCCCCTATTGCCGGTCATGATAGCAGCTTTAACCATACTATTGGCAGTGCTGTTATGAACATGGTTCTAGAAGACGGTAAGACTGAACAGATGCTAAAGGGCATTCATATTAATGCTGCTGGCACTGTTAGGCTTGGGGAAGGGAGTTTCACCGGTACAGATGCCCAAATTGCCAAAATGGCAGAGCTTCAAAACGGCAATAGTGTCACCTATAAAGGTGGGGAGAGCATTGGATTCTTCGGAGGTAAAGAGTATTTTGCACCTAAAACAGTAGACTCATTTACCGCCCAAAGAGTCGAGAACACAAAAGACGGATTTAAACTTGTAGGCAAAAACAATGTTGTTACAGAGACAGATTCAAATTCTGGGATCAAGATTTTTAACGACGTAAAATCAACCTCTACCTACAGGACCAAGAGAGACTTTGCATTAAAAGAGATAATTGACCGTTTTGAAAAAGAAGGGTCAATCTCTATGGAGTCCGGCGCAATTGTTGTTTCTCCCAAAAACACTCAGAATATAGAAAGACTCTCTAATCTCCAAAAGATTATGCCAGAAGGTAGGACAAGATTTTCTCCAAAAGAGTTCCGCCATATCATTCAAAAATATGCAGAACAAAATAAGGCAGAATATGATGCCGCAATGATTAAGGTCAACAAGACCTATAAGGACATCAATGTTCGTTCAGAAGACTTTAAAACCGGCTATACTCTCCAAGAATTAGAGGTTAGCAATTACAGGGATAAAAACCAAGTTGCTCGCGCTAAAAATGTTATAGCAGAAGTCCTAACCAATAGTGGTATAGACGTAACCGGCAATCTTCCAGATAATGCCCCATTGGCACTAAAAGATATCCAAGGTTCATTTACTAAATTATCAGAGCAGGGATTAGGTACAACTGAAACCGGTAAAGAAATCAGAAATGCTAGAGCAAGCTTGTTTGCAGCCAAAGCGATCGAGGATTCCAAATTCTCAAATGTAGCCCTAGGCACTATGCTTGGTAACTTATCACAGGCCCACAATAAGGCCATGACAAGAGGCAAAGCATCTGTATTTAATGTTGCATTGGGAGACGGCACATCTCAGGCCATTAACATTGGCAAGGGTCACGACATATCAGATGCTATGGCAGAATTCGTCAAAGCAACAAGCAAACGTCAAAATCTATATGCGTCTGGTGCTATTAATTATGACCAAATGTACGGCGCAATCAAGGGCGACTATATGGCCCTTGAATCTATCGGTGCCCATATGGGTTTATATAATCTAGCAGGTATTCGTCCTGGTACCGCTGCATTGACCGGTGAATCAAACAAAGGTCAAAAAATGTCCTGGATGGCTGCAGATAGGCTAGAGCATCTTACAAATTCGCCCACTCTAAAAGATGGACTGACAACATTAAATATGGATGCTGTCTATGAAGTCAAAGCAAGGGCACTTGAGTTAGAGCATGGCAATTCGTTTGGAGATGTGTTTGATGCAGACAGTAAAGAACGCAACATTCAAATAGGCGACCTTTTCCATAAGGACGAGGCCAAACGTCTAAGAGCATTCGAACCAGGCGGCTCTTTAGAACATGTCAAGCTAAACGATAATATCCTAAACATCGAGCTTCCAGTTCCCAAGGGAATGGCAAAAGAGTTCGGCAAACAAAGATCATTGGCTATCCCAATCTTAGATAGTAATATGAGCGGATATACAGAGCTTCCCAATGGCAAAGATGCTACAAAAGAAGCTACAAAAATGAGAAGAAATCTTCTAACTGCAATGTCCGATTATGTGTCTTCTAAAGAGATTGGCGGAGTAACAGAAGGGATTGCCGCAACTGCATATATGAACGCATTTAAATCGTATAAGCAATTCCAAAGAAATACAGGAAGCGCAGTTAAAAAAGCTGTAGCTGGTCGAAACTACAAAAATGCATCATACTCTACCGTCCAGCCATTAAACGAAGTTCAACAAGCTGTATTCGACGAAGGTATGAACAAGGATAGAATCCGAACCTTTATCACAGAGGATGCAGCAGAAAGCTATGGCCTAGATAAGAAGCGTTTCGAGTATCAAGAAATCGGCGATAGTGGGATGTTTAGGGTTATAGATAAGGAATCCAGACTTACTGTCCAGTCGTTGTTTACCCGTGAACCTGCAACCGGTCCAAACTCTGTTCTTAGCACAGAGCTTATTGTCGATTCAAATATGGGCCACGGACACGCTGTCGGTATGGATGCCACCCTTATGAAATTTAACTCAGGGGACTTCGACGACGATAAAGCTATTATGGCTTTGGCTGATACAAAATCAAAAGACTTCTCTAAGAACAATAGAGAGCTTATCAAGATTATGAAGAATCAGTCCGAGATGATTAAAAGCCACAGGGCTGCAATTGTAAAACTTACTCCAAAACTAAATGAGAGCAACAAAAAGTACGCCGGCATTACCGGAGTTGGAGATGCGACCAAGAAGTTGATAGAAAATATCATGTCTGGTAAAGAGCGCGATATCGAAGCTCCGCGGGTCACCGCATTCCATCAGTTGGTAGAAGGCGCATTAAAACGCTCTAAAGAAGAGGAGATAAGTCTGCTTCATAGAACCTCTATGGATGCTAAGGCAAAACAGGAGGCTCTAGAAGAAATTAGGGCTAGGTATTACATTGCAAACCAATTTGCATACCTGATGCAAGAGAATACTCTTAAATCCGTTCGTATGGCAAACAAGGGCGGAGTAGAGGGAAATCTCATGGAGCAGATTGAGCAGTTTATGGCTGAGAATCGTGGTAAACGGGCAGACTATACTAAACTTGGTGATACCATTGGCGGCTTCTTAGAATCTCTATATCAGCACTCTGATGATGATGTTGGTAAGATTATTCAGTCTTCAATCAACACAATCAGAAAATCGGTTGGTAAATACGGCAAAGAGGTTTTAAATGACACCGAGGCTATGGTAGGTAGCGAATGGAGCAAAGCAAATTCCAATTCTGCAGCTATCAGCCAGGCAGCCAAAAATAGCCCAGCAATCACTGAATCCTTGCCAATTCCGTCAAATTCTAGTACCATTAATAAAATAGAAGACGGCGCTTATAGTGTATTAGAGACACTAAAACACAATAAGAATAAATTGATTCTTGGTGCGGCAGGTTTGGCCGGACTAGCTATGATTAGCAGGTCAGAAACTCCAAATCCAAGCTCCCCAATGTATAACTCCCCAGTAGCTAGAACTAATCCTGTATTGGAAGGTAGAAGTTCAGAAACAAGCTACATCAAAGACTATGGCAGTGACCCTAATTCAGTCACTATCAATGGTCAGGTTATCGGGGGATTCTCAGACGCAAGAATCAAGCAAGGACTAAGAGGACTGATTCAAGGCGACACTAACCAACGGTCCACAGTAACATTTGATAATAGAACTTACTAAGAGAAGAATATGGCAAGATTTACTTTTTCTATCAACGGAATGCTAGATTTAGAACCGATCTCATTCGACAAGGTTGATAAATTTTATACAACCCAACACGAATTTCTACGAGACACCTCGGTTCTGACTTCTAAATCCAGATATAGCGAGATGCTTCATCTTGCCACATTCGCATTTAATGTAGCCGACCCTAAAGACGTAGAGAAGCTACAAACGCTTATCGCTATCTGTAATGCCTTCCCTTACATTTTTATCCGGTCAGACTCTATTGTCGAAAACCATTTAATGCCTCTAAATCTGGCAATCGGCTCTGGGTATTACATGTATGCACTACATGAATTCCAGGCCGAGATGTCGTCAACAGATGCAGACCAAGGCGTTGTTACGGTTTCTCTAAGATTGCAAATGGTCAACTGGAAACCGCTGGCCAAAAGTATTAAATTCATTTCCATTGAAGAAGCTTCTCAGGTCAAAACAAGATCCGGGAAGCTTCGCAATATCTCCGAATACAATGGCGAAGAGGGGGATCAAGTTGTTTCGTCTGGCAACTATGTGAAATATGTTGACAACCCAGACGAATCAAACGTTCTTAGCCTTATGGTTGAGAAATATATGAGTGATAATATTGAGGCTATTTTAAACTCCGGCCTATCTCGTTCATTTGAATTTAACCTTGGTTGGCCTTTGGTCATGACTGACCTTCAGTTCGAGGATCGTGCTAAATCCGACTTCTGCTGGAATCAGGTAAGACAGTTCAGAACCCTGAAGACAATTGACCTACAAGGCACATTAGCTCTAGACAATAAAAAGACCTCACAAGCAAACATCTCCGAGGTTACATCAGAGAATGCAGAACGTTATGATGAAACCGGTAGAATCTGGGTCGGATATGTAAGAGAGCGACTTGCTGGCACTAATGTCAAAGACGGCGATGTTGCTTTACAGTCAATTACGGTTCGACGCAGAAACAGATTTGCCAATCAAACTGTCCAGGGTTTTGTTTACCCATACGCCCAGTATCTTGGACGTTCTCCATCTGAAATCCTAATCACAACAGCAGTAAATCATACCAAAGGTATGGCATCTACAACCGCAATGCAGGCAGTTAAGAAAGCAGACGAAATGACAAACTATGTCAGAGTCTCAACGCCGGCGCTAAAAGGTTTAGATATTCTCGCTATTGAAAACCCTCTAGTAAATGGTCTAGGTATTAAATACGCAATCCTAGATTCATCTCATGCTACCACTTCTGGTTCTTTAAACAATCTCCTAATTAACAACTTTACCTTTATTGAATCTGATTCCTACGGAGCTATCGAATCTAGTCGATATGTTTTAGCCTCATCAACGGAAGGCTGGAACGATTCTGCAAACAAAGCTCAACGTATCCTTGCTGTAATCAGTCAGTACAAAGCCCTTAAAAAAGAGGGAGCAAGTACATCAGAATACAATGACATGATTTCAACAATCAATGTCAGACTGGCAAATGCCCTGAAGAAATCTATCGATGGCGAACTAACAGAAGCGACGAAGCTAAGAGATTCGGAGCATTATAAAAAAGCAGACGATACTCAGAAATCGGTCTATATTATCCAGCTATATATGCAGCTTGTATCTGCAAATACGGCATCTGGTTCCGAGGAGCGTATCACCCTAGAGCGTGTAAGGGTTCTTGATTCTGAGATTGAGTCAATCTATTTTGACGTACTGACTACTCTAACTCCAGTTACTATTAAAGGCCTAAAAGAGGACCTGCAAAAAGAAAAAGCGTGGATAGAAAAACTTGACGGCAGCTATACATCTTTCAGCGGTGAAGGTGTCCCCGACCTGAAGATAAAAGAGATTTTTGAATCTTTGCCAGCGACTCCAGAATATAAATCCTGGAGAGAGCTTTCATCTTTTCCGTTTATCTATGACCAAGGTATTCTGTCTCCAGATAAAGTAGTTGCATACTGGGATGAAAAACTTCCTGAAATCAATAAGTTACTAGAAGCTACTGGTGCATTAATCAAAACTGATTTAAATATCTACACGACCGCTCCGGCTATGAATGATGCTGGTGGCAACTCTACGACCGGCGCATCTGTTATGGTTCAACAGCCAACAGGCGGAACTGCTCCAAAACGAAAAGCAGATGTAGAGCTAGTCTACACCAGAGACCAGTACGAGAGAGATTACAAAGTCAGCACAAGGTCAAACGGTCGATTGCTTCCACTTGAAAATATCGTGGCCTATACAAGACTTGGTCGAGACCTTCAAAACTTTGGCGGTCGACACATGGGTCTTGATATGCCGGTTCCAGTCGGAAGCCCTGTAAGGGTTGCTGATGATGGTGTCGTAGCCATGGCCCGCTTCCAGATGAACAAAAATGGTAAGCGCGGATACGGAAATGTAATCTACGTTAAGCACGCTAATGGTGTTGAGACGAGATATGCTCACCTTAGCAAGATTTTGGTAAGAGAAGGGGCAAGAGTAGGTAGAGGTCAAATCATCGGACTTTCAGGCAATACTGGTGGTTCTACCGGCCCACACTTACATTATGAAATCCGTATTAATGGCAAGGTAATTAGCCCTAAAGCATACTACGGCAAATCAACTAACGGCCCTGCTTCTATTGGTAAAGAAACCAGAAGCGCATCATACTCTGCTGCTGCATATGCAAGAGGCGGCTCTAGAGCAAGGTCAAGCATTATGACTTTAAAAGAGTTTATCTCTGCTGGTGAAAGTGGGGGCAGTTATGATATCGCCAACTGGTACATCGGTAAAAGGTTAAACTCAGGCAATAGAGGTATCTCTAATAAAACAGTAGCCCAAGTAATGGCTATGCAGAGCGCAGGACAGGTTTATGCAGTAGGTAAATACCAAACAATACCTGTAACCCTCAGAGCCGCTGTACAGGGTCTACGGCTGCCTGGAAGCACGCCTATGTCTCCATCTGTTCAAGAAAAGATCGGAACATGGTTAATCTTCAATAAGCGTCCTGCACTTGGTGCCTATATCAGAGGCGAAAGTAACGACCTAGATAAAGCACACAGGGAATTTGCCTTAGAGTGGCGATCTATTCCAATGCCAAACGGACGTTCAGCAAGCGCAAGCGGAGACAAGGTTCATGCAGGCTACACTCCAGAAAAAGTAAGACAAGCATTACTAGCTGCTCGTGCAGCCTATGTCAAATCTCTTTCTAGTGGTAAGAGCAAAGAAGCGGCCCAGGAAGAAGCAGTTGCATCAACCGCACTTGCAAGGGTTGCTGCCGGTGAAGACGTATCAAAAGTTGCCGAAGATTATATCAACGAGCTTTATACTGGCAGAGAAAAAGACCCAATCGAGGCAGTAGTAGACCCAGTTCCATGGACAGAGGAAATTCAGGCTAAATCTCGTCTGGAAAACTTTGTCAAAGACCTTAACCGAGGAATTCAAAAATTGATTCCTACATACAAGGTTTACATGGTTCTAGGCAATGATGAAAACAACCTTATTAACCTAATCAACTATCGCCAGTCCGCCGCATACTATGAAGTCCCGGCGGTTAGAAATATCCGCGTAGAAATGGCGAACCAGGACAACCCTGTTGCTGTTGCTACGTTCGAAGTCCTAAACGCACTCAATACTGCATCTGATCCTAAAGAAATCAGAAGCAATAAACAGGACAGAATAGATATCCGCTCTCTAAACTCTGACGCCGCCCGTATTGTTGCTATGGACCAAATCAGGTTAAAAGCAGGCAATAAAATTCAAATCAGAATGGGCTATGGTAACGATCCAAATAAACTCACTGTTGTGTTTAACGGTATTGTAACAGAGTCCGACGGAGGTGAAGTTCTTACAATCGTAGCAGAGGGCTATGGACGAGAGCTACAAAACGAACAATTATTTATTGGTGATGTAGTCCCAACGTTCTCATTCCTCTCTGATATGGACAACCTCTATGTTTCTGCTGCCGTTGCTAAGGTGTTGAAGTCAGCTAACCTAGATCATTTCGGTCGAAACCCAAGATGGTTTGCAGACAATGCAGATTTTAGGGATGTAAGAGGAACTTCGACAGAAACCTTAGCATCTCAAACAGTCGGTGATAGCGGTATAGGCTTTGGCAATTCTCTCTGGAATTCACAGCTAGACGAATACTTCTTCTACTCTGCTAAGGGTGCAACAGAAAGCCTTGAGAACTTCTGGCTTATGAATGTGGATATGGCTGACCGGTTCTTTGTGACCTCATTAAAAGACCTATTCCCATTCTCTCTGAACGAGTTCTTCTCAAACTTCAACGTAGTGAACAAAACGGTCTGGGATGTATTAACAACGGGCCGCCGCATGTTCCCGTCATCTGTCCTATTAGTTAAAAACATAGAAGGACGTTCTACAACATTCTCAGGAATTAAAGAGCAAATGATGATAGGTAAAGAGAAGCCAACTTCTCTGGCCGCAGAGCTACTTGCCAAGATTCAGAAGAAACAAGAGTTCAAGAAAGAGGCAGACTCAGCACTCGCAGGCGACACCACCGGCATTGGTCAATTTGTTGCAGAAAACCAGCTAAAAGAGAAAACAAAAGTCATTGGAGAACAATCTCTCAAAAACAATGGCTCAGATGTTATCGACCTTCTTGATGCTGCAAACTCTAACAAATATACAGACATCTCTGCTTACGTTCCTGCAACTAACTTCCATATGATTAACAGTTCCTATAATCTGATTTCAAACCAAATGAAATTAGACCAGAACTGTATCACTGGCGCTAAGGTAGAATATAATAGCGACCCAGAGGATTTTGGTTACGGCGAAAATATCTTCGACATGAAAGCCAATGGCGGACTTAAAGGTTCATTAACCAAATTCGGCTATATCAATGACAACTCAATTAGCTCCGTTGGTATGGCAATTAAAACCGCCCAAGGCTATCTGTTAGAAGAATTAGAGAAGATGTATGATGGCGCAATTATCATTACAGGCAATCCTGATGTACAGCCAGGCGACTATGCCTTCGTTCAAGACGACCTGAGAAATATGTCTGGCGTTATTAAATGTCGTGAAGTGCAACACGTATTTACCGACTATGATGGCTATGTAACAATCATTACTCCAGGTATGTTTGTAGAACCGTCTACTCATATGTATTCAAATCTGTATATGAAACTAGGTATCTTCATGAACTTCGTTTCAACAGCGGCTTCTGAATACGCTCAGGTTTCCAGTGCAGAAACTATCCCTGGACTTATCTACGAACAAACGGCCTTCCAGCCTACTGACCTCGGCGCTTCGGTTTATCTTCTGGGTGCAGGAAACGTTGCAGTGGGTATAGGGTCAGCAGCGCTGACATACGGTGCAGCAAGCAGAGTTCTAGGAGGCTCGCTAATTGGACAAGCTTCAAAAGGCCTATCATTGGCAGCTAGGGCGGGTAAAGCAGTAGCGGGCGCAGGTTGGGTACGTTCACTTGCACATACAGCGATGTCTTTCGGCTCTTCAGTTGGTTCAAAGGCGCTTCAGGTTTTACCAAGAGCAGCTAAAATTATCTCAGCTGTAAGAGCAGTGGCAACTGGAGCAAGAGGATTAACGACGGTGGCAATGGGAACATTGGCCGGCGGCTTCATTGCAACAGCGGCAGTATCAGCACTTGTTGCAGTTCTTGTTTACGGCGCATTAGCTATGGTTCAAAACCTAATTGAAGCATACGCCCTTAAGCTAGAGATGAGACACCGTGCATTGATGAAATTCCCAGTCAAGGTTTATGGCCAAGAATACACTGCCGGGCTGTTAGGCTGGAATGACACAGAGACTCCTCTAGAACTCCAAATTGAAACAGTAAAAGAATCTATTAGGGCTTTAGGCGACATCAGCGAAGCAAGTTCACAAGCTGGGTATGATGGCTCTAGATACGCCTTATACTTTAAACTAGCTACGGAATAAAATATGTCATCGGCTCTGATAAACAAATCCGGAGCCGACTTCACAAGGGTCGGCTCTATTCAATCTGTTTCTATTCAAGGTACACAGCTATTTGCCGTAATCAGGTTAGAGGGTGAACCCATGCAAGACATGATGGGCAACACCGTTAACTGCGGCCGGCATTTAGTTGGATTGCCAAGATATGCTCCAGAAAGTACAGCAACAATGGCGGAGTTGTTGATACCGATAAATATCAATAGCTCTATCCAGGCTGTAGACCCAAAGACGCTTATTAACTGCCGGGCAATGGTCTTCTTCTCTGCAAATGGCTTCCCTGAAGGCGCAACCATTATCAATCAGCCAGATGCCAGAGTTATGAGCAGACGAGAGTTGTTTGATTTGCGGTCAAGGAATAAGGATGGTATAATAGACCAATTGACAAAGAAAGAAGTCCAAGCCGTAAGCAAAGAGGCTTCAAAAAATCTTGAAGTAATTCAAGGTGAGGTCTATGACCCCAGATTTCACAAGGGCGCCGTGGGTGTTTATGGTAGCGAGCAAAGTATGTTTGTAGCCGCCCCGATGCACCAGTCTCAATATGCTGATTTCTCTACTCGTATTGATAAGAAATACACAATACTAGATGTACAAAAAGAAACCAGAAGTAAAGACTGCTATATGCCCGCAACAGTATTTACAGGACGCAGTTAATGTCTCTTATACTAAGACCATCTCCAACTAGCTCTACGGTCTTAGATGTTAGAGAGGATGTAGCTGCCGTATCTGCAGGCTCTATGTCTGTATCGGTTCACAAGGATTACGGGACGTTTGTTAACGGCCCGTTTTCTGTATCTGCATCTCCAACATCAATGACCTTTGGCGGGTTCTACAAATTCAATCCGGTGGCCTTATCAGGCATGCCGTCTACAATCATTACCCCGGTTCCTACATTTGAAGTTACAGTTCCTACTAAAAACATCGGGACTCAACAAGTATTAAACTCCATCGTAGTAAGCACCATCACGGGGATTTTCTAATGTACTCCAAAAATATACAAAGAGAACTTCGTATGGATAAATACGGGGACATCTCATTTAGCGGCTATGATATCAAGTCAACAAGAAACGAGAACGATATCGTAATTCAAAACGCCGCCCATAGAATAATGACATCTCACAGAGACCTGTATCTCCATAGATTATATGGGGCTAATCTTCAGTCCTTTATCGGTCGTAAGATTAACGACGGCCTAGTAAAAGAAATGCAGCGGGCTATTGTAGACTCATTAACATCTGACAACTTTTTAAATGCAGCTCAGATTTCTGTTATTCCTATTCCAGATAGAGATAAAGTCTTTTTCAAAATCTCAGTAGGAACAACAGGAGACTTCCTCACCAATAGGGAAAACGAGCTCAATATTATATTTAGCCCCTCTGGAGGAATAAGATATGTTTAGTGAGGTTACAAACCCTACGCTGACAAAACGAAGAATTCTGCAAAAGATGGCAGAAGTTACAGGCGTCAATAATGATAGCCGTTCTTCTATTATGTCAGGCATCGCTGAATCTGTTGGCGGAGTTGTATCAGACTCTATTAAATACGCTAACGGAATTGTTAATAGTACATATACCGAACTTGCAGTAGGCGACACTCTTACTAATAACGCCTTAGAGTTTGGCGTTGTTCGTGATATTTATTCCGACATTTATGTTGATGAACAGGATGCAGCTATCGTCCTTGAGCCTGAAAACGGGATTTCATTTCCCAGATTCTCAGATGGTAAGCTTGCAATCAGTGCCGGTAAGCAATACAAAATCGGTTCATCTACAATCGAAATCCTAAGAGATGTGCATATCTCCGCTGGAGAAGTTGCAATCCCGGTCGCGGCCAGAGTTATCTCAAACTCACAAACCGATATAAAAACAAACACATACATCGACATCTTCAGCAAAGACAACGTACATACAACCGGCGCAATTCTCAGATTCAAAAAGCCAATCCATAACAGGCTGTACGAAGAGACCGACCTGCAGTTAAGAAACAGGGTATTCTTAGCTAAGAGCAAAACCCACGGCTCTAGCAATTCTGCATTGGCCGGAATTATCTCTTCCATTCCTCTAATAAAATACTACGACATCGAGGAAGACAAAGCTCTAGGCGTTACCAGGGTCTATGTAGCAACGGACAAAACGCTTTTAAATGAAGCCGAGCAGAACTTTGAAGCGATCGTATCTGCAATTCGTTCAAGAGCTGACTACAAACTATCTGCAGAACAAAGAGTAGAAGTTCACGAGGCAGAAGTAATTAGATTATCCCCATTGTACACATACAAAAACATCACAGAAGAAATGGCTATGGCAGCAATGGCCGATGCTTTTAATGGTGTTTATGTTCCGTTCTCCAAAACGATCGATGTTGATGAGTTGAATAAACGTATCGTCGAATCCGGTGTTGGTGTTACAGTTGACAGATTTATAACTTCCCACAAAACGTTGGGGATCATCGGTTCTCAGTCTAGCGGCATCCTTTCTATCGATGGACCATACGTTGCTGTATTCTCAGATTCTGAAGCACAAGGGGCGCCAGAGTGAAACAAAATCTATCCCTTAATCTCTTGACCAAATACTTTGCTAAATGGTCAACTCCTTATTTGTCTCAATACTCAAACGTGGGGAGGGTCCTCTCCCCTGTTTCTGATATCATCAATTCAAACCTCGAATACGCATCCAATCTGGTAAATATCCGGTACAGAAATTCTGGACTGGATACATATTCAAAGCTCTATACCATTCCCTCTTACGGCGAATATAAAAACATAGAGGCAGAATCTTCAAGAATCATTATGGCAAGCGGAGATCTCGAATGTATCGGCAAATCTAATTTGCAGAATGTAGGACAATACGGAGAAGAGTTCTTCGGTCTATATCCTGCAAACGGAGTAGAGCTTCTTGAAGACGAATCCAACTGGCTTGAAGATTCATTCTCTGTTAGCCTGGAGCCGGGGGAGACTCACTTAAATCTTCGATTTGTTTCTCCCAATAGGGTGTATCTAATATCTGCTGGCGGCGCGGGAGAAATCCCTGTGATCCTCAGCGGCTATACAAAAGACTACCAGTATGTAACAGAATCAATAACTGTTACACATAGCGGATGCTTCGAGTCTTTCAATGAATTCTCTGAAATTTGTTCTGTTCAAACTCCAATTAAAATCGATGTTGCAAACTATGTAGACTGCCAAGAGCAGCACTCTGTAGTATCAAAGGAAACTGTTCCTACAAGAGTAACCGACCTTGACGGCTCGTTTATAGATGGAAGTCTTATCTTTGATGAAGAGACTGTGTTCTTGGTTGACAAAGAGAAAGAATTAGAATCTCCTATCGGCCAATACGATATGGAAATCCCGGCTAGATTTGGATTCATCTCTTCCCTATTGGACGTATATACAATCGACGAAGCCGGATGGTTGGGTGTAGCGAAACCCACATTTAATCTTTCTGCAGACACAATCGCAGACGGCTCAGCCAACAACAATGAATACGTCTACCTCGAAGACTACGAGCACAGAGTTGGTTCTGTTATCAGGGCAAGAATCAAGGCCCATGATATTGCATCTAGGTCTAGTGGAAACAATATCCGTATCTCAATTAAGAATGGCGATACCTTATACTACATAGACAGGTTCGGCAATCTCATCAGCGATGAGAATACATGGATCGATGCCAGACTTGCAGCAGATACAATCAACGTCGCTATTATGTGTGACAACAAAGACCCTTACCTCTTTAAGGCAGAAGATGAGGACGGCAACACATATTCGACAATGATGGCACAATTGCTTTCACAGTATTCAGACATTATTGATAGCTGCACTGCAATGTATGTCTACAACAAAGAACTATACGTTGTTAGAAAAGGCTCTGTGTTCAAAGTAAGGCCGTTAAGACACATTTACTCCAGATATAACAGCTCCAGGATTGCGCTAGATTCTGACTACGGAAAGATTAAGGTATCATGATTAAAGTTGAAACAATTGATATCAGTCCATTTACCAGGACAGGGCTTTCTCCGTCTTATATCAAATCAATCGGAGAAACTTATCCGGCAATCGCTATCTACGAAACAGACAAAGTAATTTCTGTTTACGACGGAGTAATTAAGATTGATGGAGAGACTATCGACCTTCTGGGGCTAACGATCAGCGGACTGTTCAAAGCGCTAAAAGCTAAGGGTCTTAACGTAAAGGTCTTCAAAGGTATGGAAACCTTACCGGCTCTTTCTATTGTAAACTATTCAAACACTGACCTGGTTTCAACAGAAGTAAAACGTTCCCCTATATACAAAGCTTCTCTTGTATCAGAATACATTGCAAAAGGATTAATCGGCAGTTATAGCGAAAACGTTGAAATTAGAATTCTTAGTGACAATGTAATTCAGGGACGAAGAAAATACTTTACAGAGAGCGAAGATAATCCTGTTGAAATTCATAGCCTTCATAAAGCTAAAACATTCGTACTAATGGCAGCAGATGCAAACGTAATTAGAGATACTGCCAGAATCAAAGACATTCAACAAGTCCATGATGCAATTCTGGATTTTAACCTTCGTACATACGGGAGAGATAATGCCTACATTAACGTATAGTGTAAAGGTCGGCTCTACTGCCGGTGTGTCGCAGGCCTATAAGAATCCAAGTCTAAGACTATCAGAGATTGACCCAAATAGAACAAGGTTTCTGGAAACGTACACGGTTCCGGGCAGTGTCTCTAAATTCGGATGGGAATCTGAACTTATTTCCTTCGACGACTTTGGCAAGCTGACATCTGGGCCTCTTTCATTTATAGGGAGCAAAGGTTCTGTTTCTGCTGTATCTGGATACGCATTTGTACCAACAGAGAAGAAGATAAAACTCAAGACATTTGTAAGCGCTTCTGCTGTTGTTTATAAGCGTGGCGAATTTGACTCTATCTATATCAAATTCGGAGAACAGAAAAGCGACAAGTATTTTATCTACACTTCCAGAGTTGGCGAACTAGACCATATCGAGGAAGATTCTCATAACCACGGTATCAACCTAGACGAGGTTGGGTCACTTGCAATTGAATTGTCTCATGTATCAATTCCGGAAGAAAAAACAAAACGCTCCTCTGAAAAAGTTATAGCCTTAGATTTCTATCCTGTTTCAAATGTAAGAGTTGAGGGTTCAGACCAATACACAGTAGATACATACTCTGGTATTGTAAGAAATAACTCTGGTGCAGAGCTGACCATAAAATACAACCCCGCGCCACTTGTTATTGTTCATAATGGCCCAGCAGTATATACCAAGTCAGTAGACCCATCAGTTTCTCTAAACCTATTAGAGATTAAGAATCCGAATCCAAATAGGGTAACGTCTAGTCAAAACCGAATCTCATCTAGTGTTAGCTTCTTCATAGAGCCAACAGGAAGGGTCGAGCTAAACGGACAGGTTTATACCCAAAGCAGAAAACATATTCTTCCACCAGGTGATTACGAGCTATCTGCACCAAGTTCAGAGTGGGCTACAGCAGCAAATCAAAAGGTTGCGGCCAAAGACATTTCTGTTGTCCAAGATATCAAGGATAGGATTCTAAGAAGATATTCCTTAAACGGCGCAAACCCAATCTCTTCAGAAAGTGTTGCGAATGGAGATGTCTACAAGGTAAAAGAGGATAAGAACTCAGGCTCAAATACCCTTGAGGTTGTAGTAGATAATGAAGACAGAAGTGTTATTCTTCCTCATCTTGGATCACCATCTTCGGTAACGGCAGTAAAGGTGGGCCACAGAAATTCAAGAACAGAAGTCCAGAACCTTGAAAAAGACAACCTTGCTGTATTGAAGCTTCCAACAAAGGGTAGATACATCATAAAATACTTCCCTGTAAAAGAAACAGAGTGGGATGATTCAAATTCGGCCATTATAGCTTCGGCGATATCTGAACTAAGCGCCACACAATCTGAAATCAAGGTTTATTACGGAACAGAAGAAAACGGGTCCGTAGAGTATTTAAATATAGACAACCCTATTATTATAGGTAGCAACAATGGATAAACTAACTCTGCTTTCAGGCAGTACAATAACCCAACAGGGAACAATCGGTGCAATCAACAAATTGGTTGAATCGGGCAATAATACCAATCGGGATATTGGAGATGTCAATAATTATAGCGGTAAGTCAGAATCTCTAAACGGAACCCTGGCCGGCACTATAGGTAATGGCGAAAAGCTTGCTCCTCAAATTCCATTTGGCGAAACAATCACAGACTTCACAGAGAGCTTTAGCGGCTCGTCTTCTCACGACTTTGTATTGACCCTAACACCGCTGACCGATGTGACAATCACAGCCCAGGGCGGCAAGTCATATGAGAAGGTAGACAAATCTACAATGACCAACGATTCGCATTACTCTATCGAGGGTCGTAGATTAAACTTCTACAAAAATCCAGAAGGCCAGTTCTCTGTAACTTACAAAGGTAAGTTTCCAAGCTTCCCCGGATATGAGAAATACACTACCAACACATATCCAAACATCTCAAGTGTAGCAGAAGGCAAACAGCCCAAGTCAGAAGTTCAGAAGCTGGATAACACTACCTACTCTGTAACTATCAAACCCACTACCAAGGTTGGCGATGTAAACATTCCTAATGGTCTTCAACCCTCACTGCCGGATAAAGTTCGACAATATGTTGACCCTAACGGTGCAAAAGAAGCTAACCCTTCTGACGTATCGGTATGGGTTAAATCGGATGACAGATATCAACGTGTAGCAGACGCTGTTGTATATCTTCTTAGTGACTCTACATTCAAGTTTAAAACCCAGATGTCTCTTCCGGCCAATCCAGAGGTAGTTCTGTATGTTAATGGCTGGACGATTAGTGACGGCATCGGTCTTCTGTACAAGCTGTTTAGTTCTCATGCGCATAATGGTGAAGACCCGTCAGCACTGTTGAGTCATTCCAAACTCGTTGATCTGATTGCTGACCGGTATGTACAAGGCCAACCAGGATTCGGCGTATCTAAACACAAAGGCGATGACCATCCTCACTACTTCCACAGGGATGGTTACACTCCTGACAATCCTGGCAACTTCAATAACGCAATTCTAGGCGACGTTCTTATTGGTTCTACTAACCCCGGTGACCTATATAACAACGTCCTGGATAATTCCCATAAGCTGTTCTTTGGTTCTGTATCTACCGGCGCCTCTTTGATGTATGATAAAGACTTCCAGGGTATCAAATTATTTGGTACAAACTCTGGTCTTAAAATCAATACACACGGTCTGCCAAGTGAAGAGAAAAATCTTTACGCAACGGCAATCGAATTCGACGGGAATAAGCTCTACTCTACCGGCGATAAGGGTGACGCTAAAAACACTCTCCATATCCGTGCAAAAGACGGCCTGGTAAAAGTCTCCAAAACAGACGAAGAATTAGCATCTATTGAAGCTAAGGCTATTAACGTCCAAGACGGAACGGTCTCTGGTACTCTTGCTACAAAAGGTACTGGCGGTATTAAAGTAGCCAAAGTAGACTTCCGCAGTAATGACGGTAATAAAGTAGAGGTAACGTCAGAAGATACAGAGGCCTCAGTTGAATTCAAGGTTCCTACGTCATTTGAAAAGCTGGCGGCTAAATCATTTAATCCTACTGCTATTGGCATCTCTGGTGATGGCGCAATCAAGTTTGGCGACGAAAACGCAAACTCTATCAAGAGTGTAGAGGGCACTGCCACAATCACAGGTAAGAAACCTCTGACAATCGAAGAGTCCGGTAAAAACACAGGCATTCGTTATCAGCGTCAAGAAGGTTTACCATTTGCGAATGTCTATGTCGCAGCAGAGAATGGTGGACAGGCAACTCAAACTGACCATGACACCTACTTCGAGACCGGCGCTGGTGACTTATACTTCCTTAAAGACACTACAAAAGTCAATAGTGTTCTAGGAACTAAATACGGCTTCGGCGAACTTGCCAAAGATGGTGCTACCCGAGTTGATAACCTGACTCTGATGCCTCGTGCAAATATCTTTGCTGGTACAGGCGATTACTATAATATCAAGGTTAAAGAGTCTTCCCTGAAACAACGTCAAGGCCTACATATCGGTCCAGATGCAAACATCTATGCAACTGGTGCAGATGCAGACTGTCCTCCTGGATGGTTGGTTGTAGAGTCTCGCAATGGCGTTGTGTTTGCAGAGACCCGCGCGGGCGAGATGAACTGTTCTAACCTATCCTACTCAGAGGTTACGACAGGTGCACTCAAAGTATTCGGCTCTGCTTCTATTGATAAGAACCTAGGTCTTAACGGCAATATCGATGCTGGTGGCTATGTAAGCGCAGAGAGCGGTGAATTTAAAACCAAGGTTTCTACGAAAGAAATCGAAGTTTCGGGTAACTCCAGATTCACAGGTAAGGTTGACTTCACAGAGAATGTAGAAATCACTTCAGGTCTTGCTGTTGGCGGCTCTATTACAACTAAAAACCGATTAGAGTCAAACGAGCTTGCAGTTCAATCAAGCGCAATCTTCTCTGGTCCAGTAAGCTTCTCCAAGCAAATCAATATCGAGGGCGATATCTTCTCTCGGGCGGGATTTAGTGGCGCAGGTTCAATTGCTACCACAGGCTCTGTATCAGGCGATACCGGTAAATTCAATAGCGCCAATATCGGTCAGCTCCATGTTGTAAACCAACTGGATGCACGGGCAGGTATTAAAGGCTCTGGTGACTTCATCACTACTGGCAATCTGACTGCAGATGGCGATGTAACTGCTACAAATGCACGATACACAGGCACTGTAACTTCAACCCTGCTGGACGTATCAAAAGACGCCTCTGTCAAGGGCGATATGTATGTCGGCGGCAAAGTTCAGCTTAATGGCGACACCTATATTGGCTCAGATGAAAACGACAAGTTAAACATCCTAGCCAACTCTACATTCAACAACAACCGCAACATCTTCCTTGGCGATGTAGAGATTTCTGCCCCGACATCAATCAAATCTGAGTTGGAAGTAGTAGGCCAGTCTAAATTCCAATCTGCAATTCAGGCAAAAGCAGGTCTGGATGTAGAAGGACCGATTAACTCTAAGTCTAGCGCAGAATTTACCGCATTGGATATCAAAGAGAATATCAGTGTTGCAGGCAACATTTCCTCTCAAAGCGATATCTCAGCAGAAGGTCAGATTCGTGCCAATAAAGGCGCAGTCGTTTTAGGCAACTCTACATTTGGTCAACAAGGCGACAACATTACCTTCGGTGGTGATGTAATCTTTGGTAACGATAAATCTACGTTCTCCGGCGAAGTGCTGATGACCGATAAGGTTACAATCTCCGGCGAGGCTACACTTAACTCAAAAGTCAACGTAGAGGGTTCAATTAAAGCCAAGGGAAACCTTGAGATCGAAGGCATTGCAAACGTTAAAACCATTCGTGCAGAAGCCCAGTCAGAATTCAAGGGCGGTTTAATCGTAGATAGACAAGCAGAATTCAATTCTGTTTATATCAAAGATAAGGCCATCATCGAGAAAGACGTTGTGCTTTCTGGAGGCATGAGTCTTCAAGGCGATATTACTGCTGTTCCAGGTTCAACTGCTACGCTTGGTCAGATTAACGTTTCTCGCGGGCTGACACAAATCGGCTCTGCAGAGATTAACAGCTTTGCAGGCGAAACCAGATTCAACTCCACAGTTAGCGTGTCTGGTAAGATGTCGGTATCTGGTGCTATAATGACAGGTAGTGAACGGTCTGGTGTTATCATTGAAAATAACACAATCCAAATGACCGGCGATGCTTCGTTAATTAAAGCAGACTCTATGGCAGTTAACAGTATCCGCGGTGATGCGACAAAAACTGTCCCAATCACTTCGTCTAACGCTGCAATGTCCAGAGAGGCAAGTAACCTTAGCCGTAAGAAATTCACAGTAATCAACAACGCATACGTTGAAGATTCTCTTGTGGCAAATGGTAACCTCTTCTGTTTGGGTACACTCTTCGTTAGCGCCATTGAGGTCGTTGAAAACGATAAAGCCAAAAACGAGCTGAATAACAAATCTGTTCTTAACGTAGTTGCAAGAAGGGCAAAATACGCTCCATGACGACAATAACCTACAATATCTCAATTGTAGGGAAGAGACATTCAGCAGAATTTCAACAAGCCACAGACAGCAGAAATGCTGTCGTGGCTGTTGATACTTCTCCATTGAACGGCTCCCTAATTGAGATCGAACACAAGAGCCAGGGCGACAGACTACGCTTTGTCAGACTGGAATCAAAATCTATTTCCGGGATTGCTATTCGTTCTAGCAGTCCTGATATCCTAATCACAGACGTGATTCACGAAGGCTCTCCAATGTGGTTTAAATACCAACTAAGAGGAGAACCCTCTATTGAACAAAAGGCCAAGTGGACAAAAGACGAGAACTGGATATATAGCAGCTCTCCATATCTAAATATCCAATATGGCAATATCAAAATTCGAGAAGTCGGTATTCCTGTCTTCGTAAAAGAATCAAATCATTTTTTCAATGCTATAAAAGCAATCGACAACAGAACGTATTCGGTGTCTCAGGATTCTTCCGGGGAATACATTATCAGATGTAAAAACCAAAACGTCTCATTCTCAAGTATACAAGGAGAGATAGCAACAGTCTCCGAATATACTAATCCAAGTAGCCCAACAGTAGGCATCTTTGCAAACGAATACTCCAGCGATAGAATCGCTTCAGTAGGAGAAGTAAAAGCAAAATACCGCTTTCAGTCTCCAGAGTTTGTAGCATCAATCATCAAAACGAACAAAGTAAAAGTGCCGGTTAATTCTGGTGTAGCTAAACTTCCACACAGATACATTAACCTTGCAAAAGGTTACGACCATAAAAAGGTTGTATATAATCAAGGTCTTGTTATCGTAGACGGCGATATTCACTCACTAGAAGTGGAGTATGAATATATCGAGCCGGTAAACAATTTCGCATCTATTCCTCTGGACATCATCAGGGCTTCTTCTGTCGTAAGGGTTTACGCAACACCGTACTCGGTAACCAAGGGTGATGCAGAAGATTTCCTGAACACAGAGCTTCTTTTCTCTGCATTCGATAAGACCGGTGTTTGTATCTATTCTACAATGTCTGATGTAAACACATCTGTTCCTGCTGCGGTATCAGTAACACAGGCGGGCGCGGCGGCCCTTAAATATAATGCAGGTAAAGGCGTAAAAAGCTCTAAAGCCCCTAGAACAATATTCGTATCTTCCCCAGAATTAGAGAGAGATACCGTATTGGAAGTAGCAGAAATCAGGGTAAAAGACATTAACCTAGACTATGCAATCTCAGGCAGAAGAGCTATCCCTTCTTCAGGTAGCGCAGGCATTAGAGATTTAAAACTTCCAAAACTATCCTACTCCAGAATAGTTCTTACAGACGTAAAACCACAATCTATTAATTCTAACGTAACAGTGATAGATGCAAATCTATCTGTTGGATATCCGATTCTTATCAGAGAAACGGACACCGATATTCTCGTAGAAATAGAAGATAAAAAAGAAGAAACAGATGTTGATTTTGTCAACGATGATGATGGCCGTTTCCATAGACGTAATCCTCCTGTATTCCTTGGTAACAATTCTAAGGTCTGCATAGTTAATACCTATAATTCCCACAGAGAAATTCTAAAAGAGCTGGCAGTAAAACGGCTTGATGGCAAGACGTATATTCAGGCCAAGAAATCTGACTACCCAATAGGCAGACTTACCGCGGAATACGTTCATCTGTCTAAGATTCCGAAAGGCTAAGACATGAAAGAGTTTATTCAAAATCATCAGTTTAACTATGTTAACGATGAGCTTCGTGTCAAAGGTATCAACCTAGACGGATATGGGCTTGCTTATGCAACCAAAGAAATAACAAGGTTCGGTGAAACTGCAACATCTTCTTCTGACTTTCTTGTTGAGGCTATGGATAGAATTGAGGCCGATCTTGAAAAGTGGCATAACGGCTATATAGAAAAGCTCGGCATTATAAAGAGCGGGTCAGACTTTATTCAGGGAAGTAATCTTTCTTCTGAGGATGCAGGACACTATGCAATAATGGAGATAGATACATCTGCAAATGGAAGTATGATTTATTCTGCATCGGATGAAGCATATGTTATGCCTCCATACGACGAAAGATATTTTGCATGAAAGAATTAAGAGAAACACTCCGGCCGGGCGTATCGTTTTTCAATAGAATCGTTATCCGTCCAAACGTAAGAGACGTTGTAATCTCATCCATTACTGCTATTGATTCAACAGGTAGAGCAAGTCCGGTTATATCCTTCCCATTGGAACTAGACGAGCCTATCGTTATTAAGAACAAGCATCGAAACTCAATGGCTATCGAAGTTGCTATTATTCATGAGCACATCGAGGATGGAGACAGTCTTTCTAAGTTCGTCGATATCGACGCCAACCGTATTTCAACAAACGACGTAGCAAGTCTTAGAACCAAGAAAACAGAGATTTTAAACTCTGGCTCCGTTAACGTCGTAATCAAAGGTGAAGACTTAGAGACTGCTATTATCTCTGGCAATATCAGCATTACTGGTTATTCTCGTTCTGGTGTTGAGCTTATGGACGAGAAGGTTACTCTTGGGCTTGGAAAGACGAGAGAGGTTGTCCTGGGTAAGGAACCTTCGAAATACAAACTATCTGGCGCATACAAATACAGAGACGGCATGACAAGCAAAGATGAGGTAGTTATTAAGGACGGTAAAATAGGAGACAGAGATGAATCCTGTCTCTATATCGCCTCTCCAGACTATGTCGGCGGCCTTTACAAAAATGAGAATATAGCTATCGATGAAAACAATTCGATTAGAATTTTAAATCCTCATGTATATAAGGTTTCCTGTTATCTTGATGCAATTGTTATTGACCCAGATAAGTCTGAGCCTAGTATCAAATACGTTGGGATTATATCAAAATGATTAAAGACTTTTTCAGTTCTGCTTCGGTCTATTCAAAAAGACTGCCGGGATGGAGAGAACAACTCCTATCCGACATTAAGATGCGGGCAGATAAACTTGCAACATCTGTGGATGATTCCAACAATAGGATCGCTATGGCAATTGGTAAGTTTGCAGAGGGCGTATCGGATATCAGGGAGCAGATGTCAGATGTATCTGACCTGTATCTAACCGTATCGACAGTTAGCGGCAATACAAACAGGCAGTTCGGTATTAATAATATGCCGATCCTAAAAAACAAGGGCATAGTAGTAAGCGGTAGCTCTCTTGCTCTGGAAACTAAGACCTACTCGCCCGTTCCTATTGTTGGTGTAAAAATCAACACAAATGGACAAGAAGGCAACTCTGCTGACTTTGATATTCCAAGATATAACAACAAAGATACAATCATCTCTGAAACCCAATATGAGGTAGAGAAATTCGATTCTGCTATTACTGCAGTTATCGGCATTGACCTAAGAGATGTAAATCAGGTAAACAGAATTTCTATGCTGCATTCTGAGTATGGTATTCATAAGCCTGACGTTATGTATCTTGAGGTGTCTCCAGACGGGAAACGGTTCTATCGTTCAGACTTCTCTGTTCAAGAGATAAACGGCGTAACCCAAATAAGCTTCCCTGGTGTTAATGCCACTTCTGTAAAAATCTCCCTGCTTCAAAATAATCCATATACTGCCAAGAATGGACAAACAAGATACGCAATTGGTATTCGTAATTTGTCAATCGGCATTGCGACATCTATTGAGAGCGGAGAAATTGTATTCGGCCCTATTACTCAGAAAGAGGAAGTCCTTAAAGCCTCTATTGCCGCATCTATCCCTACTGACAAATACTCATTTCAAAATATTTCATTTGAAATTAGTACCGACTCTACTACATGGTATCAGGTGTCTACTCCGTTCTCTGTAAGCGAGAATCCGAAACATCTTGATTTTAATACAAAATCAGACACGTCGATTAATACCAAAACGCCGGTCACTACACTGTTCTTTAGAATCAGAATGACTGGTAATAAGCATTCTCTCCCATTGATGGCTTCAAGCATTGATAGACATATTCAGCAGGTAAGTCAACAGTCTCCAGTAATACAAGTGCCGTTTGCACTATCTGATAAATACATCGTATCAGAAAGGCTTGGCTACCAATTCGGGGAAAGAGGTTCGTACTTCCTATATAACGACAACGTTGATTTAGTTGACTCTATAAGCTCTATTAAATCTGAATCTGATTATGTTCTTAAAACAGTCGCTCCTATGAAAAATATAACCAGAGCAACAATCAGGGCAGATAAGATTAAATGCGCAATCGAGGGCGGGGAAATTTATAGAATTGTCCCTCCATATTCTATCGACCCAAAATCAGCCAAGGCATACAAAGCATCTTTGCCAGTAAAAAGAGAAGTAAGAATCTCTGACAGTTCAAATATGGTACTACCATTTGATCAGCCGGCGGGCATATACTCTTTGACAGATGGAGAAAATAGCAGAAAGCTAAACCTTACACTAGGAGCTTTCACATCTTGTTACCAATGGGTATTTAAACCATCAGAAAGACCCGTATCTCTTATTGATCCGTTCGGTAAAAAGGTAGCAGAATACGAGACAGGAAAACATATTAACCTGCTTGACTATTTTACTGTGTCTATCCCAACAAGCTCAGAACGATCATCTATCAATGTAACGTTCAATAGCCGATATCCAGAAACTCCTTTAAACGAGGGAGAGTTTACCCTTATTGACGGCAAATACTACTCAGCCTCTCATTCTGCAGTAGTGAATGGAATGTATATCTCCTACGAAGAGATTCCTTTGGTTATGCGTTCCAATATCAATGGTATCGACCTGTATACAGAAGAGGCCAAGTTCTCTAAGAGTAGAGAGAAACTATCTAAGTTTGACGGTCAAACATCTGCTAAACTTGCTCATTCTGGACTACTAAAAGGCGGCCTGAGATTTACTAACAAGGCATCGTCTCTATTGTCGTTTGTCAAAGAGGTTCCATACATCAACGGTATCGATGAGTTTAAAACCTCTGGCAAGGCTAATATCCTTATCCCTAAATCTGCAAATAGATTTAGTCTTGGTAGGCTCGTTAACCATTTTGACGACATTGAGATTACCGGTGGCGTTGAACAGTTAAGCTCAAAAGTTTTCAGTAAGGATGAACTCATCTATCGCGGCGACTATATGCTAGAAGATGTAGGCAATGAAACATTTATTCAATTGCCAGAAGGAGTTAAAACTGACGATATTATCCACACCTTTATCACCGTATCTGTAGCAGATTCCAACAGCTCAAGTGGGTTATACTCTATTGACTACACCAATGGTATGTTGTATTCTCAATCTACAATTAGCGGCGAATCCGAGGTCGAATATATCTATTCAAACATCTTTATTTCTGGTTTCCCAATTGAGGTTCTGGACAAGAAGTCTTACACGGTAACCGACCGGCAAATCGAACTAAAAGATGCAACAATGGATAACGAATATATTGTCCTTTCAGAAAGCAAAACAGATAAGAGCGCAGAAATCTTGCGTTCTCCAACCTTGAAGAATTTAGCATTAAATACAGTGACGGTATAAGATGAATAAAGTAGAAGAAGCAATTTACAATTTGAATCTATTTCAGGCTTCATCTACCGGAGCTGAAGTCCCGGACCTTAGTTCAGAATATACTGAGGCCGGGCTTAATAAGATTCTGAAAGAGTGGTACGATTTACTGTTCTGCAATCAGGACAAGATAGACGAGATTCTACCGCGGATAGAGCAGTTCGAAACTAAGTCTTCTAACTATGTTAGGGACATCAAAACTAGGCTGGCTAAAGCGTCTTCGGACGCTAAGGCCGCCAATGTTGCGGACAGGTCTATAACCAAATACACAAAGGCGGTTTACTATTCTCCGTCTTCGATTTCTTATATCGAGGATGAAACTACCGCCTATGTGGATGGTGGAAAAATTATTGGGGTTAAGGAATCTGACACATTCTCAGGAAGTGAAGGTTCAGTAATCTCCAATAGGACAAGCTCTGGTATTTCTTGTTATATCTTTGAGGGAAATAAGAAGGTTGATTTAGTATGGACAACAGACTCCGGCGCGGCCCAGTCGTTGAATGTCCTCAATTCAAATGTCAAATCAACAATCTCCTATTCTTCTCTCACAGGCGGCACTAAGAGTTTTGTATTGGATATAGACAGAAAAGAATACGGAGTCTTTAACAATATCCAGTTAAAAACAAAACGAGCTTACGTCTACACCATCTATACCAGTAACGATTCAATTAACTATAATAGAATTACAGATAGGGTTCTTACTAATAGCTTAAACGAATCAATCGGCGAAACAAATGACCGTTATGTCCGTATAGTTATCGAGCTTGACAAAAACTCGGACTATGTGTCAGGCAAATACATCTACACGGTTGAAATAAACTCCTTCCATATAGCTGTAAAAAGATACTCAACTCCGACAGAATATGTCACTGGCGACATTCCTATCAGGGCTACGGGCGAATTTGTAGCCATAGATACTTGCGATAACTACCAGTCTAAAAATGTCGATATGCACTACCAGATTTCAATTAACGGTGGCGCGTATAAAGACATTAAGCCTCTACGGAAGCTATCAAAAACTGGCAGGTCAATTAGGAGCATTTTGCCAATAAATGACTATTCTGATAATAACATTGTTACGCTACACACCCATACTAGACATCCTGAAGGGAACACTTTCACAACTGAAATAGACCCGGCGCTGCTTGAAACAAACATCTTCAAGTATTACGATGCCACCAATCCTATCTCTGTAGATGGAAACGTAGTATCTGCAACCGGTATAGCTATATCAGAAAAGGTTATCAACTTCAAAGATACCTACTTCGTTAATGGCGTTCCATTTTCTGGTGAGTCTACTATCTACACAGGGTTCAATAGTTTGTCATTCCCTGCCGACAATTATGTCGAAATCTATGACGTAACTAAATACACTCTAGTTTCTTTTAAATCCGGGGAGTTTAGGATTGCAGACGCGGCCGGCGTAGAACATACAATCATAGACGAGGACTGGGAGAAAAACCCATTCACTTCTATTGTTCTGTCGCTTAAATATATCCTTGGTAAAGAATTAGGGTATGGCAAAGACGTTAAGACTAGCAAGTCAGAAAACGGCTATCAGTTAACAACGCCAGAGAATGTAAAATCTCTCTACGTTGCTGCTAGGCAAAAAGACGCTATTATTAACACAGCCAGAATCAAGATAAAGATGAAAACATTAGACGGATACACAAAACCAAACGTATCCAGAATCCTAATCAAGGTGGCCTAATGCAGTTAGATTTAAAACTGAAACAAGCCGCATTCTTCTTTGTTAATGGAATATCTGTCAGAAGAGAATTTTCAACATTCGACATTGACAACGGTGACACTACCGCTCTAATTTCCGTAGTTAGAGGAATTGAGGGAAACAGGATTGAATCGTCTATCTCTGCTGAATCCATTCGGGCAATCGTAACCCCGTCTGGAGGCGGAGGAGGCGGTGCTCCTGGTAGGCAGGGACCTCAAGGCGCTAGAGGAGAAACAGGGCCGGCAGGCCCAGCCGGACCACAAGGACCAACCGGTTTAACAGGCCCTATGGGACCTCCCGGACCTCCAGGACCTCCGGGGCCAAAAGGGGATAAAGGCGACCCTGGACCAAAAGGAGACCCGGGCGAAAACGGATCATCTTCAAGCGGTTTGTTTGACATCGAAAAGTTCTATAACTCAGCTCTTGATATGCAAAAAGACTTCAGCATTAAAGAGGGAACTTTTGTAGGTGTGCTCGGCCCTAATGGTAATAAAGAAGATTCTACAGTCTACAGAAAAGTCAACGGTCGTCTAGAAGAAGTTGTAAGCTTTGCAGACATCTAAGGAAGGGTAATGAACGCAATAACAATCATCTCTCTTCAGTTCAAGAAGCTTGTCGATAAATTTACATCGATCACGGCCGATCTTGCTACACTGAAGAAAAAAGTCGAAACCATCGAGGGCAGTCCGGCATACACCGGCGCCGGGCAAAAAGAAGAATTCATCGTATTGACCAAAGATATGTTCAATAGCAATGGATACCCCTTCACAGAAAAACCAATTAAGTTCACAAACAAATACACCTCCCCAGTAGCACAGGTATATATCAATCATAAAACAATTGCTAATACCACTACTGCTACTACAATCCAGGTGTATTCCTTATCCGAAGACCAATGCTTCCTACGCTACGGTCCAGGTGTAAGACCAGACCAAATTGGTAACAGCTATAGAGCAATCCTCCATGTTCAGGAGACTGGAACTGACCCAGCACTGTTCAAGAAAATGTCAAAGTAACACAAGGTAATTAAATGAATATTGTACAATTAATTTCGTTGCAATTTAAAAAGCTGGCAGCCGGTCTAGCCTCAGTAACTGCTAAAAATGAAGAGCTGGAGAAAAAAGTAACCTCCCTGGAAGTTACCGGCGGCGCTAAAGGTGAAAAAGGCGAAGATGGTAAATCCGCCTACGAGCTTGCAAAAGAAGGCGGCTACACCGGCACACAAGAAGAATGGCTCAAAACCCTCAAAGGCGAAGCAGGTCCTCAAGGTCCAATCGGTCCACAAGGCCCTCAAGGTCTCAAAGGTGAAATGGGTAGCCCCTTCTCAATCGCCAAAACATTCGAAACCAAAGCCGAATTGGAAGCAGACCGAACTGTCGAAGAAGGCAAGTTCGCTGTTGTGGCCTCCGCCAATCCTGATACAGACGAAGATAACGGTCGCCTCTATGTTCGAACTACAGATGGCTGGTCTTACATCCTTGACCTGTCAGGCGTTAAAGGTGTTCAAGGCCCAGCTGGTCAAGACGGCCCAGCAGGCCCAGCAGGCCCTCAAGGTATTCAAGGTGAAAAAGGCGAAAACGGCCAAGCTGGTCCTAAAGGCGATAAAGGTGATCCCGCAAATCTGTTCGTTGCAGAAGTCACTGACCTAACTGAAGCTGGAGAAACTTCCGACTTTAAAGATGGAGATATGTTGTTAGTTGTACCTGCCGGCACTAAAAAAGAAGACGGCAAACTTTACAGCTTTGAAGAAAGCAACTCCACCTGGGAATTGGTATTCGACTATTCTACGGTCAAATAAGAAAAAGAAAAGGGTGGTCGCGCAATAAAGCACGGCCACCCTTCAGCATTAGATACGGAGAGAAAATGAAAATCAACAAAGAAAGCATCGTAGATTACGTTAAAGGCTTTTCACCATTCTGGGTTAAAGCGCTTCCTGTAATCTTTGTCTTTGGTCTTGGCTGGATTGCTATCTATCAATATGGACAAAACCAATACCAGCGCGGGCGTATTGATGCAGAAGCAATGTATCTCAAAACATCCTCAGAACTATCAGATAGAATCCGAGGCGTAGAAGGTACAGTTCTTACACAATTCAGAGAAGGTCGAAAAGGAATCCAGGACCTGTTCCATGACAGTAATGCTGAACTCCGAGCACTCATTGTCGACAAAGAATGTGTTTCAGATGACTTTAAGAACGAATACAACAAAAGGCTGAAAAAATGAAATACCTATTAGTAGCTCTAGCTGCACTATCCTTGAGTGCTTGTTCTACCTTTGCACAACAACCTAAAAAAGCACAACAAATACAGATAGCAGAAGAAGTAAGACTCGGACATTGCGAAGAGGAAATCCAAGAGCTCCAGGGTACTACATCAAGAGCTTTAATTGAGCATTCATTGGCGCTAGTTGAAAAAGTTCATGAGTGCAGACTTGAGAAAAAATACTTAGTAGACCTGATTGACGGATACAATAAGGAAGCAGCAAAATGAAATGGTCAGTAAAGAAATTATTTAAGAACGAGTACATTACACTTGAAGGTGTAACCATCGGAACTGATGCAACCGAAATCGAAGTTGCAGATAAAGATAAATCAGCTATTCGCGCAGTTAAAAATACACTGTCACGACTGAAACGTGAAAAACGTATTGAAGTTCTATCTGGGGATATTCCAGAGAAAGCTGCGACTGTTTATGCTAAGAAGGAAAAGCAAGCTAAAGCAGAACCGGCTCCAACAGAGCGTGCAGTAGTAACAGAACAAGTTCCTCCAGCTAAACCGGTAAAGCCTAAAGCAGCAAAACCAGAAGCGCAAGCTGAAGGCGTAGCGGCTGCAGAAGAAACTAGCCAAGAGTAACCAAAGAATACCGTTCTTTCCAACAACTGATAAGTTAGCAGACCTAACTATAACTAGAGTAAGAAAATCGTTAAATGAAATGGTTAATCAATAAAATGAAATGGTTAGTTAGAAAGCTCAGAAAACATGACTACATCACCTTCGAGGGAAAGACGATTAAAGATGAACCGACTGAGATCACTGTTCCGGACAATCCGAGCACAATCCGGTCGGTTAATAATACAATTAATCGACTTAGAAACGAAGATCGGATAGAAGTCCTTTCTGGCGAAACTACAGACAGTCACAATCCTTTTAACGGCCCGGGCATCCCGGGCGCGTCTGGTAATTCTGGCAATCAAGTTAATCCTGCCAATCCAGGAAACACAGGCAATGCTGGAAACCAAGACCTCACCGGCCCTACTATTGATTCTTCTACAACCACCGAAGTTAAAACAGAAATAACTCCAGATGGTAAAGAAAAGATCATAGAAAAGGTAACTGTCAAACAAATCGTCGACATTAGAGACGATACTAAGAGTAAAATCGAAGAACTTTTAGCCTAAGAAAGAAAGTATGACAACTCCTAATCTAGACTCAGTAACTCTATTAATGGCTCAACGTATTGCTGCAAATAAAGCAGAAGCAGCAGCAATTAAAGGAGACGTTGAAAAGGTTAAAACATCTCAGGCTGAATACGACAAAAGAACAGCCGAAGCTCTTGAAAAGGCTAAAACAGTCGAGGGCAAAATTGCTACAACAGAACAATCTGTAGAGCAAGTTAAGCTACAAGCAGAGGCAGCTAAACAACAATCGACAGAGGCCAAAGAGCAGGTCGAGGCTGCTAAACAGTCTGCAGAATCGGCCAAACAAGAAGTAGCGCAACATAAAGCCGCGGCAGAAGAGGCTAAAACAAAAGCCGAACAAGCCCAGACTAAAGCACAAGAAGCACTAGATGCAGCTAAAGAGGCTAAATCTTCTATTGTTACTCCTACTGTTGATATCACTGTCGGACAAGAAGGCGATATCAAAGTCAACAATAAAGACACTGGTGTAAAAGTCGTTACCCCAGAAACTGTTGGTAATGAAGTAGGTAAAGCACTAGGCTCTGAAGATGCAAGTTCTAAAATCCTCAAAAAACAAATTGAGGCAACTGCATCAGAACAAACCCTAAAACCACAACTTAAAGTTGCACTCGAATCAAGCATCTTCTACATCGAGGACGCACTGACAGAAGAGCTACGCAACAAAGTTATGTCTCGTTACTACGAACCTCTGGATAAGAAAGAAGAAGGCAAACGAGATGCGAAAGAAATTGTTCGCCTGATCCAAGCCTGGTATGACAAACTCCCTTCTCACTCATACATCTCTTCTCGCGGCGGCGTATTCCCATTTACCAAAAACAAGGGTTACAGACCAGAATACTACGGTGCAGATAACCGTTCTATTAAACGCAATGGTAACGACCCACAAACAATGGTAGTTCACGGTCAACAACCATGTATCTCTTTCTACAAATCTATCGGCAATAAATTTGATTTTAAACTAGCCAAGTTTATTATCGAAGAAATGGGCCAAGACGCATTCCACCTTTGCGGCGATTCAGTAGATAACGAAATCATCCACGGCGGTACAATTACCAGTCGTGCCTATATGGAATTCGGCTACAAAAAAGGTGCAGACCGAGACAAAATGCTCTTCCCTCCTATCGATGGGTGGACTAAAGAAGCTCCTCACATCGGCACTGGTTGCGGCGATAAAGGCACAGCAGAAGCAGGTTTCAACACTACTACCCAACGCCACGACATTGCCGGTTATATGAACAACGGCTATGAAGCGCAAGATATCCAACAACCGGACGATTTCGACGAAGCTAAAATCATGGAATTGCTCCGAGCTGGTTCATCTCTACGCTTCCGTAGTGCAGGTGGATACTTCAACGCTCAAGGCAAATCAGAATTCCCACAAGCAGATGGTACTACCTCTCCTAAATGGGGAACTTGGCGTGGTGGTCAACATGGTAGCCGTGCATATGGCTGGCGCCTATTCGGTACTCGTAATACTGTAGTCCGTTACTTCGACGTTCGCGGTTTGACTGGTGGTGCAATTAACTGTGGTCTATATGGCACTCCAATGGGTGAAGCAGTTGATGCTCGTGACTCAGAAGCTGCATTTAAAGCTGGTATCGTAGCAGTTAATACCAAAATCACTGGCGGTTACTTTACACACAACTACACTTGCGGCGTAGAATGTATCCGTGCATCTGGCTTTGAATTGACAGGCATCTATGCTCCTGACTCTGTAGTCGGACACCCTGATGCTCACCTTGAACATGCTCGTGGTATTGGCGGCGGTACTTCCCTAGACCCAGGCTACCAACAATGTACTTCTCGTTACTTGCCAATGGATAACATCTTTATCCACGGTAACGTATTCGGCCGCGGTATGCGTAAAGTCATGGACATTCACACCGGTAACAACGTTCGAATCATCAACAATAAAGGCGAGGCCCAATACTACGGCGTATCGACCGTAATCGAAGAACTCTTCGCTGGTAAACTTATCGACAACAAAGACCGCAACAGTAAAGACATTGCAGATCCTCATTCGTTCTACTATCAAGATAGCAACATCGAGGTTCGCGGCAACACTATTCTTTCTGGTCAGTTTGGTTTGCATCCTATCAACGGCGCAAAAGGTGTTAAATTCCGTCGTGACGGTAAGAAATGGTGGTTACGTTGTCATCAGGTCTGGGCAGATAACGTCGTATACGCTCCTCGTGGTATCCAATGTAACTTCGGTCATAACCACTTCCTGATTGAGAACAACCAATTTACCTTTGCTCTTCCATTTGGCGAGTTCTGGGGTATGCGTTCTATCTCCGGTTTGACTATTACAAACCAAGGCTCTGGTTATACTACTCCTCCTAACGTCATTATCGAGGGTGGCGGTCCAGAGGCGTTTGGTGCTAAAGCCTCAGCCAAGATCAAAGATGGCAAAGTTATTGAGCTCAAACTAGACCGTATGGGTAGCCGTTATTCAGAAGTTCCTACTATTCGTATTGAAGGCGGCGGCGGTGAAGGTGCAACAGCAACTGCATCTATTAACACTGCAACCTATGGTATGCTTGTAGGTGCTGAACCACAATACGGCGAAATGCTCGGATGTGTTATCGCTAAGAACTGGGTACAAAACTCTCCAGAAGGCAACTTCGCGCGTCAAATCGTTATTGGTCGACTAAGAGGTTCAAGCTTCATCTCCAACTACACTGACGTAACTCCATTCTCAAGTGTAGAAAAAGGTAAACTTCCATTCGGTGATCCATACATCTCCGTCTCTATGAAGTATCGAGATGGCTTGCAAAGTATGGGTTTCTACGGCGGTTCCCTGGATAGCTGCGAAGTCTTCGGTAACTATGAATACAACCAGCTGACTCAAAGCCTAAACGCATGGACTGGCAAAAACGTTAATAGTGACTCTCATAAAAACTACATGCCTACCAACTACCAGGCTGCAGCAAACGTAGCAGAGATTGCTAAACTTGCGGCCAAGATTTTCGAACTTGAGAAGAAACTTGCAGCGGCTCCAGCCACTCCTGCTCCTACTCAACCTCCGGCAGCTCCAGCACCAGCAACATCTGAAAACCAGCCAGCAGCAACACCTGCTCAACCTGCGGGAACTGAAACGACTCAGAATCCTCCAGCATCAGGAGAAGCTACTCAAAATCAACCAGCATCAGGAGAAGCTACTCAAAATCAACCAGCTACACCAGTAGCACCTGCTCCGGCGGTAGAGAGTCCTCAACCAGCAGAAGTAACACCAGGTGAAGCAACAGCCCTAGATTTCTCTGAATTAGCAGCAACTGCAGAAACAGCAGAGTCTGGACACATCAAGCTGAAAAGCATCAACTCTTCTCCTAGAGGCGGCGAACCAGAAAACTGGGCCGGTCCGGTAAAAGAATTTGATGGCCATAAAGCTATGATCACTTCACACTCAGACGGCAAGGGCTTCCGCTTCTTAGAAACAGAAGGCTTTACAGCTAAAGCTGGTGAAGACAGAGCTATCGTTCTTCCATTCAGACAATCAAGAGGCGGCTCAACAGGTTCTGCATTCTCACTCTCTGTATTGAAAGATACTTCAGTTCTTGCTCCGGCACTTATCTCTACCAATGAAGAAGCTGGCTTCAAACTGCGTCATTACGCTGGTGTTAAAATCAACGGTAAGGATATTGACCCGAACAAACTTTACGAGTATGATAAATGGTATGTCGTCACTATTGTAATTAAAGCTGGCGTAGACTTCAACAAAGTTAGATTCGGTGCAAACCAACATGCTAACTCTGTCAGATTCGTAGCAGTAGGTTCAGGTATCGAGTTTATTGAAGGTAACACTTCTAAGGCTGATGAAAAAGCAACAGCACTTATGACTCAATACGGCGTAGCCCAATAAGGACTAAAGATGGAAAAAGAATTACTTCTTTCCCAAATCGAAGAGC